GACAACTATGAGCACGACATGAACAACATCAAGCAGTCTGAGTACTACGAGCACGACACGGTCTATAGGGCGCTTGTCAGTCACGTTACCAAGCCGCGGCTCGAGTCTCACGGTCCGTCATGGCCTAAGTACATGTCGGAACAGGATTCCGCTTCGGTCCTGCACAACTGCAGGTGGTTCTATGAGACCTTCTATCCGGAGCTATTGACCAGCAGGTAACTCGCCATGAAGAGCCTTGACGCCAACTTCCACGACAACGACGTCGACTCGGCATACGTCATCACCCTGAAGGGCAACAAGACTTCAGAAGAGCTCACCGCTCGGTGTGTCGAGTCACTTCAGTCAGTCGGCCAAAAGTTCACTCTATGGCAGGGCTTTGACGGCGTTAACGGCAGACCAGAGATTCCAGAGCACCTAAAGGGAATTCCACACCTGCTTTGGCCAAAGCTGATCACTGAGAAGCTCTCGTGGGCGCAGGTGGCATGCTTCATGAGTCACTACAGCTTGTGGTGCCGGTGCCTCACGGTCGATAAGCCGATAGTCATCCTCGAACACGACGCCATCATGGTCAAGCCGTATCTGATGCACAGACTGTTCAACTCCATAGTATATCTCGGCTCTATAGAGCAGACTCGCGGTCAGCCGGTCTACGCGACTCCGCCGCACGCCAGTGACCAGAGAGGCAGGCTCAGGAGCTTGTGCAGAGCCCATGCATACGCCATAGATCCAGCGGTCGCCAGGTCTCTAGTCTCGTACACAATAAAGCATGGGATCTACGAGAGCCTGGACATGTATGTGAGAGCCGAGCTGTTTCCCATGAGTCAGTTCGACGTGTACGCGTACGACCTCAGGGGTGAAACCACAGTCAGAGGATTGGACAATTGTCAACAGTCGAAGTACTTACCGTAGAGAAGCGCCTCCCGGTCTTCACGGTAGATATAAGCTCTCACTTGGACGCCATAGAGGCCGCAAAGCTAGCCATACAGCAGGAGCAAGAGCGGTACCCGATCTCCATGGAGAGCAACGTGAAGGCTAAATATGTGAGCGGTTGGTCAAGCCACATATTCAATCAGAACTTCATGCCGCTGGTCGACTTGACTCTATCCTGTGTGAAGTTCATATCCAGAGACTACTTCAAGGTCGACTTGGACTTCATGTGCTACAACTGCTGGGGCGCTCACTACGGACCTGGCGACCACACCGACCGACACTATCACTACCCCAGCGACTTTGCTGCAGTCGCTTATCTGGAGATAGCAGAGGGCGCTGCGCCGATCATATTCGAGGACACACTGACGGTGACGCCAAAGACCGGCACACTGCTGGTGTTCCCTGGCATCCTCTACCACGAGGTGCCGAAGACCATCGCTGAGAGGCTAGTGGTCGCTATGAACATTGACAGAAAGGAGGAAAGATGAGTAACAGACTGAGGGACCTCCACTGCAGGTTCCAAGATGCAGACTACGATGACGATATCGTGGGCATCATGCTAGCTCTTATCAATCTGGAGAAGTGGTGCCAGGAAGAGGAAGCGGCAGAGCCACTTCTTGTTCTGGAGGATCCCAAGGATCCAGATAGGTTCCACAAGATGCAGCCGCACTTTCCAGCCATGAAGTACAGGAAGACTGCTCGACAGGTGCTTGCCGGAGTATGCAAGGAAGAGGACAAGGGTCTCCTAGTGCACAACCTGCACGCCACAGTACTTGCCATCGCGTACATATACCACATGCCAGTCGCCGTGATGGTCGAGATGGCAAGGAAGGGTGATGTCACCAGAGAGCAAGTTCTGCAAGCCCTGCTCGACGACGGCATGAGCACCAACCTACCCAAGGATCCATCAGGCAAGGACTTCTCGGCGCTCTATCTATGAGCAAGTGCATCCACGTAGTCAACATCGGTAACTACCTGCCAGAAGTCTGGTCGGTGACCTATCCTCGGATCAAGCGCTATGCAGATCGAATAGGCGCCGACCTGAACTTGATCACGCAGAGGAAGTATCCCGACTGGAACATCCTGTATGAGAAGCTCCAGGTCTACAGGGACGGCGCTGGCTATGACTGGAACCTACTGCTCGACGTCGACATCTTGATCCACGCCAAGTTTCCCGACTTCACTACTCTCTGTCATCCATACCACGTGGGGTTCAACGACAACTTCCACGCCAGTGAGTTCTTCGACACAGAGCGCAATATATACTTCAAGAGGGACGGCAGGAACGTAGGCATCGCCACCAATGCAGTCATCGCTTGTCGCCACACCCACGACCTGTTCCGACCGCTTGACTACACCGCCACAGAGGCAAAGTCGTTCCTGCTCCACAAGAAGAGTCACGTCGACGAGTTTGCCTTCTCAGAGAACCTAGCCAGGTTCGGACTCAAGTACAACGGCATCACGTGGGAAGACTGGCAGAGATACTACTTCGTGCACCTGGGCACGGGGGTGAGCCTGCAGGCGACCATGGACCAGATGGATTCGGTATTGAATAGATGGAGAAGTGATGGAACCGAAAGTTGAGAGGTCTTGCGGCGACTGCAACGAGTGCTGCAAGTGGCTTCAGTACGAGGTGTTCGGTCGCCGCAAGTTCCCCGGGAGACCCTGTCACTACCTAGGAAAGAACTGCACCATTCACGAGCACAGACCTCAGTCGTGCAGGGACTACTGGTGTGGATATATCCAAAACATAGTGCCCGAGTGGATGAAGCCATCAGAGTCCAAGGTGCTTGTCAACATAGAGGGCTGGGGTCCCAACAAGAGCAAGCCCATGCTGCGAGTCGTCGAGTGCGGTCAGAAGATGGAGTCCAAGTACCTGTCCTGGCTCGTGCAGAACTGGCTTGAGACCGGCATGCCAGTCATCTACCAGCTTGACGGCGTGTGGAACTATCTCGGTGACAAGGAGTTCATGGAGTGGTTCAAGGAGTACAACCCCATGACGCAGGACCTCAAGCGGGGATGAGAAGCACCGCGTTCATGATCAGTGGTGGGGCGGGGAGAGTCATAACGGCTATTCCCGCTCTAGAGAAGTATGCAAGACTCAATCCCAATGATGACTTCAAGGTCATCGTGCATGGGTGGGAGAACCTGTACTGGAACCACCCGCTCCTGCAGCCCAGAACATACGGCATAGGTCAGAAGGGCATCTTTGACCTGGTGATCAAGGACAGGGAGCTCAAAGCCCCAGAGCCCTACCACCGGTGGAGCTACTACAACCAGAGGAAGTCCCTGGTGGAGGCGTTCGACGAAGAGATCAACCAGACCGATGACCACTCGGATCTAGCTCAGCCTAAACTATACCTACACTCGAACGAGGTCGCGACCGCACAAAAGCTCATCGAGGAAGCCAGGCGAGCCAAGGGCAAGAGCAAGTTCGTTGTGTTTCAGCCCTATGGGTCCGGCATTCAAGTAGTCAACGGCAGACCTACGGACACCACAAGCAGGAGCCTCGACGTCGACGATGCACTTGAATTGGGCAGGATGCTATCGGAGAAGGCTGCAGTCCTGTACTTCGGACCCAACGACTACATTCACCCCAAGGACAACTTCATGCTCAATGGTAAGGGCATGAATGCAGACCTCAGGTTCTACATGGCTATGATATCTCAGTGTGACTACTTTGTCGGTGTCGACTCAGTTGGTCAACACATGGCTAGATCGTTTAATCGGTCAGGAACCATTATAATGGGGTCCACGTTCGAAGTCAACGTAAGTTATCCCAAGCACTTCAAGTTCTACAGGAATAAGTCCGTTCAGGTAGCTTACAACCCCATCCGCATAGGCGGGCCCGACTGTGAGTTTGCCGACAGGCTCAACGACGGCGCCATGAAGTTCACGAGGGAACAACTGAAAGAAATTGCAAGTGCCGTATGACCTATACGAGTTTCACCAGCTCAACGGCTACCAATCTGCGTTTATCAAGAGAGCGCATTGACATGAACACCATGAAGCTACCCAGGATCCTGAAGCCCTTCTACTGCAGGGAGCTTGTTCGTCTGGGCAAGGACTACGACGGCGGGTATCTGGTCAACTACAGCGACGTGATTGCAACCACCAGACTGCTGAGCTTGGGCATCGGGCCCGACAACTCGTACGAGGTAGACTTCTTTCGGTTGAACCCGTGCCAGATGGATGCCTACGACGAGCAAGCAAAGGTCGACGAATCCTTCTTCATAGACGGCAAGCGCCTACACAAGCAGAACGTCAAAGGATCTATAGATGACATCTTGCATGGCAGCAACGTGTTCTTGAAGTGCGACATAGAGGGAGACGAATACGGTCTGCTAGACTCGCTTATAGCGAACACGCGAAGATTTACTGGCATGGTCATAGAGTTCCACGACGTAAATCAGCCCGACAAGTTTGACCAGATAGCAAACTTCATCGGCAAGGTCGACCAGAAGCTAGTTCACGTGCACGCAAACAACAACTCGTACATCGAGACGCCAGAGCAGTTCATACCGAGCTGTCTGGAGCTTACGTTCTCGTCCGCACAGAACGTGTTCTATAGAGATGTAGAGATGCCACACCCACTCGACATGCCTAACGAGAAGTCGAGGTTAGAGTTCAAGCTGGTGTTCCCGTGATCATACCTCGCAAGATACATATATCATGGAAGACGAAGGACCTACTGCAGTCTGAGTCGAGGTTTGTCAGGAACTGCATAGGCAGACTGGTGCAGCTGTCGCCCAACTGGACTGTAGAGATAAGCGACGATGGCGACCTTGATGACTACCTCAGGGTTAAGCTCGACGCGAGTGACTACTCTAGATTGAAGCACTGCCATCCAGTTGTAAAGTCAGACGTGTGGAGGCTGATTAAGCTGTATGAGGAGGGCGGTCTATACGTCGACATAGATAGACTGTGCAATGTCTCGCTCGATAGCGTGATTGATCACAAAGCAATGATGGTTCTTCCCATCTGCGCAGGGCGTGATTTCTCTCACGACTTCATGTGCAGCGCACCGGGCAATCCCATCTTCACTACAGCGCTGGGGCTCAACCTAAAGAGGAGAGCTGAAGGATCCAACAACACGTATTTCCTGGGACCGCAGACATACTTCCATGCGGTGACTATCAACCTGCTCGGTGAGATGGTCGACATAAATCCGGGCGAGCAAGCGTTTGGGTTGATTCGAAAGCGGATAAGCGAGTGCGGCTTCATCCAGACTTATGATGAGGTGCCGCCCTATGACACTATACTGTATCGCCCCGAGCTGGATCAGATAGACCACGAGTTCGAGAAGAGACAGTTCTACAGAGAGTTTAAGTTAAAGCATTGGACAGGAGATTGGTGATGAAGGTTTTGATTATGGGTCTACCGGGGTCGGGCAAGACGACTCTGGCTGGAAAGCTTGTGGAAGAGCTAGAGCTCCTGGGATCCAAGGTTCGGTGGCACAACGCGGATTCGGTCCGCAGCATGTTCGACGACTGGGACTTCTCGGACGAGGGCAGGACTCGCCAGGCCATCCGCATGGGTGACTACGGCACCAAGGACAAGAGCGAGGGATACGTCTCCATCTGTGAGTTCGTGTGCCCGACAAGGAAGCTCAGGGACGTGTTTGCGGAGAGAGGTGAGCCCGACTACGTGATCTGGCTGGACACCATCACTGCTGGTCGCTTTGAGGACACCAACAAGATCTTTGAGGCACCCACGCAGTGCGACTACAGGATCCGAAGCGTCGACGCTGATGGCTGGGCAAAGCTCATTGCAGCCGACATTGCAGCTGGCAGAAAGCCAGAGCGCTTTGATCCTAGGAAGCCTACAGTCCAGATGTTAGGAAGGTGGCAGCCATGGCACCCGGGCCACCAGGCGCTCTTCGAGAGAGCTCTTGCAAAGACTGGGCAGGTCTGCATCATGATTCGTGACTGCCAGGGATGGAACGACTCCAACCCGTTTGACCCGGTCAACGTTGAGCAAAGGATCCATGCCGCACTCGGACTTAAGTACTTCGGCAAGTATACCGTGATGGTAGTTCCCAACATCGTGAACATCACCTACGGCCGTGATGTTGGATACAAGATCGAGCAGGAGGTGTTCGACGAGGCCATCCACTCCATCTCCGCCACAAAGATCAGACAGGAGATGGGACTCTCCTAGTTTTATAAATAGTGCAAAACTCGGAGTGAGTGTAGATGGCGCAGAAAGTAAACATAGTCATCGACCAGGGAACTACCTTTAATACGTCCTTTACGATCCTGACTGACAACGGCGATCCCATAGACTTTACCAACTATACGGCTCAATCCCAGTTGAGGAAGTCGTACTCGTCGTCGACGTCGTTTGCGTTCGGTGTTACCCTTACGTCGCTGGGTGTGGTAGCGCTGTCCATGAATGCTGCCACCACTGGATCCATCACCGCCGGAAGATACGTGTACGACGTCGAGTCGGTGGATCAGTCAGGCACGGTGATCAGGTTGGTTGAAGGAATAGTGACTGTAACTCCACAAGTCACAAGGTAGGATTCGGTGTCACTCACTGCTGTAATCCGAGTAAAGCAATCTAATGGCGTAATCGTATCGGCTTATGCAGGTCAGCCTATAATTAAGGTTGTGCCGTCACCGACCTTTACAGTGGTACAGTCTCAAGCTACTGAAGGTCCAAGCATATCAAGCGTGGTTCAAAGTTACCAGCAAATAATCATCCCTGGACAGTCTACAACTCCGACACTCACAAACCAAGCTATCAGCGATCTCTCAAACTACTCTAACACGGAAGTTGTCCTCGGGTTTGTCAATACAGCATATTCAAATTCGATCGCGTTTGTAGAGACCAACTACACCAACAGCTCTTCTCTGCAGTTGTCTTCTCTCAATGACGTCAGCGCTAATACAAGGGCTAACAACGACACCCTTGTGTTTGATACGGCGCAGAATAAATACATATCAAAAGCAATAGATATTGACGGGGGTAACTTCTAGTATGTCCAATCGGATTCAGATCAAGAGAAGCGCTACCGCAGCAGTCCCGGAATCGCTCGCAAACGGCGAGCTTGCCTTTACATCAAACGGCAATGTCCTGTACATCGGCAGTCCTAACGGATCGGTGGTAGGAATCGGCGGCGCTAGATTCCCTGGTACACTTACTGCCAACCAAGCACTTGTGGCTAACTCGACCAGCGGCATCAACGAGATCCGAGTCGGCACGGCAAATGTGGGAGCCGTTTTTGCCAACGGCGGTCTAGGTACTAGTGGTCAAGTACTCACCTCAAACGGCTCTGGAGTATACTGGGCACCCTCGGGTGGCACCGGTACAGTCACGTCTGTTGCTACTGGTAGCGGCCTGACCGGTGGGGCAATAACTTCATCGGGTACCATTTCGGTTCTGGCTAATAACGGCATAGTGGCTAACTCTACGGGTCTATTCGTCAATCCGGGCACTGGAGTCACAGTCAACTCCTCCGGTGTACACATCGGACAGGCTGTAAGTACTACAGATTCTGTGACGTTTGGCACTCTGTCCGTTACAGGTAATGCTGCCCTCGGTGACGCGATTGCTGATATCGTGTCCATCCGCGGATCCGTCAACACAGACATCATGCCATCCGCCAACGTCACCTATGGCCTAGGCAACAACACTGTTCGCTGGTCGCAGGTGCACGTCGCTAACGTACACGGTGTGACCGGTAACTTTGACGGCAGCGTGCAGATCAGCGGCAACCTAACTGTACTTGGCACCACGTTTACCGTGAGCGCCAACACCCTGATTGTCGACGACCCGCTTCTGCACCTAGCTGCAAACAACACCTCGGCCGACCTTCTAGACATAGGCTTCTTTGGCTCATACAACGCGGGATCCGGTGAGATCTACACCGGTCTATTCAGAGATCAGACTGATGACGTGTACAAGCTATACACCGGACTCAGCCAGGAGCCAGGGTTCACCGTCAATACAGCTGCGGCGGGCTTTACCATAGCCACCCTGCAGGCATACCTTGCATCTGGAGCCCTGACTACAAATGCAACGACCATAGCCATCACCGCGAACGCGAGTGTTAACGTAGCCATAGTAGCCAATACCCTCACCCTCACTACAGCTCTAGCGGGCAACAGCGGCGGCACGGGGAGGACTACATCCACCAACAATGCACTGCTGGTGGGTAACACCACCAACGGCTACAACCAGCTGACTCTAGGAGCCGACGGACTAGTACTCCAGTCAAACGGAACTGCCTTGGTCTATGATACGCTGGATGGTGGCTCTTTCTGAACCTGATTGGTGTTTTAATATGACCGAAAAGCACGTCGTTGATACGTATCTCTCCAAGCAAGAGGGACTAGTAGTAGAGTTCATCAGAAGAACTCTTCAAGCTGAAACTAAGATTGCAGTGCTGGAATCGGCGCTGCTGGAGTCAGGCAAGAAAGCAGAAGTCCTTAAAGAACAGCTCGAAAGAGCAGAGGAGACCTTGAACCAAAGTCTAGTGGGACTTAAGGCCTTAACTGTCGAGCGAGACGAACTGTCAACCAAGGTCAAGAGCTTGATGCTGAATCTAAACGACTGCTTGGTAGAGAAGTCAAAACTGTCAGAGCTCACAGCACTCAAGGCTGAAAATGAAACGATCAAGTCAAACTACGAGTTGGTGTGCGCCGAGTTGACCAAGCTACAGAGCAACAATAGCCCTTCCCCCAAGTATCCGGAGAAGAAAGCTCATAAGAAAGCAGCAAAGTTAGAGTGGTCGGATGGCGAATAACAGGTTTCAGCACAAGAGAAGCACGGTATCGGGTGTAGTCCCCACTACTGGTGACCTGTCTCCAGGTGAGTTGGGCATCAACCTATCCGACAGAAAACTCTTTACTGCTAATGCTACTGCAGTGTTTGAACTTGGATCAAATCTGGTCAACCTATCAGTTACTGGAAATCTAACTATAAACGCGGTGGTGGCCAACGGCGGCTTGGGTACAAGCGGTCAAGTCTTGACCTCCAATGGAGCCGGTGTGTACTGGTCTACCGTGTCTGGTGGGGGCGGGTCTACGCAAACGCTAGATGCATTTCTTTTAATGGGAGCATAGAATGCCTACAGCCTATAAGGTATTGGGTCAATCTGCGCCCGCTGCCAACACCCTCACTACGCTATACACCGTGCCTTCCAGCACAACCACTGTCTGCTCGACGCTTGCAATCGCCAATCGAGGCACGTCTACCTTCTTCAGAATAGCCATCAGGCCTGCAGGAGCGTCTATTGCAAACTCGCATTACATCGCGTTTGATACAGTGATAAGCCAGTACGACAGCATCTTTTTGACTCTAGGCATCTCCTTGGCGACCACCGATGTGGTTTCTGTGCAAGCCGCAACAGCCGACGTATCGTTTTCTTTGTTTGGTGCTGAGGTTACCTGATGTCCACCCGTAACATTTTGGGATCTGGAGCACAAGCGAAGCGGGTAAACACCTACAGACTACCTGAAGCCACGCCCGTCAATACTCCATGGGTGCGAAATCCTTCCTGGCGAGCCCTTACAGCAGTGGGCGATTCTGAACAGGCATTCCGCGGACTGATGGCGGTTCACACCAACAGTTCGTTCGTAGCATTTAGTGCAGCAGGCGCTTATACAGTCGACTGGGGCGACGGCACCACAGAAAACTACACCTCCGGCGCTACTGCACTGAAGCTCTACGACTTCAATGATGCGGATCTAAACGGTACAGATGCTCCAGTCACACTGACTGATACAGGTGACCTAGTGGGTCGGACTGCTCACGGCTACAGCAACAACATGACTGTTCAATTCTACAACATAGTCACCACGACGGGCTTGAGTCGAGGGCAAGTTTACTACGTGATCAATGCAACCGCTGATACATTTCAAGTGTCCACTACTGTCGGTGGATCTGCGGTTGCGCTCACCAACAACGGCTCTGCCACACTGCTGCCCTACAAGCAAGCCATCATCACAGTGACTCCGCAGGCGGGTCAGAATCTCACCGCCATGAACTTAAATGTCAGGCACACGCAGAGCGGTTTATCAGCATATGAAGCCGGGTGGTTGGACATCGAAGTGGGAAGCCCAAACTTTTCGACAACCGGGCTGATCATTTCATCGGACTCTACTACCATAAACGTCAATAAAAACATGTGTGAGAGGGTGGCGGTTAGAAACTTCGGCGGCACGACTACCTTGGCGCATCGTTTTAGGAATATGAGAAGGTTGCGTGAATTGGTGTTTGCCAGTACTGCTTCTGTTACCAGTACTGAATCCATGTTCAACAGTTGCTTTGGGCTCACCTCGGTATCTCTATTCAACACTGCATCAGTTACCACCATGCTCGGTATGTTCAGCAATTGCTTTTTACTCACGTCGGTGCCTCTATTCAACACATCTGCTGTTACTACCATGAACACCATGTTTTCTGCTTGCAGTGCTCTCACTACGGTGCCGCTATTCAATACAGCATCAGTTACTAATGTGTCCAGTATGTTCACCGGTTGTTCCGCACTCACCACAGTACCGCAGTTCAATACAGTAGCAGTCAGTGATATGTCCACCATGTTCAACAGTTGCCGTGCTCTCACTACGGTGCCGCTATTCAATACAGCATCAGTTACTAATGTGTCCAGTATGTTTATAAATTGCGGTGCACTCACGTCGGTACCTCTATTCAACACAGCATCAGTTACTAATATGAACAGCATGTTCAGCGGTTGCTCATCACTCACCACAGTGCCGCTATTCAATACAGCATCAGTTACTAATATGTCCAGTATGTTTATAAATTGCGGTGCACTCACCACAGTGCCGCAGTTCAACGTTGCTGCTGTTACTAATATGAACAGCATGTTCAGCGGTTGCTCATCACTCACCACAGTGCCATTGTTTAACATTAGAACAACCGGCGCTAGTGTAAGCATGGCCACCATGTTTAACGGTTGCCGTGCTCTCACCACAGTGCCGCTATTCAATACGGTAGTCGTTAACGATATGTCCAATATGTTCAACGGTTGCATATCACTCAAGTCGGTACCTCTGTTTAACACCGCGGCTGTTACTAATATGTCCAGCATGTTCAGCGGTTGCTCATCACTCACTACAGTGCCTTTGTTTAACACAGCATCAGTTCTTGACATGTCCGCCATGTTTAGCGGTTGCGCCGCACTCACTACAGTACCGCTATTCAATACAGCATCAGTTACTGCCATGAACGCAATGTTCAACAATTGCTTTGCGCTCACTACAGTGCCTCTGTTTAACACCGGTGCTGTTATTAATATGAACAGCATGTTTAGCGGTTGCGCCGCACTCACTACAGTACCGCTATTCAACACCGCGGCTGTTACCTCAATGAACGCAATGTTCAACAATTGCACCAGTCTTCAATCTGTGCCTGCACTTGTAACGACAGCGGTGACATCTAGTGCTGGTTTTTCCATTATGTTTAACTCATGTTCTTCCCTATCAAGGGTAGAGGCTAGAAACTTCAGATTTACCTTCTCATTAGTTAGCTGTAAGTTGTCTGCGGCTGCACTAGATGAAATCTACACAAATCTGCCCTCAGTTACGGGGCAGACCATTACAGTTACTGGCAACTGGGGAACAGTGACAGACAATCCGGCAATTGCACAAGCCAAGGGCTGGACGGTAACGGGATAACATCATGCAAGACACATCAGGGTTCTACAAGTTGGACGGAGAGCTGCTGTATGCACCCAACTTTGTTTTGGGTCCATATCAGGCGTACTCTCTCCACAAGCAAACACACTCTGAGAACGAGTATCCCATCGACGGATGGTTCTGGTTCGACTCAGAGCAAGAAGCTAAGGCTTACTTTGGCATTCCATATGAGCTCAGCGAGAGCACGGATCAGTCAGAATAAATAGTCAAAAATGCAGGAATAGTATCTGATGGCACTTCCTACAACAAGAGCGACATTCAAGGAGTATTGCCTGAGGAACCTCGGCAAGCCCGTTATTGAGATCAACGTCGACGACGACCAGGTCGATGACAGGATCGACGAGGCTCTGAGCTACTACTGGGACTATCACTTTGACGGCTCGGAGAAGATCTTCTATCGCTATCAGGTGACCGCCCAGACGAAGATCGACAGGTATGTGCCAGTCCCAGAGAACGTAATCGGCGTGATCAACCTGTTTCCCATCGGTCAGGGACTCAATACGAACAACCTGTTCAACATCAGGTACCAGATTGCGCTGAATGACCTGTACACGCTCACGTCGGTGTCGATGGTGCCCTACTACATGGCGCTGACTCACGTTCAGTTCCTCGAGCAGATGCTAGTCGGTCAGCAGCCCCTGCGCTACAACAGGCACGTGAACCGCCTGTACATCGACATGGACTGGAGCATCATCAACGAGGGCGACTACATCATCGCTGAGGCTTACCAGATTGTGGATCCCACCGTGTATTCAGATGTGTGGAAGGACCGTTGGCTCCTAAGGTATGCGTCGTGCCTGATCAAGCAGCAGTGGGGTACCAACCTGAAGAAGTTCCAGGGTATGCAGATGCCAGGCGGCTTGACGTTCAACGGTCAGCAGATATACGACGAGGCGACTCAGGAGAGACAGCAGCTAGAGTCCGAGATGATCTTCTCCTACAGCTTGCCTGCAACCGACATGATCGGATAGTGCGGTGGCAACCAACTTCTATTTCCGCAACTACGATGCATCCAACGAGCAAGACCTCCTCCACGACCTGATCATCGAGTCGATCAAGATCTACGGCGAGGACATGTACTACGTGCCTCGTGAGCTGAAGCGCTATGACAGGCTGTTCGGCGAGGACGACATCTCTGAGTACAACAGAGCTATCTTTGTCGAGTTCTACATCAAGTCGGTGGACGGCTTCACCGGCGACGGCAACTTCATGTCAAAGTTCGGCCTGCAGATCAGGGACCAGGCGGTGTTCTCCATAGCGCAGAGGGTGTTCTCAGCTGAAGTCGCCGCTCTGACTGGACAGACAAGGCCCAACGAAGGCGACTTGATCTACTTCCCGCTGAACCAGAAGTGCTTCAAGATCATGTACGTGAAGAAGCAGGAGTTCTTCTACCCAATGGGCACCCTGCCCACGTGGGAGATTACAGTCGAGCTGTTCGAGTACGGCAGTGAGAGGATGAACACGGGCATTCCAGAGATCGACAGGCTGCAGTCTGAGTTCTCCATGAACATCCTAGACTACGCCCTGAGGGACGAGAGCGGAAACATCCTACTAGATGAGTCCGAGAACGTCATCGTAGACGAGAAGTACAACCTGGCGACACTCAATCCCGCTTCTGACAATGACGCCATCCAGGAAGGCACCGATAACTTCCCGCTTGGATCCAACGACTTTGTGGACTTCACAGAGCGCAATCCCTTTGCGGAGAATAACTACTGATGTTCTCCACCACGCCCTTCTACCACAACCTGATCCGCAAGTACATCATCACGTTCGGTACTCTGTTCAACAACATCTACATAGACCGAACTGACAAGAACGGAAACAAGGTCTCTACAATCAGGGTGCCGATCACGTATGGTCCCAAGGACAAGGCGCTGACTCGTGTCTTCCAGGATCCCAACATCGACAGACCGACAGCTACCTATCCGCTGCCGATGATGACGTTTGAAATGACTGGATTCGACTACGACGGCACCAGAAAATTGCAGACAATCAATAGAAATGCGTACAACAGCTCAGACAAGGCCAAGAGAAAGTACCAGTACAACCCGGTGCCATACAACATCGGGTTCCAACTAAGCATCCTAGTCAAGAATGCCGAGGACGGTACAAAGATCGTGGAGCAGATCCTGCCCTACTTCACGCCAGACTGGACGGTGACTGCTCTCCTGATTCCAGAGATGGACATCAAGCACGACATACCAGTGGTGCTGAACCGAGTCAACCTCGACGACGTGTATGAGGGTGAGTTTACTGAGAGGCGGTCCATGATCTGGACACTCGACTTCACTCTGAAGGGATACCTATACGGACCAGTCAAGTCTACGAAGGTCATCAAGTACTCCATCACCAACCTGTACGACGAGATCGACAGGACCGCTGACCCGGTAGCCAAGATAGATATCCAACCGGGACTACTTGCCAACGGCTCGCCCACGTCGAACTCGTCTCTCTCGATTCCGGTGGATGAGATCGTAGCGACGGACGACTTCGGCTTCGTGATAGATATAGATGATCCTCTAGGCCCACAGCAATGACAGACGATGAATCACCCATTGACAAGGCTTTTGACCTGGCGCCCATGGGCAACCAGTCGACCGCTCTATCGACAATCATAGCCAAAGCGCACGACGACTCTGCCCGAGAGGACTTCACCTTTGCTCGGGCCAACGTCAGAGATGTTGTGGAGAACGCCAACGACGCCATAGCAAAGCTGGCAATCATAGCGGACCAATCACAGAACCCCAGGGCGTTCGAAGTGCTTGCCAAGCTCATGGACACGGCCGTGGTCGCCAGCAAGCACCTCCTTGAGCTCCAAAAGGAGATCAGGACCATCGACAAGGCCGATGTACCCCACGATGAGGCGGCAAAGTCCGTCACCAACAACCTGTTTGTCGGAAGCACCGCAGAGTTGAGCAAGATGCTTCAGTCAATGAAGGACAAGGGACAATAGAGCTTTATCACTCTGTCACTAGACATTATACCGTGATCCGGACGAAAGTCAACTAACTATGTCAGCTGCGGATATTCCGAACTTTAAAAGCTACCTCGGCAACCCGAACCTAAAGCGCTCGGGCGTTGGAGTAAACTGGACCCCAGAGATGGTCCAGGAGTACATGAAGTGCTCTACAGACATCGTGTACTTCGTGAAGACCTACATGAAGATCGTGAACGTCGACCGCGGCTTGATCAACTTCGAGCCGTATGACTACCAGATCGAGATGCTCAAGGCGATGTCCGAAGAGCGCTACACCATCATCGCCACGTCTCGTCAGTCGGGCAAGTCGACCACCACCTGCGCGTACATCCTCTGGTACATCCTGTTCCAGCCGGACAAGACCGTTGCTCTGCTGGCAAACAAGGCTGAGACTGCCCGAGAGATTCTCAGCAGGATCCAGCTCGCGTACGAGCACCTGCCGAAGTGGCTGCAGCAGGGCGTGGTCGAGTGGAACAAGGGCTCGTTTGTACTAGAGAACAACAGCCGCGTGCTCGCCACCGCTACGTCATCCAATAACATTCGCGGCTTCTCGATCAACCTGCTGTTCATTGACGAGGCTGCGTTCATCGAGAACTGGGACACATTCTTTACCTCAGTGTATCCTACGATCTCATCCGGTAAGTCGACTCAGATCATCCTGGTGTCCACGCCGAACGGGCTCAACCACTTCTACAAGACCTGGCAGAATGCCCAGGAGGGCAGAAACGGGTACAGAGCCATCAAGGTCGTATGGAAGGAAGTGCCGGGTCGAGACGACAACTGGCGCCGTGATACCCTTGCGGCAATGAACTTCGACACCGAGAAGTTTGCTCAGGAGTATGAGGTCGAGTTCCTTGGCTCGTCTGGCACTCTGATCGCTGGCTGGAAGCTCAAGGAGCTCGTGCACAAGACTCCTCTGTACGAGAAGGAAGGCTTGAGGCAGTACGAGACTCCAAAACCTGGCAGGTCGTACGTATGCATAGCAGACGTGTCCAGGGGCAAGGGACTGGACTACTCTGCATTCAGTATAGTCGATGTGACAGAGATGCCCTACAGTCAGGCCTGCACGTACAAGAACAATCTAATCACGCCCATCGACTATGCCGACATCATACACAGAGTCTGTAAGTCATACAACTCTGCTGCCACGCTCGTAGAGATCAACGACATAGGTGAGCAAGTCGCCACGTCTCTGCACTTTGACTTCGAGTACGAGAACGTCCTCTTCACGGAGTCCGCAGGTAGATCTGGAAAGAGGATCACGTCAGGCTTCGGCGCCAACATCGACCAGGGCATCAGGACCACCAAGTCCGTCAAGTCAGTCGGCTGCTCGATCCTCAAGCTTCTTGTAGAGCAGAATCAGCTCATAGTCAACGACTTTGACACCATCAGTGAGCTGTCCACGTTCTCTAGAAAGGGAGTGTCGTACGAGGCGGAGTCCGGAAAGCATGACGACCTTGTCATGGGTCTGGTCCTGTTCGCCTGGCTGTCCGACCAGATGTACTTCAAAGAGCTCACCTCGATAAATACACTGGCAAAGTTACGGGAAAAAACTGACGAAGAGATTGCTCAAGATTTGGTGCCGTTTGGATTTGTAGACAATGGAATGCACGCGGATGAGATAATTGACACGCCAAGACAGGGCAATTGGTTCTCGGAGGTTGAAGACCGATTCTGAATAAATAAGAAAAACTCAGAGTCCCTTTGAAAGGAGATAAAGATGGCGTTTCAAGTAAGCCCAGGCGTAAACGTTTCCGAGATTGATCTAACAACGTCGGTACCAGGCGTATCGTCTACTGTCGGCGCATTTGCCGGCGTATTCCGTTGGGGTCCAGTCGGCGAGAGAGTCCTAATCGACTCAGAGAACAAGCTCGTTGACACATTCGGCAGACCTACATCGTTCAACCCAGAAACATTCTTCACAGCAGCCAACTTTCTTGGCTATGGCAACGTGCTTCTTCTTGCACGTGCAGCCAACACAGCAGATTCGGGCGCAAATGCGGCTCTCAATGCTGTTGCCAACACAGGCGCAATCAACGTAGCCACCGTCGCTGTAACCAACAGAGACAACTACGACTCATATTCATCGTTCAATGCGAATGCCGCTTATATCGCCAAGTATCCCGGCGACCTCGGCAACTCACTTCGCATCAGCGTTTGCGACAGCACGACTGCGTTCGGTTCAACAATCGACCTGATCGGCACTGAGACCGGAAACACCATCACGGGATCCTTCACGGTCAACGTGGGCTCAAATACAGCCTCAATGCTGTTTGAGACTTCCGGTACCGCGGCCGCTGCCAACACCTATGCAAATACGGTCATCGGACAGCTTTCAATCGGCGACCTGATCAAGATCGGCAACACAACACTCGGCACTCAGTACCTAAAGATCAGTGCAATCGGCGCTCTGACAACAAATACGACACACGCAATTGTTGACGTGTCATTCTCTGACTATAACAAGCTTGCAGCCAACTTCGTGATCAGCAATACGGTCAACGGAAACACGACTGTTGCAAATCTCACCAGAAATTGGGAATACTTCAACGTAGTTGATGGAGCCCCAGGTACCTCTGAGTGGGTGGCAACATACGGTGGCAATACAGCCGCAATCGACCAGGTTCATGCAGTTATTATTGACCAGGACGGCAAGTTCAACGGCGTGGCTGGCGGGATCCTTGAGGTCTTCCCGGCAATGTCTCGTGCAACCGATGCCAAGAGCTCTGACGGCGCTTCCATCTACTACAAGACCGTAATCAATGATGGCTCAAGGTACGTGTGGTGGGCAAACGACCGCTCGAATGCTCTCTCAAACACAGCGGCAAACATTGTTAGCTCCACAAATGTGAAGCCTCTTACACTTGACTTTACTGCCGGTCAGGACGGTGCTGACGAGGGCAATGTCCCCATCACCACACTGACAACTGCATATGACCTGTTCAAGCTAAAGGAAACAGCTGACATATCGCTAGTCATGGCAGGCAAGCCACGCGGCGGTGTTTCAAACACGCAGGTCGGTAACTACCTGATCGACAACATTGCTGAACTTCGCAAGGACTGCGTGGTCTTCATCACACCTGATGATTCCATTACAAGAACAAATGTTGGAAACGAAGCCATAGCACTTGCTACATGGAAGACAAGCGTTCGCGACTCAACCTATGCCTTCCTTGACTCTGGCTACAAGTACATGTACGACCGTTACAACGACGTGTACCGCTATGTTCCGCTAAACGGTGACATCGCCGGTCTGACCGCAAGGTCTGATGCATCGACGGATCCCTGGTACTCGCCCGCTGGTTTCAACCGCGGTCAGATCAGGAACATCGTGAAGCTTCGCTTCAATCCAACACAGGCTGACCGTGACGTTCTTTACAAGAGTGCGATCAACCCGGTTGTTTCATTCCCAGGTCAGGGAACTGTTCTCTATGGTGACAAGACGGCCACTGTAAAGTCTTCGGCATTTGATAGACTTAACGTTCGCAGACTCTTCATTACACTTGAGAAGGCTATCTCTCAGTCCGCAAGATTCTCGCTATTTGAGTTCAATGACGAGTTTACAAGGGCTCAGTTTAGAAACCTGATCACGCCTTTCCTCAGAGATGTTCAGTCACGTCGCGGTGTCACCGACTTCCTCGTTGTGTGCGACAACACAAACAATACGCCTGAGAGAATTGATCGTAACGAGTTCTGGGGTGACATCTACATCAAGCCAAATCGCTCGATCAATTTCATCCAGCTGAACTTTGTCGCCGTCAGAACGGGTGTAGAGTTCTCTACAGTCGTCGGTCGATTCTAATAAATAGAGGAAACAAGGAGTTACTCTGATGGCTTTTAACATTAACAACTTTGTCAACAACGGGCTTAGACACGGCGGTGCTAGGCCCACCCTCTTCGATGTGGTCGTAACCTTCCCGACCGCTCTGGTGGGCGTTCCCTCGGGTGCGGCAGAGAAGCTAAGGTTTACAGCTAGGGCCACCTCAATCCCTGCTTCAACTGTAGGTTCAGTCGACGTTCCCTACTTCGGTAGAAACATAAAGGTTGCAGGCGACAGAACATTTGCCGATTGGTCTGTCACGATCATGAACGACGAAGACTACTCGGTCAGAAATGCCATGGAAGCTTGGCATAACAACGTCAACACGATCGTCTCCAACAGAAGGGTTGTTTCTGACAATCCCCGTGGTGGATATAAGGGCACCGCTACTGTAAGACAGTACTCGAAGAGAGGAACTCAAGGTGGTGATAATGACTTCATTAAGGCTTACACGTTTGTAAACCTGTTCCCAGTTGCTGTCGATGAGATGGCTCTTGACTGGGAAGCCCAGAATACCATTCAGACATTCGGCGTTACGTTTGCCTACGACTACTGGGTGCCTCTGATGAATAACGTCGATCTAGAGGGCGGCCCGACCTCCCCGCAGATCGACGTTAACGCCTAATAACTAAGTCAGAACATACATATCATGAAACTTTTTGGATTTGAGTTTAAGCGAAATGAGCCTGTAGAGGCCGCACCGTCATTTGCCCCGAAAGAGGCCGATGACGGTGCAGTCATCGTTGCTGCAGGCGGCGCTTACGGTACCTACATCGACTTGGACGGTACCGTAAGGACCGAAGCAGAGCTAGTCACCAAGTACAGAGAGATGTCCCTGCAGCCAGAGATTGACACTGCTGTAGATGAGATTGTCAACGAGTCCATTTCAGTCGACGAAGAAACCATGGTCTCCATCAACCTTGACGACCTCGAGGATCTACCCGAGAGAGTCAAGAAGGCTATCAGAGACGAGTTCGTCACTGTTCTGAAGCTACTCAACTTCAATAACCAGGGCTATGAGATCTACAGGCGCTGGTACATCGACGGTCGACTTTACTACCACGCCATCATCGACAAGGACAACCCATCCGAGGGTGTCAGGGAACTGCGCTACGTGGATCCCAGAAAGATCCGCAAGGTAAGGGAAGTAGGAAAGAAGAGAGCCCCTGGTTCACAGGACGGCTCGCAGGCGCTGATTCCCAAGATTCAGAACGAGTACTACATCTACAACGACAAGGGCTTTAACTACGGCAACAAGGTAGTCGGTCCGTCCACGACCGGCATGAAGATCGCCAAGGACTCCATTGTCCACGTGACATCAGGCTTGACCGACACGCAGGGCACCATGGTCTTGTCTTACATGCACAAGGCTATCAAGCCGCTCAATCAGCTCAGGACACTAGAAGACTCGCTAATCATCTACAGGCTTGCCCGTGCGCCAGAGAGAAGAATCTGGTACATCGACGTAGGCAACCTGCCCAAGATGAAGGCTGAGCAGTACGTCCGCGACATCATGATCAAGCACAAGAACAGGCTGATCTACGACGCCTCAACTGGCGAGGTCAGGGACGACAGGAAGTTCATGACCATGCTTGAGGACTACTGGCTGCCCCGCCGCGAGGGCGGCCGCGGAACAGAGGTCACCACACTCCCGGGCGGTCAGACCCTCGGCGAGATGGACGACGTCCTGTACTTCCAGAAGAAGCTATATCAGACCCTCAACGTCCCCGTGAACAGGCTCAACTCAGACGCCCTGTTCTCCATCGGTAGGGCGACAGAGGTCACGAGAGACGAACTAAAGTTCTACAAGTTCATTGTCAGACTTCGCGGCAAGTTCTCATCACTGTTTAACCAGATCCTCGAGAAGCAGTTGGTCCTCAAGGGCATCATGTCGATCGAGGAGTGGCAGCAGATCTCTAATGAAGTCAAGTACGACTTCTCCAGAGACAACTACTTCACCGAGCTCAAAGATGCAGAGATCATGCAGAACAGAGCCAACCTGATGATGACGTTCGAGCAGGGCGGACTCCTCGGCAAGTACTACTCACACGACTGGGCTCGGAGACAGATCCTCCGCCAGTCCGATGATGACATTGAAGAGCAGGACGAGAAGATCAACGAGGAGCAGGCGGACCCAAGGTGGAATCCACCTATGCCTGAGATAGGTGATGATCAGCAAGGACCTGAAAATCTAGCCGGTGTAAATAGCGGTGGCGGTCAGCCCTCGGCTGATGATAACCCCGATGAAAAGATCAGACAGGCCACGCTGATTAAGAAGCAGATGGAAGAGAAGGGCCCTAAGAACCGTTCACTTCAGGATGAGTCTAAATATAGATCAGCTCTCATGACACTAGCAAAGAATAAGGCAGAATGATGACGATGGCAGAGATCCAACACACACTGGCCGATCTGGTCAAGTTTAGCTCTGAGCAAAAGCCTCTGGAGTTTGGAAGCGCATTTAGCTCACTGATTGCTCCCAAGATCGACGCAGCCATCAACACGAAGAAGATTGAAGTTGCCCACAGCATGTTCAACAACGATGATTCCGAGAGCGATGAATCAGACGACTCAGAAGCAGGAGACGAAGATGCCGAAGTCGCTTAAGGACATTTTAGCTGGCGTAAAGAAGTCAACGGTAGTTCCCGGTTCAACCGGCGACGAGCCTGGCGTGGACTACATGCCGAAGGCCAAGGGTGAGCAGGACTTTGTCGCCCTACACAAGACCGAGAAGCATGCCGACAGAGTAGGCAACGGTGACGACGTGTACAAGGGCACCACAAAGTATGTCCTTGACAAGGAAACCAAGCACGGCCACAAGACGCCCAAGGACAAGAAGGTATACGACAAGGGCATCACCGAAGGCTCCAAGTGCAACATGACAGAAGAGGGCACCGCATGCCCCGTACATGCAGAAGCCGCTTGCCCATCTGGCACTAAGAGCCTTCGCGAGATCAGAGGCAAGCTCAAGGAGTCCCTCGCTGTCCCTTTAGTCGGATCGGCGGATGACGAATCCGCCGAGATGGCAAAGTCTGAGCTTCGTGCTCTGTCTGCCAAGGCTTTGGCACTAGTTGCCAACATCCCAGACTCTATGACTCTGGAGCCGTGGGTGCAGTCAAAGATCACGAAGGCAAAGGACTACGTCTCATCTGTCCATGACTACATGGTCTACGGTGATCACGAAGAGCAGACAGCGCCTTATGTCGGCGGAATCGACATGTCAAGCGGCACCGTCAGGAATACCCTGCCGAACTTCTCCGCTGATGTCAATACGGGACGAAACGTATGAATATCATCAAGCCATCCGCTAATGCCATAGCGTTGACAACCCAGAACACTGTCGCTAACTGCGTTGTGGTCTACATTGCAGCTACCGCTGCTGCACAGGTTAATCTCTTTTCCAATTCAACAACACAGTATGCATCGTTTGTGATCCCTGCCAATCAGTACATCTTTGTACAGAAGGCACCGACAGACTTGATCTCCGCTAATGTAGCAGTTCAAGCTACAGTCGCCGCATATAGAGGCTAAGATGAAGCTCATCACAGAACTCACCGAAGAGGTAAGCTACCTCACGGAAGCCAAGGAAGACGGCTCTAAGGACCACTACATTGAGGGCATCTTCCTGCAGGCAAACAAGCCTAATCGTAACGGAAGAATCTACCCAACCCACGTGATGGATGCCGCTGTCCAGAGATACACAGACAGTCACGTCACCAATAACCGTGCATACGGCGAGCTCGGTCACCCCGACGGCCCACAGATCAACCTCGACAGAGTTTCACACCTGATCACGAGCCTCAAGAAAGAGGGTGATAATTACATCGGTAAGGCAAAGCTAGCAGAGACGCCCATGGGCAACATCGCCAAGGGTCTACTGAAGTCTGGCGCTAATCTCGGTGTGTCATCAAGAGGCCTCGGTTCACTTAAGCCCAACAAGCAGGGCATCATGGAAGTCGGCACTGACTTCAAGCTGGCTACAGCGGCTGATATCGTTGCGGATCCCTCTGCTCCAGACGCGTTCGTCAAGGGTGTGATGGAGAATGTTGACTGGGTCTATGATGCCTCGACCGACTCTTGGTACCAGGAGAGGCTGCACGAGACAAAGGCGACTCTAAGAAAGATGGGAATGGACGACATCGAGCGTTCAAAGCTAGGTATTTTTGAGGGCTTTATTGTAAGCCTTTCAAAGAAGAATTCTTTATAAATATACAAAACTAGTAAAGGGAGACACCTTTGATGTCAGATGAAACTAACGAAGTCGAGAAGATCGACGAATCTATCGCCTCCGAAACTCTTAAGGCTGGTTCTCGTCCAGACGATAACCCCAAGTCAAAGATTGAGTTCATGCAGCGCACACTGGGTGCAATGAACGGCATGAAGAAGGAAGACTTGACCAAGTGGTTTAATCAAGCCATGGCTCTGATCGGCAAGGAAGCCGATTCTCTGCCAGGCGGCGCCACAGCCGACGCCAATCAGGGCTCGATCGACATGAAGACGGGCAAGGGTCCCAAGACTAAGGATCCGATGCCAAAGCTTAGCGTCAAGGAAGACGTCGAGGAGATGTTTGACGGTCAGGAGCTCTCAGAGGAGTTCAAGGACAAGGCCTCAACTCTGTTTGAAGCCGCTGTTACAGCCCGCATCTCACTTGAGGTCGCTAAGCTTGAAGAGCAGTACGAAGAGAAGCTCGAGGAAGCCAAGACAGAGATCACAGAGTCTCTCGAGAAGGGCCTCGACACATATCTAGACTACGTCGTGGAGAAGTGGATGGAGGACAACAAGGTCGCCATCGAGTCTGCACTGCGCAATGAGATCATGGAAGAGTTCATCGGCGGACTGAAGAACCTGTTCGCTGAAAACTACATCGAGATGCCCGAGGAGAAGATCGACGTGGTCGAGTCCCTCGCTAACAAGGTTGAGGAACTGGAAGAGGCGCTTGCCGAATCCATCAACGAGAATGCAGAGCTTAAGGACATCGTCGCCGAGTCTGTCAGGCACGATGTGCTTAATGATCTTGCAGAGGGCCTGACGATGACTCAGGCTGAAAAGTTCTTTGCACTGGCTGAAGGGATCGACTTTGACGGCGACCTCGATGTCTACGCGAAGAAGCTTTCCGTCGTTAAGGAACAGTACTTCTCCAAGAAGTCACCGACCACAGCGGTGAACATCGAGGAGGAGACATTTGAAGGCGACGTCGGAACTCAGCAGGCGACTGTGTCTGTTGACCCATCGGTCGGCAAGTACGTCCAGGCCATCTCGAGAACCATCAAGAAGTAATCTAGTATAAATAGAAAAAACCTTAGGAAAGGGATTAACTAATGTTTCTACAAGAAGAAGTACAGAAGAAGTGGGCGCCTATCCTCGAGCACGAGGACCTGCCCACAATTAAGGACGCTCACCGCCGTTCAGTTACAGCGGTAGTTCTTGAGAACACCGAAAGAGCTCTCCGTGAGGCCTCTGCCCATGGTCAGTTCCAGACACTCATGGAGACGACTTCTGCTCTCCCCCTGAACAACATGGGCGGTTCTAGCTCAACAGCTGGTACAGGCGCCATCGACACGTTTGACCCAGTGCTGATCAGCCTGGTTCGCCGTGCAATGCCGAACCTGATTGCCTATGACATCTGCGGCACGCAGCCAATGACTGGCCCAACAGGCCTGATCTTTGCCATGCGCTCACGCTACGCTGCCAACGCCACGACAGCCAACGCCCTTGCCGGTGGTGAGACATTCTACAACGAAGTCAACACCTCCTTCTCGACCGTTGTATCTGGCGCCAACTCATTCGGTCAGAAGTTTGTCGGCTCAATCCCCGGCGACTCCAACACATCTGGTCTGTCTGCCGTTAACACCTACAACACCGGTACAGGCATGTCAACAGCCCAGGCTGAAGCCCTCGGCGCTGACAGCAACACGATGTTTGCCTCGATGGCGTTCTCGATCGAAAAGGTTACAGTGACAGCTAAGTCACGTGCCCTGAAGGCCGAGTACACCATGGAACTGGCTCAGGACCTGAAGGCGATTCACGGCCTCGACGCCGAGACAGAGCTCGCCAACATCCTGTCTGCTGAAATCCTTGCCGAAATCAACCGTGAAGTTGTTCGTACGATCAACATCACAGCCGTTCCAGGCGCCCAGGACAACGTCACAACTGCCGGCGTGTTCGACCTCGACACAGACTCAAACGGCCGTTGGTCGGTTGAGAAGTTCAAGGGTCTGATGTTCCAGCTAGAGCGTGAAGCCAACCAGATCGCCAAGCAGACCCGCCGTGGTAAGGGTAACATCGTTATCTGCTCGTCCGACGTTGCTTCGGCTCTGCAGATGGCCGGTGTCCTTGACTACGCTCCTGCCCTCAACTCCAACAACCTCCAGGTTGACGACACAGGCAACACCTTTGCCGGTGTTCTGAACGGCCGCCTGAAGGTCTACATCGATCCATACGCGATCGGTGGTAACTACCTCACCGTTGGCTACAAGGGCTCTTCGGCCTTCGATGCCGGCCTCTTCTACTGCCCATACGTGCCTCTGCAGATGGTCCGTGCGGTCGACCAGGGCACATTCCAGCCCAAGATCGGCTTCAAGACCAGGTACGGCATGGTCGCCAACCCATTCGCCCAGGGCATCACAAAGGGTGACGGCGCTCTTGCCATCAACACCAACGTGTACTACCGCAGGGTTATCGTTAATAACCTCATGTAATCAGAGCCGGGTTAACCGGCCGACTAGAAAGGGGAGCTTCGGCTCCCCTTTTTTATTGCACATAAATAATATTGAATCTCAGACAGCACAATTTGAGAACCTATAAAGTGGCTCGCAAGCCACAACGCAACCTGAGGGAGCTTCGGCTCCCTTTCTTTTTGCCTAAATACTAGAGGAGGACCTTGTCATGTCGGATCAAGTTACAAACAAAAACTTCCTGTCACCGCTCAACTTTAAGTTCAGCCTCAAGCGAGCCCCTCACGTCAACTTCTTCATCCAGGCTGTAAACCTACCTGGTCTGTCACTGCCAGAGATCGACGTGAGCAATCCGCTTATCCGCGTGCCGTATGCAGGTGACCACCTTCTCTACGACGAGCTCCAGATCACCTACAAGGTAGACGAGAACCTCAGAAACTACATGGAGCTGCACGAATGGATCAGAGCTCTCGGCAAGAGGTCATTTGAAGAGTACAGGACTATAGCCAACAGACCCAAGACCACGGGCGAGTCACTGAAGTCTGATATCTCCCTTACGGTCCTCACCAGCAACAGGAACGCCAACTACGAGGTGGTGTTCAAGGACGCGTTTCCGACAAACGTGTCTGGGGTGGACTTTGCAACCACGGATGAGGACATCGACTACATACAGGCGACTGCCACGTTCCGGTACACGACATACGACATCACTAAAGTTCTAGCATGACAACATATGTGTTGGTCCTAACCAAGACCGCCGTTAATGTCCCTACCATCGGCGGAGACCTCTACCCAGAAGATTCAACTGCTAGTACATACATGTTTTCAGCTACTCTTGGCGCATCATTTGTGGTGGATGTGACACTAAGACTGTATGAGTCCATTCCTGGTCCCGAAGGGGACGTGCTCACACCGTATCCGATATCGACCGCTAGCTCTACACTTATAGGCTATACCGGTGTTACGTTTCAGGTGACCGATACAGATCCGTATGCATACGTCATCAGACTAACAGGCGTGCCGTCAGTCGACTTTCCGGCAACGTATTCATTCGTCCTGGATCAGCCAGACCCCACGCTACCGTTTCCGACTCTAGACAACGTAAGCGTGTCTGGAACAATTCCTGATAACTTCTTTGCAGTTTATAACTGGGTACCGCCGCCGAATCCCTCTTGGGAACTATTAGAGAACGTGTATAATTTTACGGTCGATTTCGGTACTGCAACCGAAGCTTCGGTCACATTGGATCAATATGTGTACTGGGATCAAACCTCTGCACAAGCCGCTTTTCAGAATCTAGTCAATTCAGGAGATGCATGATGCCAGCTATAGCTAGAGCAAATGGTGTCGATAGGGTTCTTTCTCGTACAGGACTTGGCAAAGGGTGTAGAGCACCTATGACGACATCCACGGGGCCTGGCACTTCAACTGTATTTGTTGGCGGTTCACAAATAGTGTTGCAGGGAGATCTTGTGGGACTACACCCATTTTCAGGATGTGGGCCCGATATATCTCCGCTTACAGCATTTTCATCTACTGTTCTTGTAGGTGGAAAGGGTATAGGTAGGATCGGAGACAGGTACACGTCTGACAACATCATAACTTCAGGATTCTCTACGGTCTTTGTCGGTGGTTGACAAGTAAGCTCTGATGTGTTACATTGAACTTATTTGTTGAGATGGAGCACCAGGTGAAGTTCGAGCAAATCTTTGAAGAGTGGAAGAAGGACAGCGAGATCGACAACACCGATCTCGGCAACGAGAGTCTAAAGATCCCTAAGCTGCACCATAAGTACCACATGATCCTTGTGGCTGAGAAGGCATCCCTTCGCAAGCTAGAGGCAGAGCTCAAGCAGCTCAAGCTATCCAAGTATGAGTTCTACAGTCAGGGTCACACCGAGGAGACCAAGAAGCTCGGATGGGAACTGCCAGCCAGAGGTTTGATCCTCAAGGCTGACATTCCGATGTACATGGAAGCAGACAGGGATACCATCGAGCTCTCCCTGAAGATCGGGATGCAGGGAGAGAAGGTAGAGTTCCTCGAGTCGATCATCAAGAGTCTCCAGACTCGAAACTTCCTGATCAAGAACGCCATAGACTTCATGAAGTTCACAATGGGTGCGTGATAAGAAGGCAGCTAGATGGAAACAGTTACGGTAAGGAAGTACAACGAGGTACACAACCGAATAGAGTGTGACCCCAGTACGGCTATGGAGATAGCAGAGCACTTTACGTTTGACGTGCCGGGCGCCAAGTTCTCACCGCAGTACAGGAATAGAGTCTGGGACGGCAAGATAAGGCTGTTCAATCCCCTCACTCGACTCCTGTACTGCGGACTGACTGAACAGCTAGGCAGCTTCTGCAAGAGCAGGGAGTACGAGCTCGATGTTGATGACCTTCCGGGCGACGAGGAGTTCTCCCTCAAGGAGGCCAACGAGTTTGTGCAGAAGCTTGCTCCAAAGCATGCACCCAGGGACTACCAGCTAGACGCCTTTGTCCATGGCGTCAGAAAGAGAAGAGCTCTACTGCTCTCCCCGACTGGCTCCGGCAAGTCACTCATCATCTACCTGCTGTCATGCTACTACAGACAGAAGACTCTGATCATCGTACCCACCACGTCTCTCGTGCACCAGATGGCATCTGACTTCGAGGACTACGGCATGCCGAAGGGACTGATCCACAAGATCATGTCTGGTGAGGAGAAGGACTCAGACAAGCCGTTCGTCATCTCTACCTGGCAGTCCATCTACAAGCTCCCCAAGAAGTGGTTCCAGCAGTTCGGTATGGTGATAGGCGACGAGGCTCACCTGTTCAAGGCAAAGTCCCTCACCTCTATCATGGCTGCAACTGATGGCTGCAAGTACAAGTTTGGGTTCACTGGCACCCTGGACGGAATGCAGACCAACAAGTTGGTGCTGGAGGGACTGTTCGGTCCCGTCCGCAAGGTGACCAGCACCGCAGAGCTCATGGATCAAAAGCACCTAGCGGAGCTCATGATCAAGGCTCTGGTACTCAAGCACCCAGATGAAGTCAGAAAGGTCATGTGCAAGGCCGAGTACCAAGACGAGATGGACTTCCTTGCCCGAAGTGAGCAGAGGAACAAGTTCATCAAGAACCTGGTTCTGTCGCTCGAGGGCAATACCCTGCTGCTCTTTCAGTACGTGGAGAAGCACGGCAAGGTGCTGTTCGACATGATATCCAAGGATGCGGTTGACCGCAAGGTGTTCTTCATCTCTGGTGCGGTCGACGGTGAGAGACGAGAAGAGATCCGGCAGATCATCGAGACTGAACAGAACGCCATCATAGTCGCCAGCTACGGCACCTCGTCGACTGGCATCAACATCAAGAGCCTCTCCAACGTCGTGTTCGCCAGTCCATCAAAGTCCCGGGTGCGGAACCTGCAGTCCATCGGTCGAGGTCTCCGCACCACGGAGCAAAAGACTAGCGCCACGCTGTATGACATAGCGGACAACCTCTCATGGAAGACCAAGAAGAACTACACCCTGCTGCACTTCATCGAGCGCATCAAGATCTACAGCAGTGAGAAGTTCAAGTACAAGCTCTACAACATAGACCTAACTTAATAGTTTTACACCAAATCAGTTTTGGTGTATATTACTTAAGTAAGGTGTTGATATTTCCTCATCACCACAGCTCTATTATACCACACAACACGGACGGGTCAACTGAAAATGGCAGCAAAGCGACACTATGTCAACAACCGAGATTTCTATGAAGCCATTGTTGCTTACAGGGAGAAGCTCAAGGAGGACCCCAACGCCAGGATCCCAGAGTACCTAGGCGTGTGCATCTTCAAGATCTGTGAGCGACTCTCGACCAAGCCCAACTTTGTCGGCTATTCATTCCGGGATGAGATGGTGTCCGACGGCATCGAAAACTGCATCAAGGCTGTGCACCTGTTTGATCCCGCCAGGACCAACAACCCGTTTGCCTACTTCACCCAGATTGCATGGAACGCCTTCATTCGCCGAATCAGCAGTGAAAAGCGAGAACAGTACGTGAAGCACAAGAACATCCAGCACACCTACCTGTCAGGTGAGATGGACGACATGCAGTACGGTGACACGGGCGCATCATTTCAGATCAAGAACAACGACCTGTCCAACGAGATCATCCATAGCTTCGAAAGTAAGTTGACAAAGAACAAAAAGCAGGATAAAGTCTCCGGAGTAGAGAAGTTTCTGGAGTAGAGCATTGACTAAAGTAGCTATTATAGCCGACACCCACTGGGGTGTCCGCGGCGACAGCGTTCCCTTCATGGACATGACCAAGCGGTTCCTTGATGACGTGTTCTTCCCGACTCTGCATGACCGAGGAATCAGTGACATCGTGCACCTAGGAGACCTTGTCGACCGCCGAAAACATATCAGCTATCTGACTGCAGGTCGACTACGCAAGGACTTTCTAAACGTCCTGCGGCGCAAGAACTATCAGATGCACGTCATTGCTGGCAACCACGACTGCTATTACAAGAACACGAACCAGGTCAACGCCCTGACTGAGCTCTTGGGCGTCAACTATCCCAACATCGAGTGCTACATCGGACCTGAAGAGGTCGATCTCTGTGGGTACCAGGTCCTGTTCATCCCGTGGATCTGTGACGACAATCGAGCCAAGAGTCTGACTCTACTGAAGGAGAGCAAAGCCAATGTCTGCATGGGACACCTTGAAATCAGCGGCTTCGAGATGTACAGGGGCAGTGTGTCAACTCATGGAGAGAGCCGCAGCCTGTTTGATAGGTTTGCTGCTACTTTCTCTGGCCATTTTCATCATAAGTCTAGTGATGGCAGCATCACTTACGTTGGTTCTCATGGCGAGTTTACTTGGTCTGATCATGGCGATCCCCGTGGCTTTCATATCTTTGATCTCAAGACGCAAGAACTAGAGTTCATCCCCAACCCGCATACCATGTTCAAGAAGGTGTGGTACAGCGACAAGGGCAAGACTCTGGAGGAAGTACTCGGCATGAACTTCGGTGAGTGCTCGGGCAAGTACATCAAGCTCATCGTGCAGGAAAAGACCAATCCCTACTGGTTTGACATGGTGTGTGAGCGACTCGACAAGGCGGGTCCTCTGGGCATGCAGATCGTAGAGGATCACCTGAACTTGAATCTAGAGAACGACGAGGACATCGTCAACGAGGCGGAGTCCACGCTCGACGTGTTCAAGAAGCACCTAAATCAAATACAGGCACCGAACCTGAACCACGCTAAACTTGAAAGACTGATTGTGGACCTATACGGTCAGGCAATCACGGTAGAGACATAATGGGAATTGCATTTGGCAAGATCAGGTGGAAGAACCTACTCTCCACCGGAAACGCGTTCACTGAGCTAGACTTGTCGACTCAGGGCACGACCCTGATCGTGGGCGAGAACGGCGCCGGCAAGTCAACGATCCTTGACGCCCTGACGTTTGCCCTCTTCGGCAAGCCCTTCCGTAACATCAACAAGCCCCAGCTAATCAACAGCATCACCAACCGTGACGCACTGGTCGAGCTGGAGTTCATGATCGGCAGGAACCACTACATGATCCGCCGAGGCCTCAAGCCGAACGTGTTTGAGGTCTTCTGCAACGACGTACTGCTTAACCAAGAAGCAGAGATGAGGGACTACCAGGAGCTCCTGGAGCGAAAGATCCTAAAGACTAACTACAAGTCCTTCTGTCAGGTAGTGGTGCTTGGGTCCGCATCCTTTGTTCCGTTCATGCAGTTGCCGGCGGGACAGAGGCGCTCGATCATCGAGGACCTGCTAGACCTGCAGGTCTTTACGGTCATGAACACGCTGCTGAAGTCCCGTGTGCAGGAGAACCAGGACCAGATCTTCCAGAACTCGACTGACCAGAAGCTGGTGTCTGAAAAGATCAAGATGCTCAAGGCTCACCTCAACGAGGTTCGGTCCAAGAGCGAGCAGTTCATCAGGGAAAAGACGGTGACCCTGGAGAGTCTAGAGTCCAAGGTCGCTGAGATCCTGAACGCAAAGCAGACTCTCAGGAAGCAAGCGGATGACCTGAACACCGATGCAGGGCAGTCGACTGCTCTGAAATTAAAGCTTGAGAAGATGCGAGCCCTCCGGGCACAGATGGAGGCAAAGACCTCCATGCTCGTCAAGGACATCAAGTTCTTCACTGACCACGACAGCTGTCCGACTTGCCGACAGAACATCGACCGAGAATTCAGCTGTCAGATAGTCTCTCAGCGGGAGACGGAGACCAAGGAGATTGAAGCCGGTCTGCAGAAGCTGGCGGAGAAACACGAGCAACTGCACGCCGAACTCAACGAGCTCCTGGCTCTAGACAAGAAGTACGACGAGATCATCACTCAGATATCACACGAGACTCTACGTGCACGGATGTACGAGGACCAGATCAAGTCCATCCAGAAAGAGATCGAGGATGCCCAGCGTGACAAGGATGAGACTAGCGACGTCAAGGTTGCAGACCTGGAGACTCAACTCAATGGATTGACCAGCCTCTACAATGAGCTCCAGGATGACCGTCAGGTGCTTGCCGCGGCTGCAGCAATGCTCAAGGACGGCGGCATCAAGACCAAGATCGTCAACCAGTACGTGCCGATCATCAACAAGCTCATCAATAAGTACTTGAGCGAGTTTGACCTGTTCGTGGAGTTCCACCTGGACGAGCAGTTCAACGAGACCATCAAGTCCAGGCACCGTGACGAGTTCTCCTACGCGTCCTTCAGCGAGGGCGAGAAGCAGAAGATCGACCTGGCGATCCTGTTCACGTGGAGGGCAGTCGCCAAGCTCAGGAACTCGTTGAACACCAACCTGCTCATCCTCGACGAGGTGTTCGACTCGAGCCTTGACGGTAATGCCGCAGATGATCTACTGAAGATCCTGCAAGCACTCAGCAGGGAGTCCAACGTGTTCATCATCTCTCACAGGGATAATCTACACGACAAGTTCACCAACACCATCCGGTTCGTGAAGCACAAGAACTTCAGCAGACTTGAAGAGGTTCAATAGAATGGAGAACAACATGCCGATACTAGGGCCAGGTCAATTAGCGAAGCTGGCAATCTGTGAACAGTTCAACTTTCAATCCTCTCCGCTTGACCCACTTGATCTAGCTCAGAGACTGGTCAAGACGATGTACGACTACAACGGCGTATGCCTTGCTGCACCTCAGGTTGGGATCAATCTTCGCGTGTTTGCAATGCGTGGAGCACCCGAGAACTTTGTCTGCTTCAATCCTAGGATCGTGATGCCCAGCGAGGAGCAGATAAGGCTGGAGGAAACCTCCATGTCGTATCCAGGTCTGCTTGTAAAGATCAAGCGCCCTCAGCACGTCAAGGTCCGCTTCTCTACGCCGAACGGGCAGACCAGGACGGAGACCTTCACGGGTCTAACCGCTAGGACTTTCCAGCACTGCATGGACTTCCTAAACGGCGAGCACTTCTACTCGAAGGCCAACCCGATCCATCGAGCTCAAGCATTCAGGAAGTGGAAGCGATGACCCTCTTAATTGCATTTCTCTTACTCAGCATCTTGGAAGCCGGCTTTTGGGCTCACATAGGAGTCATCCTTGTCTGGCTGCTCCATCTCGGCTATCACGCGGACAAGTAATAACGCCGTCAAGCATGTCGTAAAGATAAATAAGCATGTGGTCAAGTATGGGAGATTCACATGCCGTTTGTTTATCTGATAGAAAATCGACTGAACAGCAAAAAGTATGTCGGCATAACAAAACACTCAATAGAATCCAGATTTAAGGAACACATTCGCAATAGCAGAGGGCCCAATCTTGAAGGTCGTCGTCTGTATCAATCAATGAAAAAGCACGGTGTGGAAAACTTTGATGTCAGTCTATTGGAAACATGTGCGCCAGAACATGTCTATGAGTTAGAGCAAAAGTGGATAAGGCACTACAATTCAAACTCGTACGAGTTCGGCTATAACATGACGGCTGGTGGAGAAGGTTGTGTGGATCGTGAATGTTCACCTGAAACACTTCTTAAGCTGTCTAATAGTCTTAAGGAGCAAAGATCAAGGATGACCATGGAACAAAAACGGATGTTGACCGAATCTGCAAACAAAAGCAAAAGAGGTATGAAGGAAAGTGAGCATTCCAGAAGGTTAAAAAGTGAAGCTCAAGCCAAAAGATTTTCTAGTATGACAGCCGAAGAGCTTAAAGAACATGGTAAAAGATCAAGAGAGTCAATATCACCTGAAGGCCTTCTTAGACAAGCAAAAGGTTGGAATGAGGCCTACTCTCCTGTAAGAGAGAAAGGCTTCAAACAAGAGTTGACAAGTTGTCCACATTGTGGTAAAAGTGGGGGTGCGTTTGCGATGAAACGCTATCACTTTGACAATTGTCGCTCAAAGGAGACAAAAAATTAACATTTTCTATATTGACCGCTGTCCTCGCCAAGCTGCACAGTGGATGGTCGACCGTCATGTAGTAAAAATGATTTTGGAAACTGCACAGCTCTTGTCGACCGCCCATCGGATGCTTGACGGCCGCATGACTCTCGGTAAGACCAAGACTGGACGGAATGCCAAGCGGTTCATTCTCGACGACGGCCGTGACAGCATCGTGTATCAAGCGACGCACATGAACCATCCGTCCGCGGTCTGGACCCGAACTTCTGTAGAGAACTACCTCTGGCTAGTGGAGCACTTCTATGCACTCAACGACGAGTACTCTCACCGCTACGGCGGCAAGGTACATAAGTGCTTTGACCTTGCTTATTGCCTACAGTCCCCTCCCCAGAATCTGAGGGACTACGACATGACTGAGATGCCCTGCGCTATGGACAAGCAGTACATCATCAGTGAGGATCCGGTGACCAACTACCGAAACTACTACAAGGTAGGCAAGGCTCGGATGCACAGTTGGACCAATCGTCAACCCCCTGAATGGATCATGTGATATGAAGGAACTTTTACGGGAACACGGGACAGAAGTCCTGTTCTTTATCTGCGGTACAATCATTATGTCGATTCTGATTATCGGCGTTACGATCGGCACCATGAATGGCAACCGACATTACTATGCTTCGATGAATAAGTGTATCGATGCAGGTGGCACTTGGATCCCAAACAACAACTCGGGAATCTGCCTGGTGCGTGGGAACATTCTCAATGACTGATATGTACAACGACGTCAAGGACTTCCAGGTCGCCTTCGGTCTCAACGTGGGCACAAAGCCTGAGTTGCCTCCCATTGAGGAACGTACTCTCAGGGTAAATCTGCTGCGTGAAGAGGTTAATGAGTACCTCGACGCGGAGTGGGAGAACGACATCGTAGAGATTGCTGATGCACTTGCCGACATCATCTACATTGCGTGCGGCACGGCGGTCTCCTACGGCATTCCACTTGATCGAGTGTTTGCTGAGGTCCACCGGTCCAACATGGCAAAGCTAGTTGACGGTAAGCCGATCAGCCGTGAGGACGGAAAGATCCTGAAACCCGAGGGCTGGACGCCTCCCGATACCAAGGGCGCCGTTTTCAGCTAAGGAGAACTACCGTGCACGAGTCTCTTTATACTCGAGAGGCTTCTGTAGCGTACATGAAGATGATCGACCCACGACACGCTTTCAGTGACGGCGTGATCGTGGTCGGCTTCTGTCCCTCCACTAAGACGGTGGAGGAGCGAAGCAGCAAGTACAACAAGCAGGACACCGTCCAGACAGTCATCGACTGGATGCATGCGGCACGGTGCTATGAGTTCGACTTCCAGAACGTCATACCCCACGAGGTCAATGCACCGCCAGACTTGAAGCTGGTGGATCTCACCTCTCTCAGGAAGAGACTTCTTCCCTTCTACAAGAAGAAGGTGATTGCACTTGGCGGCTTTGTGAGCAAAGCTTTACAAGTGGTTGACTTTCCCCATCTAAAGTTGTACCATCCATCTGGTAAGACAAGACAGCTCAACGACTTTGAGGTTCGTCTTGATCAGATCAGAAAGATCCACACCTATCTGAGGACATGACGGTGCTAGACGCAGATCAGATGAAGGTCAAGACAGGCGACCTTGGTGAGAGACTGGTAGCTCGCTACTTTCGTAACCTAGGCCTCCATGTGGAGGAGTCCATTGACCTATTTGACCAGAAGAAGGACATGGTCATAGGCCTAGGAAAGCACACGTGTGAGGTAAAGACTCAACAGCTGTGGCACAAGGAAAACGCGTTCACCGTCAAACCAGGACAGATCGCCAAGTGCCGTGACGTCGACATCTTGATCTTCGTCGAGACGCCGTCTAAATACAACGGGAACGTGGTCAACCTGTACGATTTTCCCAAGGACAAGCGGGAGACACGATCACTTCGCACTCGAGACGGCCGAACGATGCACCTCTTTAAGAAAGAGAATGCTCGACTGCTTGACACGATCTCGGATTCATTGATTGTTGACCAATTCAACAGGTATACCCTATCTACTTGGAGATGAACTTGTGACAAACGTCCGCGATACTTCAGTTGACTATGAAGACCTAGTGGGTTATAAAGCCAAGGAGACAACCCCAACGGGTCTGTCTTCGTTTCTTGGCGAGCAAGAAGAGCACAAGCCCTACATCAAGCCGAAGCCAATTGACCCAGAGTTTCCGGAAGACTGGCAGAACCTGTACGTGAACTTCACGTGTCAGGGTGAACTCAACGAGTTCATGAAAGCCATCGGACAGCCCATCGGACCCAAGACCTCGGTGCTTGTGTTCTCCAAGGAAACCGATGACGGCATCCTAGGATTCATGGGAGACTGACATGCTATTTGGAAATACATCTACAGTAGAAGACCTACAGAACGAGTGGCGCAACCCATACCTACAGTGGTATGCGGCGGGCATGCCGGCGTTCAACACCGGTGACCTGTCTCCATACAAGCAGATCAAGGTGAAGTTCAAGACCATGGAAGACCGTCAGGCGTTTGCCGAACTACTTGGATACAGCCTGACCGAGAAGACTGCCGTGGTCTGGTACCCAGACAAGGGTCGTGAGAAGAACAACATGAACAGGATCGTTGAAGATGAGTGATGCCTTCACCACTCGCTACCCCATCTACATCATCAGCAAGGGTCGGTGGGAGACTCGTCACACTTCTCGAGCTCTAGAGCGGATGGGCGTCCCGTACTACATTGCGGTCGAGCCGCAGGAGTACGAAAACTATGCTGCGGTCATTGACCCCAAGAAGGTGCTGACTCTACCGTTCAGCAACCACGGCAAGGGCTCTGGTCCCGCCCGCAACTGGTGCTGGGAACACTCGCAGGCTAACGGCTTCAAGCGCCACTGGCTCATGGACGACAACATCTTCGAGTTCTGGCGCTTTCACCAGAACAAGCGCTATCGGATCGAGCGTGGCTCTGCCTGCTTCCGTGCCACAGAAGACTTTGTGGATCGCTTCGAGAATGTAGCCCTCGCCGGTCTCCAGTACAAGTTCTTCTGTGTTGACGACTACCCATATCCGCCATACATCCTGAACACGCGGATCATGTCTTGCTTCCTGATCGACAACGACTGCCCTCACAAGTGGCGTGGTCGGTACAACGAGGACGTCGACCTGTCCATCCGAGTGCTCAAGGAGGGTCTCTGCACCATGCTGATCTACTCCTTCTTGTGTGGCAAGGCAAGAACTGGCACGGTCAAGGGCGGCAACACCTCTGAGATCTACAATAACTACGCAGAGGACGCCTCACTCAAGAAGTCTCAGATGCTTGTCGAGATGCATCCAGATGTGGTGACTTTACAGGAAAGGTATGGTAGAGTGCATCATCATGTGGATCTAGAGGCGATCGTCAACAAGCACGGTCAGCAGGCTCGACTGAATCCACTGATCCTCAAGAAGGACGTGACGATCTTGAACAAGACTGACAACTACGGCATGAAGCTCATCCGTCAGTGGGACACTCCTGAAGCCTATGAGGACATGGAGTACTCTGCGGATCGCTACCCCAGCGGTCGGAAGAACTACTGATGAAGATCCTGATCACCGGCGCCGCTGGCTTCATCGGCTTCCACCTCACACGAGCTCTGGTAGATGCTGGACACGAGGTTGTCGGACTTGACAACTTCAGTTCCTACTACGACGTGAGGCTCAAGAAGCACCGAGCGCATATTCTGGACCAACTCGGTGCGCCGGTGGTCACAGCCGATCTCCGCAAGAAGGACTCGTTCAACTGGTTCATCGAGGCTCACAAGCCAGATGCAGTCGTGCACCTTGCTGCGTCGGTCGGTGTCCGCCACTCGTACAACAACACGCTAGAGTACATCGAGAACAACATTGTCGGCACTCAGAACCTGATCGAGGTCTGTGAGTCGCTCGGTGTAAATACAGTCGTGTATGCCTCTACGTCGTGCGTGATGGCGGGCAATCCGCTTCCTTGGAAGGAAGACGAGCCCACCGGTCACCAACTGAATGCATACGGCTACACCAAGCGGTCCAACGAGTGTCAGTTCATGACCTCAAAGTTGGATCGGACCATCGGTCTCCGCTTCTTCACCGTCTATGGTCCATACGGTCGACCTGACATGGCTCTGTTCCAGTTTGCAGAGGCAGCAATTCAAGATCGACCAGTCGACGTGTTCAACTACGGTGACATGAAGCGTGACTTCACGTACGTGGACGACATCGTCGCCGGCATCAAGATCATCATTGACCGTGCCATGATCACCGACAACCCGAAGCACGAGATCTTCAACATCGGTCGTGGTCAGCAGGTCAACCTCATGGACTTCATTGCAGAGATCGAGAAAAACTTCGGTCGAGAGCTCAAGAAGAACATGCTACCTCGTCACCCTGCGGACACCCTGGAGACCTGGTCGGACACCACAAAGCTTCAGGCTCTCGGCTGGAAGCCGTCCGTATCCATCCCCGAGGGCGTGGCTAAATTTGCAGAGTGGTACAAGTCATATTATGGAGTGAACTGAATGGACATTGCAATTGTAGGTCACGGCTTTGTCGGCAAGGCTGTTGACTATGGATTCCCTGACATCATGTGCAACAAGCACATCATTGACCCCAAGCAGGGAACGACCGTAAAGGATCTCGAGGACAAGCCTATCGACTTCACCTTCGTGTGCGTGCCCACGCCCATGGGTGAGGACGGGTCGATCGACTCATCCATCATCGAGTCGGTTGTCAAGCACCTGCTCGAGAAGGTCAGCGGGTACATCATCATCAAGTCGACTGTAACGCCGAACATCATCCACAGGCTCTTCCGCGGCGACAAGATCAATCGCATGGTCTACAACCCGGAGTTCCTCACCGAGAAGAGCGCCAACGAGGACTTCGTGAACCCGTTCATGCACGTGTTCGGCGGCGAGCCATCGGCAACCGCCGCCCTGGAGTACCTCTACAAGTACTACAGCCTGTGCAAGCCGTGCCCTACATATCACATGACTCCGGTGGACGCCAGCTTTGTAAAGTACGGGATCAACAGCTTCCTTGCCACCAAGGTTCTGTGGTTCAACCAGTTCTATGATACCGTCAACGCGTACGGCGGTAACTTCGGCAAGGTGGTCGGCGCCATCACTGCTGATGATAGAGTCGGCAGGTCACACACCACCGTCCCCGGCTTTGACGGCAAGCGAGGCTTCGGCGGCGCTTGCTTCCCTAAGGACACGGCTGCCCTGGTTGCATTTGCCAACTCTCTTGGCTCTGAGATGTCTGTCCTCAAGGAAGCCATTCGAGCCAACAACAACTACCGTGCACCCTACGAGAAGGACAAGCGCGAGATAGAGCAGAACATCAAGTTCAGCAATACGTGAGGACCCCATGAATGACGTGAATAAATACCCCAAGGAGGACGTGATCAAGTTCAAGTACAACGAAGGTCACATCCTAGACGAGCTGCACCAGTACATCAGAAAGACATACGGCTCGCACTACGGCGACAAGGTTCAAGCTCAAGACTTGATCATTTCAGCCGGGCACTCCGAGGGCTTCTACATCGGAAACATCATCAAGTACGCATCCCGATACGGCAAGAAGAACGGACACAACAAGGACGATCTGATGAAGGTCCTCCACTACACCGTGCTTGCCATGAACCACCACATGACACACCATGAAAAGGACAAGTGAATGGAAATCTCCATCTCCATCGACGAACTTCGCAAGCGCAAGCTCTTTCTAGGCGTTCCGATGTATGGCGGTCAGTGCGCCGGCATGTTCACGAAGTCAGTCGCTGACCTTACCGCCATGTGCACCAACCACGGCGTCGAGCTCCGCTCTTACTTCCTGTTCAACGAGTCGCTCATCACTCGTGCACGCAACTACATCGTCGACGAGTTCATGCGCTCGAACTGCACCCACCTCATGTTCATCGACTCTGACATCGGCTTCGATCCCCGTGACGTTCTGGCGATGCTTGCTCTACAGGGCGACGACACCGAGTACGACGTGCTCGCAGGTCCCTACCCCAAGAAGTGCATCTCGTGGGAGAAGATCAAGCTGGCAGTCGACAAGGGCATGGCAGATGAGGATCCCAACGTCCTCGAGCGCTACGTCGGTGACTTCGTGTTCAACCCCAAGTCGGGCTCTGGCTCTATCCGAGTGGACCAGCCAGTCGAGGTGTCCGAGGTCGGCACGGGCTTCATGATGACTCGCCGCAGCGCTTTCGAGAAGTTCCAGCAAGCCTATCCCCAGTACAGCTACAAGCCTGACCACGTCCGCACCGAGCACTTCGACGGTACCCGTGAGATCATGCAGTTCTTCCAGGCTGAAATTGATCCCAAGTCGAAGCGCTACCTGTCTGAGGACTACTGGTTCTGCCAGAAGCTTATCGAGATCGAGGGCAAGATCTGGTACTGCCCATGGATGAAGCTGCAGCATGTCGGCTCTTACATCTTCGGCGGGTCACTGATTGACTTGGCTCAGATCGGCGCCCCCGCTACTGCCGACACTGGAATGCTCAAGAAGAAGAAGTGATCTTTGGTTTACAACATAAGTGCATGTGATATATTGACCCTACTGACAACATTCGTGATGGAGACAATGCAGTGAAGCTTTCCGCCAAGACACTACACATTCTTAAGAACTTCTCGACTATCAACCCGTCCATCGTGATCAAGCCAGGTAACACCCTGGCTTCGATCGCCTCGAACAAGACGGTCCTCGCTAAGGCCACGGTGCCTGACACGTTCGAGCGCCAAGTGCCGATCTATGCTCTCAGTCGCTTTCTGAGTGCTCTGTCGCTGTTCGATGATCCAGACGTTCAGTTCGGTGACAACTCTGCCGTCATCAGCGGCGCTCGCGGTTCGATCACGTACCACTACAGCGATCCGACCGTTATCCTGGCACCGCCCGAGAAGGACATCAAGCTCCCCTCGGTCGACGTGACCTGCTCCCTGACCAACAAGGCGATGCAGGACGTGCTCAAGGCCATGAGTGTCCTTGGTCTTCCTGAGCTCGCCATTGTCGGTGACGGCTCGAGTCTGACTCTGCAGGCCATCGACGTGAAGAATCCCTCTGCGGACACCTTCAGCGTGGCCATCGGCGACACCGATCTTGCTTTCCGTGCGGTCTTCCGTGCAGAGAACATCAAGATCATCGACGGCGACTACCAGGTGCAGATCTCGTCGAAGGGCATCTCGCAGTTTACCGGTGTGGAGGCTACCTACTGGATCGCTATCGAGCAGTCCAGCACCTTCTGATCTTATGACCCGGATTTGGTGCAAAACCACCGACACGTGTGTTATAATGGCATTGTGTACCAAATCCGGGTCACAACCCTATATGATGGAGATGTGAGATGGGTAAGCCCTACAACCAATTTTCCGCAGAGCCCTTTGTAAATGCAGTCGGACAGACGATCAATCCAGGTGATCGTGTCGCTTATGTGACCATGGGGTACAACAAGCGTGTCAATCAGAACACGGGCTGGTTTGATGGCGTCCTCAAGGACCCCGATAACGGCAAGGTTGTTTTCACGCGTGTTCGCGGTATCAACACCAGAAAGACTATGGCCACCGGTAAGGTTATCACCGAGCGCTATAAGGACTGGGATTACACCACCATTCCAGCCAAGCTGGTTGACGCTGAGTATACCTATAACGAGACGGTCGTGGTAGATTGTGAACCCTACGGTCTGACCAATCTTCAGCGCCATCGCCTCTTCAAGATCTGAGGACAAGAAATGCTAGAGCAATTCCTACTTTCTACAAGTTTTTTCTCGTAGTCTGTAAAACTCTGGGTATTTTGGATTGTCTAGACGTTTTCTGACATTAATGCCCGGGTAAGCATTCTGGGCTGAGCCCACTGATTCATACATCTTGCCCTCACAAATTACTGGGCAATGCAGTTTTCTGTTTGGTTGCCCTTTTGTTTTGCAGGGCTTTCCTAGCATACCATATGTGGCATACTCTTCTCTGGGCTTGTTTTTATGATAAAGTTCCATGCTTTTCTTGAAGTTCGGTGAAGTCGACGTATCGCCGCCATCTCCACCTGAAGTCATGTTGTATTCAGGTGATAACTTCAAGATCCAAAAGCTCTCTTGATCATTAAGCTGATCGTATGTTGTTTCTTCAAGAACTTCTGCAGTGAAGGTTTCTATACCGTACCTTCTCATGGCTTTGTAGAGATATGTGTTGCTTCCAGCTTTACAGTTATATACGTGTTTTTGGAAGCGCTCTTGTAAGCTTTTGGTGGTCTTACCTACGTAAGACTTACTGTTGACCTTGTTGGTAATCCGATATATAATGTATGGCATGGTAACCTCCTCCAAAGGTTATTGTGCTTAGGGAGGGTGGTTGTTGCAAGCATCCACCTTCCCGCTATTTATCATGAAAGGACCCGTGACTTATGCTTGAACAGTTTTTGTGGTGCGAGCGCTATCGCCCAAAGGCCATCGCAGACACCATCCTGCCCGCCGACCTCAAGAAGACTTTCCAGACATTCGTTGACCAGAAGAACGTGCCGAACCTGATCCTGGCTGGTTCGGCAGGCGTCGGCAAGACTACAGTCGCCCGAGCCATGCTCGAGGAGCTCGGGTGCGACTACATCATCATCAACGGCTCGATGAACGGCAACATCGACACCCTCCGGAATGAGATCCTCAACTTTGCTTCGTCGGTCTCTCTACAGGGCGGCCGCAAGTACGTGATCCTGGATGAGGCAGACTACCTCAACCAGAACTCCACTCAGCCGGCGCTCCGCAACTTCATGGAGGAGTTCTCCAAGAACTGCGGCTTCATCCTGACCTGCAACTACAAGAACAGGATCATCAAGCCGCTCCACTCGCGGTGCTCGGTCATCGACTTCGTGGTTCCCAAGGACTGCAAGCCCAAGCTGGCGGCGCAGTTCATGAAGCGCACCGAGGCAATCCTGGACAAGGAGGGCATCAAGTACGAGCGCTCTGTGGTCGTTGCTGTCATCCAGAAGCACTTCCCAGACTGGCGCCGAGTCCTCAACGAGCTGCAGCGCTACAGCGCCACGGGCTCTATCGACTCTGGCATCCTGACTCGGTTCGAGGACCTCACGGTAAAGCAGGTGCTCGAGGCGTGCAAGCGGAAGGACTTCGACGCCATCCGCAAGTGGGTCCACGACAACTCTGACCAAGAGCAGGTCAACGTGTTCCGCTCGGTCTACGAGAACGCGTCTGAGCTGGTCAGTAAGAAGTCCATCCCCGAGCTCATCGTGATCATTGCAGACTACCAGTACAAGGCGGCATTCGTGGCTGACCACGAGATCAACCTCATCGCCTTCTTTGTAGAGGTGATGATGCGCTGCGAGTGGGCATGATCAAGACCAAGAAGGCAGTACCGAAGGAAGAGGTCGAGGTTCATTCGACTCTCTTCGGCAGGGTCAAGGCAGCCCCAGTCGAAGTTGAAGTCGAGAAGAAGTTCAACGTATTCAACTTCATCAACGACATCAACTTCGGCAAGCAGTACCTACTGGCTGAGGACACCCAATCCGAGTTTGACCCGTACACGGTCAACCGAGCCATGACCATCTTCCCGGACACGTTTGCGTCGGGTGAGTTCCTGAACCTGAACTACCACCTCGACAAGAAGATGCAGCACGACTACCTGTTCTACTCTGTGCAGAAGCGCAAGCGCTGGAAGGAGGGTGGGTGGCTCAAGCGGTCCGATGCCGAGAAGAAGGAGCTGAAGGTCCTCAAGGACGTGGCCCGAGTGGTGCAGTTCAACCTGAAGCGCACCCGACAGTTCTGGTCCGTGCTCTCAGAGTCCGAGAGGAAGCAGTTCCTGGAGACCTACGTCTATCCAGACTCAAGGAATGCCAAAAAATAAATAGGAACAAAACAGAATGAGGCATTCCTATGACCATCACAGACACCTTTCTAGAGGTCTCGCTTAAGAAAGAAGAAGACTTCCTCAAGATAAAAGAGACCCTAACCCGCATCGGGATTGCCTCAAAGAAGGAAAAGAAGCTCTTTCAGTCCTGTCACATCCTTCACAAGCGCGGAAAGTACTACATCGTGCACTTCAAGGAGCTGTTTCAGCTCGACGGTAAGCCATCTGACTTCACCGACGAGGACAGATCCAGGCGCAACGCTATCGCTTTCCTGCTTGAGGAGTGGGGACTGCTTGAGATTGTCAACAAGTCGGCATTCTCCGACTCGGTGGCAAAGCTGTCCAGCGTCAAGATCATTGCCTACAAGGAGAAGTCTGACTGGACTTTGGAATCAAAGTACACGATAGGAAAGAAGAAAGCGACGCGTGATTGAATTGTTCATGAAGTGGTTCCAGCCGGAGCCCAAGGTGATCCGAGAGGCTGAGCTCGATCGGATAGCAAATCTGCTTTACCCAGAGCCTGAGGAAAAAGACAACGACGGCATGGTAATTTTGGTCGACCGGTCGGTGGACAACAACCTCCATGCCGCTCTCATAGATCTAGAGGACGGAACCAACGACGAGGTCACCAGGCGGACCATCAGGGCCTGTGTCCAGAGACTCTTCGAGGTCCGTGAAATCCTGGAGGCTCGACATCGAGTCAACGAAAAGGCTCGCTACCTGATGGTAGACACACCAGGGTCACGAAACAAGGACCTCGACTAATGCGAAAAGGGCGCCAAATCGGCGCCCTTTCTTTTTGCCTTGCGGCTATAGATCTTTTTGGATTTCACGACTCTCTTGGCGAAGAGTCGCGAGGCCAGAGCTCTGGCCACAGGATTCCTTTTAGGCACGGCCTCTCTTCCTTGTCTCTAAGAATGACTCCAACAGTTCACGCTCGCGGCCCCAGGCCTCAATCTCCCACGGGAGCTCGGTGTAGGGGATACGATCCTCGTTGATGGGCTTGCCCCGCCACCTGCAGGCGCACCCGCGGATGAAGTACCTCAGCTCGCCAGTCGCGTACTGCTTGATGTGCACCGCCTCGTGAGCCAGTGAAAGCAGCATGCGATGCCTGGTGAGCCCGCTGTCGACCGTGACGGCAAACTCGCGGGGCCGGAGGTTGTCATCCTCCCAGGCGCACTGAGCTTCAAGCCTGTGCTTCTTGAGCAGGTCGTCCTTGAAGAACAGCCTGATCTTGAGGTTGGCGCACAGACGCTTGCTCATGAGGCTCTCGGTAAAGAACCCGAGAGCCTCGACTGCCAGTTCCGGACTGGCCCTATTAGGGGCGCCGTAGCGAGTGATCAAAGGGCGCCCGCCTCGACCTTGCGACGGCGGTACTTGACGTCGTAGGGCTTGCAGGTCTTGCAGTCGGGGAAGAGCCGCATGACCTCGGCAGAGATCTCGGCGTCAGTCATCTGAGTCGTCTTGATGAGCTCGATGATCGTGCCGTTGGCGGAGCCCTTCTTGGGCTTCGGCCGGCCGGCTGCCTGAAGTTCGTCGCGCTTGCCAGCCGCCTTGGGCTCCTTGATCTTCTCGGGCTTGGGCTGCTTGACCTTGACGGCCTTAGCGACCATGCCCAGACCGGTAGCGACTGCCATTGCCGAGTCGAGCGAGTCGAAGTACTTGCAGCTGCCGTCGTTGGAGCGGATCATGTCGTCCTTGACCAGGTCGTACACGAAGTACGAGGACTTGAACACCTCGGACTCGAGGATCTGGTAGCGCTCGTTGATGATGTCCGAGACGTAGAGCCCGGGGCGGTTAGCCTGCTTGATGAGCTTGGTCATGTCTGTCTCCGTTGATTGCTTGTGGATTATATCCGATCTGAGAATAAAGTCAATAGGTCACTTCGTCTCCGATGCCCAGCGGATGTTGTCGTCGAGCATCTCGTTGAAGGCCTTGACCTGCTTCTTGGTCAGGCGGACCGGCGAGTCGACCGAGGCGATCATGGACTCCAGCCAGCCGATGACGTAGTGGGGAGAGTTCACCCGGGCTTCCAGCGCACGGGTCAGTTCGCGAACCTTGTTCCGATCAATCCGATCCACTTGTGTGTCTCCGTTGTTCATAGTCTCTTTATACCCCTAGCCGCTATAAAAGTCAACCACGCCATCTCAATGGGTTAGCTTCAACGCATTGAGAAGATTCGGAAATAATTTTTGCGGGTCACCTAAAAACAGCTACTATCGTACTAAGCCGCTCTAGTGGGTTTCCCATCAGTCTAGCTGACTTAGATCGCTGGTAGCTGTATGGAATCGGCTAAACCATTGATTCTTATACATTTTGTATAGAACCCCTAGATCGGCTAAGTTATTGATTTTATTGACTTTTTGCCTAGCGGGTACCTTTGTGGGGGTCTGCCGGTGGGTGCCGCAAGATAGGGGTTGACTTTAAAAGCGGGTGGTGGTATAAAGGGACTATCAACACGGAGACAGACACAATGGCCATCAACATCGATCTCTCCCGGAACCTCACCCAAAAGCGGCTCCCCGCCGAGCTGCAGGGGTTCGACACGTATCGGGTGATCATCTGGGAAGTTGACGCCGAGAGCGGCGATCGCTCTGTATACGATATCTTCGAGACGTCGGGCTCCAAGCTCGCCATTTCCCTGTTCAACGGCTTTCGGGCCGAATGGGCTTCGGCGGGTCACCAGGTCTCGATGGAAGCCTGGAATTATAACTGAGATAGGGGTTGACTTTAAAAGCGACCTGGGTTATAAAGAGACTATGGACAACGGAGACAGACAGATGAGCGACAACACCGATTCCGTTCGGATCAATCAGCTCCTGGACACCGCGTTCAAGCTGACCATGGAGTATGCCGAGACTCTGGTCAAGAACGGCGCCAAGGAGTCCGATGCCTGGCGGACGGCCTACTCCTCCCACATCGGTCGCCTCGAGTCGGCCTTCTTCAGTGCGGGCCGCATGAACCCAGAGGCCGCGATCAACTCCGCTGAGATCTTGGTCAGCAGCATTCGCCGCAGCCTTGACAAGGCCAAGTACGGAGAGAAGTGATGAACCTGGTCGCCAAGAAGATCATCGACTACAAGAACAAGCAGGGTGAGGTCTGGTACAAGGGCTGGCGCCTGATTGACGACGACACCCAGAAGGTCTACGGCACGCTCGTGTACAACTCTCACCACAAGGTCGGCGAGCAGTTCGGCGTCACCGTCTACAACCCCATCAGCGAAGAGCTCGGCACCGATACCCGTCTGGGTACCTTTGCCACCCGCTCACAGGCGCTGACCTGGGCCCGAGAACAGATCGAGGATCTCCCTGAGATAACTCGAGAGGTGCTGCAGCAGACCCTCGACAACATTAAGAACTGGCGCTACCAGGACGAGATGAGCGACGACTTTGCCTACAGCAACGGCAAGATCAGTCGCTGGGATCGACTCGAGCGCGAGGTGCGGTCCAAGATGGAGAAGATAGCATAGTCGTTGACTTTTGCCTTGGCCTCGGTATAATCGGTAGTGACATAAAGGAAACCAATATGGAATTGCCTATCGGTTCTGAGGTCGAGGTGACCATCGACATGGCTCACACTCTGCAGTACTTTGCTCACGACAGCAAGCACCGTGCACGGAAGACCGACACTCTTCGTGGCACCGTGGTCGGTGCACCGTCTTGGCTCAAGGGCCCTCACGTGTGTCTCCTCAACTCGGAGACCAGGGCCCTCAACATGGTGCCCGAGCATCGGATCGTTGCTGTCAACGACAAGCCGGTAAAGCCGAAGGCGCCCATCAAGGACCGGGTCTACAACGTGACCTCGTCCAAGACCGGTGAAGTATATATCGTGCAGCTGAATAGCCACACACGACTCTGGTCCTGCACGTGCACCGGCTGGCAGTTCCACAAGAAGTGCCGACACACGGTTCGATGCGAGCTTCAAGCTGAACTCGTGATAGTTAGTGACAGCCAAACAGAGGAGTGATAGATATATGCACAAGGTGATTGAAGGCGGCAACGTTGCCGTACTGTTTAGCCCGAGCTTCGGCTCTGGCTGGTCGACTTGGAATGAGGATCATCCAGCGATCTTGTTTGATCCGACTGTCGTCGAGTACGTCCGGACCGACGGCAAGTCCATGAGCAGGGACGACATGATCAAGTATCTGGAAGATACGTACCCAGGCATCTACCTCGGGAGTGGTTTTTATGACCTGGAGATCGAGTGGATTCCCCAGGGCACTCGGTTCAAGATCACCGAGTACGACGGCTCTGAGTCCATCCAGGTAGAAGACGAGATCGAGACCTGGTATGTCGCGTAACACTGTGTACATCCAAACATACGGAGACAAGACCATGAGTGAGTCCGAAGTGACTGAATTGATCGACCACCTCTGCGACTCCCTGTCCTATATGGGAGTCGAGGACCTGGAGGGCATCTCCAACCAGGAAGCCATCGACTTGACCATTCGAAAGCTCCGGACGCTCTACAACGTCGCTCTTGCAGCTGGCGTTGAAGAGAAGATGCTCCGTGCGATCATGAAGGTCTGACATGCTCAGCAAAGAAGAGCTAGATGACATCTGGGACAGCAAGCCCTACGGGTACTTCACCAAGTACGTGAAGGATACCAAGGGCAAGAAGCGGTACGTAGTCAGGACCACCGCATACAAGATCAAGGAAGAGGTGCTGGGCGAGAAGGAAACTATAATCTTTGCAAAGGCCCAAGATGATGCCTTGAGGTCCGCGGACCTAGAGAATGCAAAGCTAGGTCTTCTTCGAGAGCTTAGACAGCCATCCTGGGAAGCCTATGGCTCTACCACTCGCTTTAGACACACCATTGTGAGAACACTCTGACATGAGCAAGATCCACGACGAAGCAGTTACGATCGACTTTCTAAAGTACCACCTCGAGATCCTCGAGCGCGCAATGCACTCCGAGCTCGACATGGTGCTCAAGTATGGACTCGGCAATCGACTCGAGAATATCAAGGAGATCGACGAGCACTACAGGGCCATCAAGAAGACCCTAGAGTACTTTACCCCCGCCTACTGAGGTAGGTTATATAGTACTGCAAGTCAAACTTGGGGTGACATCATGGAGCAATTGACCGCAGTCAGGACACACAGTGAGCACTGGTCGCAGGTACTTCAGACCGATCCAGTCAGGCCTAACATAACTCATTGGCAGCGAATAGCGGCAAACCGAGAGTGCTTTGTGCTCCATGAGGAGATAAGCGTGAAGGCGGTGCTGTGCGGCGCCTATCTCGGTGCGGTACCCAAGACCGAAGCCGACGTTCTGTCTGAGTGGTCGAGCTTCAACGTGGCTTGCTTCTACTCGGTCTGGTCCTTCCAGAAGGGCTCTGGGCGAAAGATCATCACCCAAGCGCTCACCCATATCCGCTGGAACAAGCCTCGTGTGACTCGAGCAGTCACTCTGAGTCCCAAGACGGACATGGCTAGAGACTTTCACCTCTCAAACGGTGCCAAGCTACTGCAGGAGAATGAGTTCACCGTGAACTTCGAGTATACAATCTAGTTTGTATACAAACCTGCTGTAGCACTCTGTTACAAAACTATGGTTGACTTTATACCCCACCCATGGTATAACATAAGAGTTAACCAAAAGGAACCAACTTCCACATGAACGGCGATCTACTGATCCAAGTTGCCAACAAGTACTCCGACTGGTCGACTATCAACCGAGTCGGTAACGGCGCTGGCTCCTCGGCTCAACTGGTTCAGTCTTACATGGAAGCGGCGGCTCGAATGCTGCCGGACCACCGAGTTCGTGCCGTTGATGAGAACGGCCGACTCATTGACATCCTCTAAGGAGATATAACATGGAAACTACCGCTTATAACCGTCTTCTGACCACGATGCGCTCGGGCACTGAACTGACCGCAAAGCAGATTGCTGCACGCTTCCGCATCAGCCAGCCGTACCATCTGATTTACCGTCTCCGCGAGAACGGCTTCCAGGTCGAGCTTGTCGAGCGCACCAACTCCAAGGGTCAGTCCAAGAACTTCTACCGACTGGTCGAGAAGGCCAAGCGCCGCACCAAGGCTGCCTGATATATAATGGGTTGTGGTCTGTAGCTCAGCTGGTAGAGCAGGTGACTGTTAATCACCGGGTCGCAGGTTCGAGCCCTGCCAGGCCAGCCAAAATCTTCAGCTTACGCCTATTTGGGCTGAGATCCCGGATCGTTAGTGTAACAGCAGAGATAGCGGTTCGGGTTAGTAGTAGGATACGATCGTGCTGCTCGGGGGTGCGATAAGAGATCAAGCGCTACTGCGAACGTGGTGGTGTTAGCCCGAGCCAACTAGCCCGTATAGCTCAGCTGGTAGCAGCAACTGATTTGTAATCAGTAGGTCGGGAGTTCAAATCTCTCTGCGGGCACCATTTTTGGTCGTGTAGCTCAATGGCAGAGCGGAGAGCTTATACCTCTCGTATGCACTAGATTGGTGCGCGGTTGCAGGTTCGAGTCCTGTCACGACTACCAAAGTTTGAGAGTGTAAGAGCTGGGAGCTGAGCGGAGACGTGGCCTACGCCGGAGGTGGTTCGACTCCACCACACTCTCACCAAGTTCGAAGACTAGCCGTTGCTAATGGGGAACACGGCTTCAAGGTGACTGGTGGTAGAACCGATAAAACCACCCATGGGTTCCAGGGCCCTGGTCTTCGACAAGTATTCCAGAAGAAAGGCATGCATACATGATGAACCGGCTGCACAACTGCAAGAACCCGCACCAGGGTTCATACAAGAAGGTTCTGACGGTTTGTTCGGCGGGCCTTCTGCGGTCTCCTACCATCGCGTGGGTGCTTTCACAGGACCCGTATAACTACAACACCCGGGCTTGTGGTATCCACGACTATGCACTGGTCCCTCTGGATCGGGTGCTGCTGACTTGGGCGGATGAGATTGTGTGCGTCCAGCTTGACCATGAGATGGTGGTTAATAAGCTGCTGGCTGATTGCGGTCTCAATACGCCGGTGTTCAATCTCATGATCCCGGATAACTATGAGTACCGGGACCCGGAGCTTGTCGAAATTATCCGGCGGGCCTATAAGTGGTGAACACTAAGTAGTGGTATACTAGGTGACAGGAGACGTAGTTCTACAATCGTGGTCAGGCGTTCGTAAGGGTCCAGGCTCAGTGGTGCTGAATAATGGGCGTGGTAAGTTCGCCTACGGGGGAGCGACATACCTGATAAAGTAGAACGTCATCTAGTATGTTTGATCTGGATACGGACCGCATAGCGGACGTCGCTCATTGGTAATGCCAGACAACATTCGAGCCAAGGGCGTGAGGCTCAGCTAGTTTTGCGGGTGTGGTATAAGGGTTGTGCCCCGGCCTTCCAAGCCGTAGAAGACCAGTTCGAGTCTGGCCATCCGCTTTCTGTAAATGTGATTTGTACATCATGAAAAGGAGATATTATGGACCGACGAACATTAATGCTGACTGGTGCCGCTCTACTAGCATCCCCCAGTCTATCAGCACAAACACTTACGATCACCGGCGCCGGCGCCACCTTCCCCCGTCCGCTCTATGAGCGCTGGGCGCAGGCCGCACGAGAAGCCATCAGCGTGCAGCTGAACTACCAGTCAATCGGCTCCGGCGGCGGCATCAACCAGATCACCGCGCGTACGGTCGATTTCGGCGCCTCTGACGCGCCGCTGACCACGGCGCAGCTCGCCGAGCGCAACCTTCTGCAGTTCCCGACCGTCATGGGCTCGGTCGTGCTGAGCGCGAACCTGCCGGGTGTGGCGGACAATGCGCTGCGCCTGACGCCGGAAATCATCACCGACATCTTCTTCGGCCGGATCACCCGCTGGAACGATCCGCGGATCGCCGAGCTGAACCGCGACATCCGTATCCCGAACCTGCCGCTTTCGGTCGCCTACCGTGCCGATGGCTCGGGCACGACCTGGGTGTGGACGACCTATCTCTCGCGCATCTCCCAAGAGTGGCGCAATGGTCCGGGTGCCGGGACCTCCGTGCGCTGGCCGGTGGGCAATGGCGCGCGCGGCAATGAAGGCGTGTCGAACATCATCCGCAACACCCCGGGCACGATCGGCTACATCGAGAACGCCTATGCCGTGGTGAACCGGATGCCGACCACGCAGATCCGGAACAAGTCCGGCAACTTCGTGCGCCCGGAGCCGCCTGCCTTCCTGGCGACCGCCGCGGCGGCCGATTGGAATGTGCCGAACTTCGCCGCCGACACCATCGACCTGAACGGTGCGACGGTGTGGCCGATCACCTCGCCCACCTACATCCTGTTGCCGACCAACCCGACGGCGGACAAGGTGGCGGGCAGCTTGAATACGATGCGCTTCTTTGATTGGGCATACCGTCAGGGCAGTGACATTGCCTCTCGTCTAGAGTACATTCCGCTCCCTGCTGCGACTCATGAGCTGATCCGAGCTGCTTGGAGAGATCGTATTCGTAGTCCGAACGGTCAATCAATCTGGACGTAGGCGGTGCACTGAACCGCGTCTCTCCCGTCTCATTAAATAGGCACACACACTGACGGGAGAGACTGATGGCTTACATAAGGTTCTCTGACGTTCCGTTCCTCAACAAGAAGCACAAAGAGACTTGCGAGGCATTGCTTCGTGACATCAATCGACTGGAAACTCAGTGCCTCTTCGACGAGGAGTTCATTGACTACGTACGAAAGAGCTCCGGAGAGCCGGCGGCAATCATGATCGCCAAGGGCGCCTCCATACAGTTCAAGACTCTGTCCGCACTTAGAATAGCCTTCTGGTACTACACTGGATATGACCCCAGTAGAGTCATCATGGAACCCAGAAAGGAAGAGACAGTCAACATTTTTGATCCCCTGGGAGAGTTAGATGCCTGATCAGGAAAGACTCATCATCGGACTTTTGATACTAGCGTTTGGCTACATCTTACTCGGTATCGGTCTAGGATTCATCTTCGGCGCTGCTCTGTCACTGTTCATGCTTGCAGCGCCCTTCCTCGTGTTCGGAGCCTTTGTTGTAGCCCCAGAACTCTACAAGCTCATCAAGAACCGATGACAGTTAACGAGATCAAGACAGAGTACTACACGGTATCGGTCCGGATGAATCAGTCTGAGAACTCAGCCGGGTACGTGATGATGGAGGAGAATGTACCAGCTTGGGTCTCCATCGACTACCAGTACAACATCTTTCAGTGGATCACCAACGAGACGCTGGCATACAAGTTCGACACCAAAGAGAAGGCTATAAGCGTAGCAAGATCAAAGGTCGGGCCCAGCTATTACTCTCCAAAGCTCGAGACGATTCAAGTCACTAAGGTCACTGAGACTCGAACTCTTGTGTCGGAAAAGGTTGACTTCGACTAGGACTGGTGTATAAATACCTTGTTGCTGATGATAGCGACCAAATAGGTCAGACAGGACCGGAGGGCAGCACTCCGCCGCTCCACCAATAACACGGCTGTGACCTCTGTCAGTGATGATACGTCACAGTTTTCCTTTGGGGCGGAAACAGGATCGACTGATGACAGTAAGGGTCGAAGTAGGCAATGGTGCGGAAGCTACCCAACGCAACAAACCAACACAAACGCCAACGATAACGGCTTTGTTGAGACTCGCTTAGCGGCGTAATCTCTTGGGCTTACGGTTGAGCCTAGAAACAGAATCAACCGACCTCACAACTCGATATGGAGAAACTACATGAACAAGACTGGTATTGCTCTCGTCGCTGCTCTTGCCGTCGGCGCCTTTGCTACTGAAGCCGCGGCTCAGTCTGGCGTCTATGTCGGCGCCGCCGCAGCGACTCAGGGCCGCTCGGTTGAAGATGCCCAGTGGGGCGGAACTGCAACCGTAGGGTATCGCGTCAACCGCTTCCTTGCTGTAGAGGCACTCGGTGACTTCACCGCTCAGACGGAGACTCAGCGTGGCGGTCAGGCGGTCTTTGCAAACGTGACTGCTGGGTATCCTCTGGGTCCCGTGGTTCCGTATGTCCTGGTGGGCGCTGGCTACGGCTTCAATGCACTTGCCGATGCTGCCAATGATCCTCAGGCGCTGTGGAATGCCGGCGTAGGCGTGGCTTACAACCTGAGCGCCAACTGGCAGGTCGACGCTCGCTATCGTCGTGTAGAGGCTTTTAGTGGAGACGTGACTGCGGACCGTGTAACCCTCGGTCTGAACTATCGCTTCTAAGTAGGGCTTGCGGAAGGGTGGCCGAGTGGTTTAAGGCACCGGTCTTGAAAACCGACGTAGGCTGATACCCTACCGTGAGTTCGAATCTCACCCCTTCCGCCACCTTTTGGAGAGATTGCATTGAGCTATTCCATCGACGTTCTCAAGAAGTCTGTCTTTGAAGATGAACTGATCAACACCTTAAACCTCATCCCTGTGGAAAGTGTTGACGAAGATACGGTAAGTGTGATAGAGTACTTCAAGCGTCGAATCAAAGAGCTAGATGCAAAGACTAAGATCTAACTGAGAGTAGCTCAACGGTAGAGCACTGCGTTTGGGACGCAGGGGTTGTAGGTTCAAATCCTGTCTCTCAGACCAACTCCAGAGGATAATCGCTATGAAGACCACCGTTGAAGTCATCCTCTGCGCCTCTTGTGAGGGCAAGGGCTACATCTGGGGCAGTGAGATGACCGACTACCACAAGCGAGAGTACGACACGTTCAAGATCCCTTGCAAGCCCTGCGGTGGATCTGGTCGCATGGTCAAGAAGACAACAATCACTTACGAGAAGTTTACAGATGAAGTATCTGGTTGACATTGACGGCACGATCTGCACCAACACCGAGGGCGACTATCCCCACGCACAACCCTTGATGGATCGGATCTACTTGTTCAATCGACTCTATGACCAAGGCCATGAGATCCACTACTGGACGGCCCGCGGCTCTGGATCTGGCAAGGACTGGACTGAGTTGACTCACAATCAGCTTGCCGACTGGGGTTGCAAGTACACGAGCCTGAAGTTGGGTAAGCCCTCGTACGACGTGTGGATCGACGACAAGGCCTTCAATGCAGATGAGTTCTTCAAGTGACTTGTTCCCGTAGCTCAGCTGGATAGAGCACCAGATTCCTAATCTGGGGGTCGTGAGTTCGAGTCTCGCCGGGAACACCACCCTACAGTTCCTTAGCTCAGCGGTAGAGCAGCTGACTCTTAATCAGTAGGTCGTCAGTTCGAATCTGACAGGAACTACCATATATAGTGTGTCTGCCCGCTTAACCCAACAGGCAGAGGTATGGGCCTTAAAAGCCTTTCAGCGTCGGTTCGAATCCGACAGCGGGTACTTTGGGAGGTATGCTCGAGTGGACGGGCACCGGACTGTAAATCCGGCGACTTCGGTCACGGCTGGTTCGAACCCAGCACCTCCCACCATTTTTGATCTCATGGATGGATACAGAATGAAGCTAGTCATCACCGACGCCAATGGACTTCCCTCTCACCTTGGCGGGCACCAGAACGAGACTCACATCGACGAGGGCGCTCTAGATCACTTCATCAACAAGTTCGGCGTGAAGTCATACCTCGACGTCGGGTGCGGGCCCGGGGGGATGGTAGAGCTTGCCCACAGCAAGGGACTTGTGTCACTGGGTGTGGACGGCGACTTTACCCTAGAGCGACCGGACCCAGACCGCTACGTCCTCCACGACTACACCAAGGGTCCCGCCCCAGTTGGATCTCCATTTGGGGATTACTGGGACCTAGGCTGGTCCTGTGAGTTTCTTGAGCACGTGTCCGAGCAGTACATGGACAACTACATGGACACGTTCGGCAAGTGCAAGCGCATCGTGGTCACCCACGCTTTCCCCGGCCAGGGCGGACACCACCACGTCAACGAGCAGGATCCCAACTACTGGTTCCAGCAGTTCGGTAAGCGCGGCTTCTTGCTTGACATGGTGACTACTGATGAGGTCCGCAGGGCGTCTACCATGACCCAGCGCTACATTCGATTCAGCGGCATGGTCTTCTTTAACTCGAACCTCAACTGGCAGGTCTAAATACCACCCGCAACAACGCTGAGGGTCACATGCGATGGATCAGACTAGGCCTCTGGGAAGGCACCTTGTAGTAGACGTGTGGGGTGAGGTCGGTTCCATGCCCTTCTGGGACATGGACGGCGCCGCCGAGGCTCTGAAGAGAGCCGCAAACGAGGCGGGCGCCACCGTCATCACCGAGCGCTGGCACCACTTCGGAGACGGTCACGGATACACCGGCGTCATCGTGCTTGCCGAGTCTCACATCTCGGTCCACACCTGGCCAGAGCATGGGTCTGCTCTCATAGATGCCTTCATGTGCGGCGACTGCGACCCCATGGACTGTCTGGACACCATCAAGCAGTTCTACAGGGCTCAGAGGTGCGTGGTCCACTACATGGAGAGGGGTCAGGCTAAACCCTTGATCTAAAACACCCTACTTTTTTATAAAAAAACAGCCCCATATAGATCAATAGGTTAGCCGTAACCCATTGATTTGTATGGGGTTGACTTTTATAGCGGGTGGTGGTATAAAGAGACTATGAACAACGGAGACAGACAGATGAAATTTGAACGTTCCGGCTTTGAATATCACGGTGGCTACCTGACCTATCAGGGTAACTTCATCGCCCGCTTTAAGTATCGCGGTGCCGTCAAGAAAGGCGAGTACATCAAGATCCTCTGCAAGCACTACACGCTCGAGGATTGGGTGGAGAAGCTGAAGTCCAATCCTCCTCTCACGATCCTGCAGAATGACGGCTACGTGACATACAATGCACTCGACGGCTTCAAGGTCGTCGGTTAATCCACAAATCGTCATCAGAAGGAGAGATAGAATGCGCGACTACCCCAACATGTCCTACTGCATGTTCGAGAACACCATGGCTGCCATGAAGCAGTGTGCCGCGGGTATCGAAGAGGCGCTTGAGAACGGAGAGCCGCTGCAGCTGAACCAGTACGAGCAGCGCCCGTTCAACAACATGTACGAGATGTGCCGGGCCATGATGGAGCTCCTGGAGCAGCACCAGGAACTGACAGAGTCCCAGTCCCAGGTCGAGGAAGTCGAGCTGGACTAACCCATTGAGTTTTAATAACAAAAATAGGGGTTGACTTTAATCCCGGAATGGGGTATAAAGAGACTATGGACAACGGAGACACGGGTGTGATCACGGAAATTAAAACCCTGGCCGACATCGCCAAGCTCCCCACTTCCCTGCAGCATGCCCTCCGCCCGCGGCCGAACTCCACGGGCACCCGAAACCGGGCCAACATAAACGCTGCAGAGCGCAAGCTTGCGATCCAGCGCCAGGTGGTGGCTGCTATCCGTGAGGGTCATATCAGCTACGATCTCGGGGTGCAGATTCTGACGGCAAACAATGCGCTCGGCAAGACCGGCAAGGCCGCCCTGGCGGAAATTACCAAGGGTTAATCAAATAGGGGTTGACTTTAATTTCCATCTAGGTTATAGTTAAACCATAAACAGGAGACAGACAGATGACCGTCTACGTTCTTATGGGTGAGATCACTTACGAGCCCGGTACCGTCCTGGGCGTTTATTCGACTCGCGAGATCGCTCTGGTTGCGGCTCGGACCTTCGAGGCCGCTAACCGCACCACGCAGTACGACTACTTCATTCACGAAGTTGGAGTCGACGCTCCGGCTTGCGAGCGGCTCCTTGATGGTGAACGACTGGAGGTTGAGTGATCATGAGGTACCGCAAGGAAATCCGAGCCGAGGACGTGTGCCCCGGCGACTACCTCGAGGATGAGGACAAGTTTGTGATCGAGGTCAACCAAACCGCCACTCGAGTCATCCTCAGGTGCGCGTACGAGATGCGCTCATATCCGAGCACGTCTCTCATCTTTGAACCCGACCAGATGGTCGCCATCTCGATGCTGGAGGATTGAGCATGACCGACATTCTCACCAGTGACGTTATCCGACTGGCTAAGTGGCACGAAAATGAGGCTGTGAGGCTGCGTAAGCATTCTGACGCTGATATGACCTCTACGCACGGATTGGCTGAGATGCACGGAGAGACTGCCTCGACTCTTTATATGCTGCTAGCTGAACGTGATCAGCTGAGGGAAAACATCACACTTCTGGATGGGTTGTGGCACGAGTATCATGATGCTTATGTCTTACAAGTGGAAGAGAATGATCGACTGAGGAATGATCTTGAGGCGGTAAAGCGATAATGAAAATCTTTAACATCGTGATGGCCGTGAGCTTTACAGTACTCGGCTTCATCTATCTGATTACAGAGCGCGAAATGCAATGGTGGGCCGCCTCTATCCTGCACTTTGCTGTTGCTATTAACTTTGTGAAGGACAACATGCACAATGACCGATGATGTGAACAGTGCGCTGGAATCGTAGAGACCCAGACGGGTGGCACCGCTGGTTTGCATGGCATCCAGTCGAAGTTCGAGAAGAAGACGTCTGTGTCGAGACTGTCTGGCTCGAAGTCATAGAGCGCAGGGAGAGGCAGTACGTACTACCTCATCTTCGTCGCCCCGGTATAAACGACGGTCCGTACGAGTACCGAAACATAACCAGAGGGATCATATGAAATGAAGGACCCAGAGAGAGACCCACCATGGGGTCCTGCAGACGTGATCCTCCTCTGCTTTTCGGTTTTGCTGTTTATAGTCTTGACAATATACGGATAAATCATTTGGTCTCAATAACTTAGCCCTATCCGTGGGATAGGGCGTTTTGTTAGGATCTCAATGGGTTAGCCAAGAAAGTCAGCTACCAGCGATCTAAACCATCCAGACTGATGGGAAACCCACCTAGCCCACCAAGATCGCTGGTAGTCCTGTTACAATCGGTTACAAAACTGTGGTTGACTTTAAAAGCCAGGTAGGGTATAAAGAGACTATGAACAACGGAGACATGCAGATGACCAACATCCTCTTCGAGGCTCTCGGCGCCGTCACCCTCTTTGCCGTGTTTGCCTTCTTCCTCATCTTTGTATTCTGAGGCATCAGCCTATGACGATGCACCTCCTTGGTCCGATGTACAACTCGAACGGCAAGTGCAAGCCCAAGCCGACCGCCAAGCAGGTCCAGGCCAAGGCAGAGCACGAGGCGTGGCTTCGCCGCAACGGCGTCCATCCCGAGCAGTTGACCAAGGCCAAGCTGCACAAGAACAAGATTCCGTCTTACAAGACCGAAGAGCCTCAACTCAGTAATACGATCGTGGACGGCGGTAGAGCCAAGGGCATCATGGCCAACCTCTACAAGGAGTCGGCCCACGTGCAGACACAGGTCATGGCCAAGGTCGCCGGCGTGACTCAGCTCTACAACAAGGGCGGCTACGGCGTGGCAGTCCCGTCTGACGGCAACTGTCTCGGTTCTCGGAGTCGCCGACTTTAAAGATCGGTTGACTTTGATATATAGATGTGGTATGGTCACAACAACAGGCAATGGAGACACGATGATGCTGAAGGTAGTCTACTCCGAGGTGGTCAAGGGCTTTCCGTCCTACTCGCGCCCGTCTGTTGTCGAGCGCACCAAGACGTTCAACACCATCGGTGAGGCGGTGCAGTTCTCCAAGTACATCGCCAACACGACTCACGTGGTGGGCAAGCCCCTGATCAAGGACGAGGACTGATGCTCAAACGAATCTCGGTGTGCCTGCTTGCCCTACTCGCCACGGGCTGCACGACGGTCATCCAGCCGGCGAGGGTGGTGACCATCTACCATCCGCCGCCTCCGGTCGCTGTTTACTCGCACACCGAGATTCGACCTGAGGTCTACTACTTCAGCACTAGGACACCGGTGGTGGTATACCGAGAGCACCACGTCTACCGCCACCACCACCATCACTGGCGCAGGTGGTGATTACCGGATCGGGACTCGTCTCTGTCTTGGCTGCTCGCTTGTCGGTGCAGCTGGTGCAGGGGCGGGAGTCTCCGGTCTAGCGGGAGGCTCTCTTCCCTCTTCGACTCTGATCTTGGCGTCGTCAAGAAACTGACGGATGGCCTGCATGCTGTTCCTGCACCTGACGTTGTTCTGATGCAGTTCGGCGAGCAGCCTAGCGACTTGCAGGTCAGTCAGAGTTCTTGGCTCCGGGAACCTGCTTACAGTCTCACAAGTGAACATGCTGTCCTCTGGCATCACGACTCTGTACTTTGTCGAGGTGACCACCACCGGCTCTGGTGAAGCGCAAGCGGTCAGCAGAAGTACTGCTCCTAGGGTGACTACGGTTCTCATCTGATTGCCCTCAACTGCTCGACTGTGCGCTTCAATATGTCAGAGGCGGGCCTGTCCGCGGCCGCGGCCGCGGGAGAGTTCAGGTTCCCCTGGATGCTTTCAATCCGGTTCTGCACGTCTCTGTTCTGCTCTAGCAGAGCTCTAGTGGCTTCTCTCTGCTGCTCCTCTAGTGCTTCTTGCCTTCGGAGGAACTCCTCTTGGTCCTTCCTGTTCTGCTCTAGCTGAGCACGGTTGAACTCCATGAGAGCTGCTCGCTCGATGGACGACTTCCATACATAGTACGTGGTGGTGATGGCGCCTATGGCCATCACTGCAAGTGCCGCGTAGAGCCAGAGGCGATTTAAGCCGAGTAGGGAAAGAATCATGTTCGAGATAGTCTCCGAGGAGAGGATTAGGATCGCTGCAGATTACCTGTCCGGTACCGACAACAGCTTTGCTAAGCTTCTTGTGTACGGAGAGGAGTTCAAGGCAGCCGATCTAACTCCTATTTATATCTTAGACCGAAAAACCGCCGACGTGTATGTGACCTCAGCGGAGCGGATACAAAAATCTTTTCACTAGACTGACTGACCCTCTAAAAGCTTTACGGAGTGTAAAAATCCTTTCACATTTCCGTTGACTCCTACAAGAATGCGCCTATATATGCATTGGGTGCGCCGAATGGGCATCCACAACACCAATCTCGCTTTAACAGGAGAAAGACATGACACACTGGAAGACCTACACGTTCGACTCGAGCAACTTCGACCGATTCTTCATCGGCGCTGACAAGCTCGCCAAGTCACTCAAGGAAGGCTCCGAGTGGCTCGCTAACAATGCGGCCTCGTACCCTCCGTTCAATCTCAAGAAGGTCGACGACAACAAGTACGTGATCGAGATGGCGGTTGCCGGCTTTACCAAGCAGGATATCGAGCTCACGCTCGAGGACAGCAAGCTGGTCATCAAGGGCAACGCTGCCGCCGATACTGATGACGAGAAGGCTAACTACCTCCACTACGGTATCGCCAGTCGGGCATTTACTCGCCGCTTCACGCTGGCCGACAACGTCGAGATCCACAATGCCGAACTCATCAACGGCATGCTCAAGGTTTGGCTCGAGCACATGATCCCGGAAGAGAAGAAGCCCCGCAAGATCGAAGTCAAGGAGGCGGGCAGCAAGTGATGGCTCTCAAGGACTTCGTGTCCCACTTTATTCAGGGGGTTCGCGGCACGGTCGCGTTCAACAGGCAGATCAACAACCTGGACCGACTATCAGATCGTGACCTCCAGGACATTGGAGTCCAGAGGTCCGACATAAAAGCCTTGTCCGAGAGGCTTTCAAACTCCAAGTTTGGAGTATAAGTAGAAGGGGGCGCTTTGCCCCCTTCTTTCATTGGAGGATCGCATGAAGGTTACAAGAGAGCAGCTTACAGCATTTTTTAACAAGACGCCTGCCGCGACGGTCGAGCCCCTGGTCGACGACCTGAACCATGCGCTTGAGCAGTACTCCATCAATACACCAGAGCGCGTTGCCGCGTTTATGGCGCAGATCGACATCGAGTCTGGCGGTCTGAGGGCTCGTGAAGAGAACTTGAACTACAGCGCCAAGAGACTGACTGAGGTGTTCCCCAGGCATTTCAGGGATGTCGACCCCAATGCCTATGATAGGGCGCCAGAGAAGATCGCCAACCGAGTCTACAGGGACAGGATGGGCAACGGCTCTGAGGCCTCGGGCGACGGCTGGAGGTACCGCGGCCGCGGGTTCATTCAGCTGACCGGCAAGAACAACTACACGGCGTTCGGCAAGTCCATGGGTATGACAGCCGAAGAGGCGTCGGACTACATGAACAACCCAGAGGGCGCCTGCATGTCTGCCGGCTGGTTCTGGGAGACAAACAAGCTGAACGCAGTTGCCGACAAGGGCAACATCGACGAGGTCAGCAGGATCATTAACGCTGGTCCCGCCGGCGCAATGTCCTCTGTGCACGGCCTAGACAAGCGCAGAGATTCATACAAGAGAGCGCTTGAAATCTTCCGTTGACCTTTGCTCTACATGTGATATACTGAAGGTCTCACCGCACTCTCAGGATTCGTAATGGCAAAGTTCTACACCAACGTTTACAGCCGCGGAGACAAAATCTATCTCCGCGGCTACACCAGTGACAATCGTCGCGTTCAGGACATCATCGACTACAAGCCCTACATGTTCTTGTCGAGTCGCCGGGACGGGAACACGAAGTACCGGACCCTAGACGGCCGACCAGTCGAGCGGATGGACTTCGAGTCCATCTCGGACGCTCGGGACTTCATCAAGCGCTACTCCGACGTGTCGAACGTAGACATCTACGGCCTCAACCACTTCAAGTACCTCTACATCTACGACAAGTTCCACGGCGAGCTTGACTACGATCCCTCGTGGATCAACGTGATCGGCATCGACATCGAGACGGACTCGTCTGATGGGTTCCCAGACATTGCAGCCGCCGACAAGGAAATCACCGCCATCACCCTCAGCCGCCGAGGCGAGAAGGTGGTGCTGGGCTACTTTGACTACAAGCCCAAGGCCGACAACGTGCACTACATCAAGTGCAAGGACGAGTGGCACCTCCTCAACAACTTCCTGAAGATCTGGCAGTCTGGACGCTATCAGCCCGACATCTTGACCGGCTGGAACATAGAGTTCTTCGACTTGCCCTACATCGTGAACAGGATTAAGAACGTCCTGGGCATGGCAGAGGCCAAGAAGCTCTCACCGTGGGGCATCCTCGAGGAGCGGACCGTAGAGATCCACGGCCGAGAGAACCAGGCATTCACGCCGGCTGGGATCAGCATCCTGGACTACCTCAACCTCTACAAGAAGTTCAAGTTCGAGCAGCAGGAGAGCTACAAGCTAGAGTCCATCGCTGAGGTCGAGAACCTCCAGATCAAGAAGCTCGACTACAAGGCTCAGGGCTACACCAGTCTTGATGACCTCTACCGCAAGAACTTCGAGCTGTTCATCGACTATAACATCCAGGACACCACCGTAGTCGACTTGCTTGAGGAGAAGCTCAAGTTCATCGACCAGGTCATCGCCTTTGCCTACGACGCCAAGGTCAACTACAGCGACGTAATGACCACCGTGCTTCCCTGGGACGTGATCATCCACAACTACCTGATGGACCGTGCCGTTGTCATCCCTCAGTTTAAGAAGGGCGACTTCAGCCAGTCGCTAGTCGGCGGTCACGTGAAGGAAGTCAAGCCCGGCATGTATGACTGGGTGGTGTCGTTTGACTTGAACAGCCTGTATCCGCACCTGATCATGCAGTACAACATCAGCCCGGAGACCAAGCTCAGTCGAGAGCCCTACTTCCCGGTGATCGACTCGATCCTGGACAAGCACGCGGTTATCGAGGAGCAGGGGGTAGCATATGCTGCCAACGGCGTGAAGTTCTCCAAGGACAAGCAGGGCTTCCTGCCGGCGCTGATGGAGAAGATGTACAACGACCGCACCGAGTACAAGAAAAAGATGCTCGAGGCCAAGCGAGAACTCGAGACTCTGACCGCTGACAGTGACAAGCGCCGAGAGGTCACCAACAGGATCGCCAGGTACCACAACCTGCAGCTCGCCAAGAAGATCCAGTTGAACTCAGCTTACGGCGCCTTGGCCAACGAGTACTTCCGGTGGTTTGACTTCGACTTGGCTGAGGCGATCACCATGTCTGGTCAGCTGTCCATCCGGTGGATCGAGCGGGACTTCAACGAGTACCTCAACGGTCTGCTCAAGACCAATGACATCGACTACGTGATCGCGGCTGACACCGACTCGATCTACGTCAACATGGATCCGCTGGTCAAGTTGCTTGGGGTCACCGACCGGGACAAGATTGTCGAGGCTCTGGACAAGTTCTGCAAGAGCAAGATCCAGTCGGTCATCAACAAGTCGTATGAGGGTCTGGCAGACTACATGCACGCCTACTCTCAGAAGATGTTCATGAAGCGGGAGACCATCGCCAACAAGGGCATCTGGAAGGCCCGCAAGATGTACATACTGAATGCCCTCGACATCGAGGACGTTCGGTACACGGAGCCTCAGCTCAAGGTCATGGGCATCGAGGCGGTTCGGTCCTCTACTCCCAAGGCGTGTCGGGCGAGCATCAAGAAGGCCCTCCGCATCATCATGAACGAGGACGAGGTCACGGTCCAGGCATTCATCGCCGAGTTCAAGGGTCAGTTCATGAAGCTGCCCTTCGAGGAGGTGGCGTTCCCCCGAGGCATGAAGGGGATGGATAAGTACCGTGACAGACACTCCGTGTACATGAAGGGCACGCCGATCCACGTCAAGGGCGCCCTGCTATACAACGACCTGCTCAGGAAGCGGGACCTCGACAAGAAGTACCAGATGATCGGCGACGGCGACAAGGTGAAGTTTGCGTACCTCAAGACGCCCAACCCCATCGGTGACCACGTGATCGCCATCCTGGATGAGCTGCCCACTGAGCTAGACCTGCATCGCTATGTGGACTACGAGATTCAGTTCCAGAAGTCATTTCTGGAGCCCATCCGATCCCTGCTTGAGGTTGTCGGATGGCAGGTAGAAAAGATCAACACTCTAGAAGACTTCTTCGGTTAGGAGACAATTATGGAAGACGACTTCGGTTTCTCCATTGTGGACGAGTCAGAACTCACCACAGTCATCGAGAGGAACGACAAGGCAGAGCAACTCCGGGACATGATCATGCCCCTGCTTAAGAACCTCAAGTCTAACCCAGACAAGGACATCATCAAGTGGGCTGGAAAGGACCGTGTTCAACGGATTGATGAATTCATCAAGAAGATGAACAAGCTAGTTGACGGTTGACTTTTTGCCAGCCGGTGATATACTAAATCCGACATCCATCCACAGGAGCTAAGCATGTCTCTCAAAGAACGCCTGATCAAGAACAGCACCATAGACTTCACCGCTACACTCACCGACTCCAAGATCTACGGCCGCAAGGACATGATCCCGACTCGAGTCCCCATGATCAACGTGGCGCTGTCTGGCCGCATTGACGGCGGGCTCACGCCGGGTCTGACGGTACTCGCGGCGCCGTCCAAGCACTTCAAGACGGCCTTCTCTCTGCTCATGGCTGCCGCCTTCCTCAAGGCTCACCCAGACGGCATCATCCTGTTCTATGACTCGGAGTTCGGCACGCCTCAGTCCTACTTCTCGTCGTTTGGCGTCCCGATGGAGTCCGTGGTCCACACGCCCATCACCGACATCGAGCAGCTAAAGTTCGACGTGATGGCTCAGCTGCAGGAACTGAAGCGTGACGACAAGGTCATGATCATCGTTGACTCGGTCGGCAACTTGGCCTCGAAGAAGGAAGTCGAGGATGCCCTAAAGCAGAGTTCGGCGGCAGACATGACTCGAGCCAAGCAGTTGAAGTCTCTGTTCCGCATGGTCACACCTCACCTGACCCTCAAGGACATTCCGATGGTCGTCGTGAACCACGTGTACATGACGCAGGAGATGTTCTCGAAGCCCGTGGTCAGTGGCGGTACCGGCATCTACTACTCTGCCGACAACATCTGGATCATCGGCCGTCAGCAGGACAAGGACGACAAGGAGATCAAGGGCTACCACTTCATCATCAACGTGGAAAAGTCTCGCCACGTCAAGGAAAAGTCCAAGATTCCCATTACGGTCAACTACGACTCGGGCATCAACAAGTGGTCTGGTCTGCTCGATCTGGCACTTGAGGGCGGCTTCATGACCAAGCCAAAGCAGGGCTGGTATGCCCGTGTTGACCAGGAGACCGGTGAGATTGCCACAAAGAACTATCGTGCAGCCGACATCGTCGACAACGGTGACTTCTGGAAGACCCTGCTCGACGAGACTGACTTCTCCGGCTGGATCCAGCGCCGCTACAGCCTGGGCATGAATGACATCATGCCGGAGGATCAAGATGATGACGTCTGATGTAGAGGTCTCCGTATCCAGTTTTCAAAGTCCGGATGGATCCAGGCGCTCTGTAGTCTGGTCCATCAACGAAGGCTCTTCGTACGTCATCGACTTGTATGAGGGTGAGACTCTTGTTGACTACATGGTGATTAAGGGTAAAAGTATCCAATACGTAGAGGATGCTGCAGAGAACTACGTACTCGGAATTTACAAGAGGGCTGAATGACGTTTGAAAAAGTCATCTTTACTAACCTGATCAACCGCGAGGACTTCGGGAGAAAGGTCATCCCCTTCCTGAAGTCCGAGTACTTTCAGGATCGCATTGACAGGTCCGTCTTCGAGCTGATCGAGGACTACGTCCACAAGTACAACAAGTTCCCGTCCACCGAGATCCTCCACATCGACAACGACTCTCGTCGGGGCTCGGATGAGGACCTACACACTTCAGTACGGGATGCCATCACCCAGTTAGACGAGTTTGATCCCAAGACCAACCTCGAGTGGCTAGTCGAGAAGACTGAGAAGTTCTGCCAGGAGAAGGCAGTCTACAACGGGATCATGAAGTCTATCCAGATCCTCGACAACAAGGATCCAAAGCTCACCAAGGACTCCATCCCTCAGGTGCTGTCCGACGCACTTGCGGTGAGCTTTGACACCAACATCGGTCACAACTTCCTTGACGACGCCGAGGCCCGATACGAGTTCTACCACCGCAAGGAGCTAAGGCTTCCTTTCAACCTAGAGTACTTCAATACCATCACGAAGGGCGGTCTGCCCAAGAAGACCCTCAGCGTGTGCCTGGCTGGCACCGGCGTCGGTAAGTCGATGTTCATGTGTCACTGTGCGGCAGGCAACCTGCTTGACGGTAAGAACGTCCTCTACATCACCATGGAGATGGCCGAGGAGAGGATCGCTGAGCGCATCGACTCCAACCTGCTAGACGTGACCATCGACGAGCTTGCGGTGATGCCCTTCGACGCGTTCCAGAAGAAGATCGCCAGAGTCAAGAACAAGACCACGGGCAAGCTCATCATCAAGGAATATCCGACCTCATCGGCTGGTTCCGCCAACTTCAGACACCTGCTGAATGAGCTCAAGCTCAAGAAGAACTTCATCCCCGACATCATCTATATCGACTACATCAACATCTGCGCATCGAGTCGGGTAAAGTACACAGCCAACGTGAACAGCTACACCTACATCAAGGCCATAGCCGAGGAGCTTCGAGCCCTTGCAGTCGAGTTCAGTGTGCCCATCGTCACTGCCACTCAGACGACTCGAAGCGGCTACAGCAACAGCGACGTCGATCTGACGGACACCTCCGAGTCCTTCGGTCTGCCAGCCACGGCTGACTTCATGTTCGCTCTGATCAACAGCGAGGAACTCGAGTCACTCAATCAGCTCATGGTCAAGCAGTTGAAGAACCGCTTCAATGATCCAGCTAAGAACCGCAGGTTTGTCATTGGTGTTGACAGATCCAAGATGAAGTTGTATGATGTGGATGAGGCCGCACAGGATGGCATCATGGATGATCGACCTGTAATGGACAAGTCTGAGTTTGGCGAGCGTGACTCTGACTTCTTCAAGAAGCGCTCTAAGTTTGGCAGCAAGAAGATGGACGGATTTGCATGACAGATAACGAACTGAAGTTTAAAGTCCTAGAGATGGCAGTGACTGAAGTAAGAGATCAGATGTTTACAAAGCGCATGGTCTTGGAGAACCGATGGCAGCACTCTACCCCACAGCCAGAGTTTCCCGACCTACCTGTAGCGGATATCGCTGAAGCAATCACGATATATCGTCGTCTCATGGATGCAATCAAGAAGTGAAGAAGAAGATGTACTCAGACAACGTGACTCCCGAGCCGGGCAAGTACTATGTCCTAGGCAAGCCGACCGCAAAGCCTGAGGGCGTGTTTCAGTATGACGGCTTTCAGGTAATCGAACGGGCCACTGACCAGGTCATCAAGCAGTTTTACACGTTTGATGAGGCTCATAAGTTCCGCAAATCACTACAGGAAGGGCGGGCCTTCGACGGGTGGACGCCTGCATTTATTTTGCAACCGTCTCATAGAATCGGCTAAACTTGTATAAATAAGCTCAATGAAGTAAGACTTGCTTGATCTAGACAAGCAGAGGCACAGGGGATAACCGAAAGGAACAGTCGGGAGCACGGTGGGGTTCCGCTCGACAGTCTTACTCTTGAATGCAGGGGATCGGGTCTTAGGGCCCGATCCCTTTTTGCATAAATACCACAAACTAATAGTCTCTGTGGAGAAGAATCATGCTCTCATTTGTTAGCTTTATCTCAGAAGCTAAGCTCACCGCATCTGGCGCCAGAGGTGAATATCATGCAAGCAAGTATATTAAGCCATTTGTTGCAGGACAGCCGGCTCACAAGCCTCTGTCACACGAGATCGACGGCGATGTAGGAGACTTCAGGACAGGTGATAAGGTCACCATGCACTCACATCACGTCGACAGCAACGGTGTGCACCATGTGGTTGTGAGCAAGGAAGGTTCAAACAAGGTCGCTGTCCCCATCAGCAAGATCAAGAAGGTCAGTGACAGAAAGAACATAGGTCTGGCTCAGGAAAACACCCTGGTCAAGCACCTTAACGGTCATGGTCTGATGAGTGGCGGGGGTGCAGGGTCTACGGCAGGAAATGACTTTCATCTCATCGACAAGAGAGGCAAGACTCAAAAGAAGATCAGTGGTTCTGAGGGCGTCACCACAAATGAATCCGCGGTTACAGGAGAGCACAAGTCAAATCTCACGGCTGCCTTCGGTCAGCTAACTCTCACGAGACATCCGAAGACCGGGCGCTGGCACATCAGCGATAAGGCCAGACAGAATAGACCGGAGTACGCCGCAGCAATTGAAAAGGCCCACGTTACGGTAAACGGCAAAAAGAAGAAGCTGATTGACCACATCAACGACGTGCAGGGTAAGGACTACGTAAAGCCAGCGCATCGGACCACAGCTGAAGAGGTGTTTTCAGACGATCATGACTTGTCTCCAGCTCACGCGTACATGAAGGACCACCACGTCGATGTTGTTCATCTAGACTCCCACGGCACGTACAGAGCAGGTCTGAGCCGAGACAAGGACAGGCACAAGCTCGGTCTCCCATCAATGGAGGGTGTCGGTAGATTTAGGATCCGACAGAAGGACAGGGTGAACGACAACGCCCGCACCGTTCAGTTCATGATCAGGAAGCTAGACAAGTCACACACCCACATCGGTACGGATGAGGGCGCCAAAAAGATAAAGAAGATTCTTGGTCACTGAACCCCCGGAGATCCTCAACCGTGTTAGCATTTGCAAGATTTCTTACTGAGTCTCTGGACGTTGACAAGCTTAAGCACTTAGAGCATGCAGAGGATCACATCATCCACGGCGGTGACGAGGGCGTTGCCCATGCAGCTGACAACCTTGAAGATGTCCACAACATTCTGTTGGGCAAGAAGTCAAAGTCAAGACTGACTGTGAAGTATGACGGATCACCCAGTGTGGTATTCGGCAAGGACCCAGAGACTGGCAACTTCTTTGTGGCATCAAAGTCGGCGTTCAATGTCAATCCCAAGATCAACTACACCCCAGAAGACGTTGACAGGAATCACGGTCACGCTCCTGGTCTGGCAGCAAAGCTGAAGGCCGCCCTAGAGCACCTCCCCAAGGTCATGCCGCACACGGGCGGAGTCTATCAGGGAGACTTCCTGTACGAGAGACCCGACGTAGAAGATGAGAACGGCAGATACAAGTTTGCGCCCAACACCATAACGTACTCCGCCGATAAGGACTCGCCTCAGGGTAGAAAGATTGCCGCATCAAAGATCGGATTTGTGGTACACACCAAGTACTCCGGCAAGAAGCTGGCCGACATGAAAGCGGGCTTTGATGTAGACCACGGTGCGTTCAAGCAGGATCCGCACGTCAACCTGGTGAACCCAGAGATCAAGGAAGTTGATCCATCCAGATACACCAGCAAGGTGCAGCAGGAATACCAGGGTCACAAGGACAATGCTCTGGAAGCCTACAGGGCTCTCGACTTGGGCATGTTTGACAAGCTCTCTGCACACGATCAGTACCTAAAGCCTTACATCAACCAAACTGTCAGGGACGGAACCAAGCCCACAGCTGCGGGATACAGCAAGCACCTAGAGGCCAAGAGGGAGTCCGACGTCTCGAAGGTAAAGACTGATTCCGCAAAGAAAAGAAAAGAGGATCAGTACAACAAGTTTATCGACGACGTGGGAGGGAATGCCGATCAGTTCTCTAAGGCTCTAGAGCTTCACAGTCACCTGCAGCAGGCCAAGGACACTCTGGTTAAAGCCTTAGGTAATCCTACAGAGTTTGAGCACACCGTGGGCGGCAAGCAAGTCAAGCCCGAGGGATTTGTTTCCATCAGAAACGGCAGACCAACAAAGCTGGTTGACAGGGCGGAGTTCTCCAGACTCAACTTTGCCAATAACAGAGGCAAGGGCGACCCAGAGGCAACTGCACCGACTGAGAGCGAGATCCACCACGTGTTCGCGTTCGGGCGGATGAACCCACCGACCGTCGGTCACGGCGCCCTGGTCGATCGAGTCATGGAGTTGGCCAACGCAAACAAGGCAGGTCACTCGATAGTTCTCTCACACTCTCAAGATCCAGAGAAAAATCCGCTGTCAGCAGAGCAGAAGCTCAAGCACGCTCAGAGGTTCTTTCCCAATGCTAACATGTCCGTTGCAAGTAAGGAAGCTCCGACGTTCATACATCAGCTCAAGGACCTGCACAGCCGAGGCGTCACGCACGTCACAATGGTCGCTGGCTCCGACAGGATCGACGAGTACAAGAAGTTGCTTGACCGCTACAACGGACCACACAAGGAGTTCAACTTCAAGTCGATCAACGTGGTTTCCGCGGGTGAGAGAGATCCTGATGCCGAAGGCGTGTCTGGAATGTCTGCATCGAAGATGCGCGGTCATGCCATGACAGGTAAGTTCGGCGAGTTCAAGAAGGGAATTCCACAGCACGTCAACCCAGAGCATTCCAGAGAACTATACGACGACGTGCGTAAGGCCATGGACATAAGGATAGGGCCTGAGACCAGCAACATATCGCTAGGTAAATATGCCAAGAGGAATGATGTTATCGGTACCAGAGCCAGAGCGGAGCTAAAGCGTCGCGGCAAGCTCAATGAGGAGTCCACAGCTGATATCCGAGGTCTCGGATTGGTGACCGGCAATCCCGTCGTTTCATCCGATGCAATCAATGACTACCACGACAAGAATCTCAAGGTGTACGACGCAGAGGTCAAGGACCTAAACAAGAGACTCCAGAAGTGGGGACTCAGAGGCTTCATTGATCACTCAAAGTCCATAAATGCTAAAAAGGCAAAGGGAACCGTGTTCTGATGGAAGACCTAGACGAAGCGGTTCTGAGGACCGACATCAAGAGAACAGCAGGCGGATTTGCATACAAGAAGCTCTTGGGTAAGGGCATCGCTGACGTAAAGAAGTCGGTCGATCCAGGCGCCAAAAAGAAGATGAAGCTGCACTCCACCATGGAAGACGGTCGCAAGGTCTACCACGGCGTTGATGAAGCAGGTGATCACCACTTCAGCGTAGTCGGTCACGACGACAAGGTGGACGCCCACGTCAATGCAGTCAAACAGGGCAAGTCCCACGCCATCGAGATGGCGGTCGCCCGCCCGGGGGCGGGTGTGCACAAGCTGTATCACCATCTCATCACGAAGCACAACCACATTCTGACCGGTAAAGAGCAGTCAGTCGGCGGCTTGGGTATCTGGCAGAAGATGAGGAAGATGGGCGGCGTCAACGTGCACGGGTATCATCCAAAGACGGGTAGAGCCCAACACGTTGACATAGTGCGCAGGCCCGAGCTCAGCCACGTCAGTCACTCAGAGCTGGAGAAGTTCAGGAAGACCAAGGGTGGCACCGCGGCCCAGAGGAAGAAAGAGTACGGCGACATCAAGAAGACTCAGTCGATGATACTCGTCGCCCACAAGAACAAGAACATCAGGCCCATGAGGTCTCGGGTGTCCGAGTGCTATCAGACGGTCATGCAAGTCATCAGAGAGCAGGTCAAGAGATAAGTCATGGCGCAGTTTAGAAAAGACTCACACCAGTATCTCCCCGATGGGAAGACCATCTTTGAGGTGGTCATGCTTGCAGACCAGTACGGCAATCTGGTCGGACCAGCCAACCCAAGCGGTGTTGCTGTCGATGCATTCGGCCGCAGTAGAGTAGCGTTGCCCTTCACACTATTTGATTCCTCTCATCGCTATAAAGACAACGGGCTGTGGCACACGTCTAATACGGCAGGCACCACATACGCGTTCAATGCCAATGCTGGTCTGATCGAGTTGAATCTACCCACCACAGCTGATGCAGAGATTGTCCGTGAGACCAACAAGGTATTTTCATATCAGCCAGGTAAGTCTCTACAGGTCCTGAACACCTTTGTCTTTAATGCACCCAAGACCAATCTGAGACAGAGAGTGGGTTACTTTGGTGCTCAGAACGGCATCTATCTGGAAGTGGACGGTACAACAGTCAACTTCGTTGAGAGGTCACTTGTAAGTGGGGTCGTCACCGAGACACGCGTCGCCCAGCAAAACTGGAATGTCGACACACTTCTCGGCAACGTAACTTCAAGCCCATCGAAGATCAGCCTCGACGTGACCAAGGCTCAGATTTCATTCTTTGACATCGAGTGGTTAGGTGTAGGAACTGTAAGGTGTGGATTCGTCATTGACGGCAAGCTAATCCACTGTCACTCATTCCACCACGCTAATCTTATTGACTCCACGTACATGACTACAGCTAGCCTTCCACTGAGGTACGAGATCAAGAATAACGGTGGAGCTACAGCCACGTCTAGCAAAATGAAGCAGGTCTGTTCCACCGTTATTTCAGAAGGCGGCTACGAGCTTAGAGGGCTTCAACAGGCAGTAGGTACAGCTATCACTGCACCCAAGGCATTAACGACAGCTGGAACTTACTATCCCGTTGTTTCCATAAGACTCAAATCTACAGCGCTGGATGCTATCGTTATTCCCACCGCTATATCACTAATGGGTGTTTCTACAGGTATCTACGCATGGAGGGTGACATCAGGTGCTACTGTAACAACTGGGTCATGGGCTGATGCAGGCGCAGATTCTGCGATTGAGTACACGATTGCTGGCACAGCCGTTTCAGGTGGAAGAATTCTAGCCAGTGGATTCTTCACCTCTACAACACAGGGCAGTACATCCATCGACATCCTAAGAGAAGCACTCTTTAAGTTTCAGTTGGAGCGCAACGGACTAACAGGTACACCCAGTGCACTTACTCTAGAGGTATCAGCTTCTACAAACACCGAATTGGTGTATGGATCCATGGACTGGGAAGAGATCACTCGATAGGTCGAAGGGCTAAATTGAATAAATAGTGAAAATCAGCGGAGACTGACGTGAAGAAGAACCCAAAAGACAAAGAATCTGGGCTGACCAAGGCATACGTGTCAGGTCTCTCATCGTCGACCGCGAAGGCTCGTGCTGCTCATTGGAAGAAGACAAGCAAGATGGACCCAAAGAACCCAGCCGCTTACGAGCCCGCCCCTGGCGACAAGACCGCCAAGACCAAGGAATCAAAGCACACCAAGGCGTACAGGGCTAAGTTCGGTGAGGAAGCAGAGATCGACGAGACAGCGACGGCAGGGCTCGCCAAGAAGGCTAAGGCATCTGGCGTCTCTATCGGCACCCTCCGCAAGGTCTATAACCGCGGCGTTGCAGCCTGGCGCACAGGTCATCGTCCCGGCACCACGCCGCAGCAGTGGGGAATGGCTAGAGTCAACTCCTACATAACTAAGGGCAAGGGAACATACCACGGCGCTGACAAGGACCTGCGTGAGAGCCTATGGGCAAACATCCATGCCAAGAGGAAGCGCATTGCTGCAGGATCTGGCGAGAAGATGAGGAAGCCCGGCGAGAAGGGTGCTCCTACACCCGATGCGCTTAGGTCTGCAAAGGAGTCCATCGACCCCAACAAGCCGATCAATCGGATGATAGGAACAGATTCCTTGACAAGCATCTACAAGAAGAGCACGCCGGGGCAGGTAGTCAAGAGAGTGGTCCGTGAGTGCCTGGGCATGGACGAGGCGGAGTACCAGGGCAGAAATGTTGCTCTCGGTAAGCCCATGAAGGGCGACGTGAAGAAGTCCAAGGTCTACGTCAAGAACGAGAAGGGCAACGTGGTCAAGGTCGAGTTCGGCGATCCGAACATGACGATCAAGAAGCACATTCCGGGCCGCAGAAAGAACTTCAGAGCTAGACACAACTGCGACAACCCAGGTCCTCGCACGAAGGCCAGGTACTGGTCTTGCAGGGCGTGGTAAGAACATTTGATCAACGGAGGATAATATGTGGTATCTAACACTTTTGGCTTTTGGCGTTGCTGCGGTCGGCGCTTGGTTCTTCTTCAAGAAGGCATCACCCGACGGCGCCCTTGACGTAAACAAGGACGGCAAGGTGAATATGGATGATGTGAAGGCAGTCGCCGACGTAAACAAGGACGGCAAGGTCACTGATGCAGACGCCAAGGCTGCGGTTACGGCGGTCGTTGAGCAGGTCAAGGTGATTGCAGCGGAGGCAGCAAAGCCTGAGCCTGCACCAGTTGCACCTCCAGCGCCAGTTGTCGTAGAGGCTCCGCCGCCTGCCCCAAAGGCTAAGAGGAAGGCAGCCGCACCGAAGGCACCTGCCTCTCCCGCTAAGAAGACAACCAAGAAGGCAAAGAAGCAATGGCCGACCTAATTCAGCAGATGAAGGTGGTACTGGCAAGCAACTTTGCCATGTACCTCAAGGCTCATAACTTCCACTGGAACGTTGAAGGGCCCAACTTCAGCGAGTACCACAAGCTGTTCGGTGACATCTATGAGGACATCTGGGGATCGGTCGATGAAGTTGCCGAGAGGATCAGGACACTAGATCAGTATGCGCCTGGTAGCATGAGCAGGTTTGCTCAACTGTCTGTGGTCGACGATCAGATCAACATTCCCACAGCTCGTGGTATGGTCCAAGAGCTCCTATCAGACAACGTCAAGGTCATTGCAGAGCTCACCAAGGCCTTTAATCTAGCAGTAAAGGCTGGTAAGGAAGGTCTTGCAGATTACCTCGCTGGCAGGATCGACGTGCACGAGAAGCACGGCTGGATGCTGAGGGCTACGCTGAAGTCATGAGCACTGTAAGTCAAGGCAAACTAGTCGGATCAAAGGATGCTGCGTTTCGCAGGACATCTACTTCTAAGCCAGATGACTGGTCGGATAACTCCGGTAAGGACGTAGGAGCAGCAAGAAACTTTGCTCACGAAAAGGCCGCTGTTAATAAAGCAAATGACTCCAAGGCCAAGAAAGAGCAAGACATCATCAACAGAACTAAAGCGGCCGCACAGCGAGCCAAGGAGACACTGCGTATGGCTAAGGAAGAGATCAGCGAGGCAAAGGGCAAGTGGATTCCAGATAGGCCCATGAAGGTCCACGTTGCAGCAATGGATAAGAGAGATACGGCCGATCTCAAGGGCATGCATGACAGGTGGTCAGGCGATCACATAGACAAGAAGTCCGACCCTAGCACAAGTGAGCGCCTCCTAGCAGTTCACCACGTCCTCAAGAAGCGTGGAGAAAGTGTGCCCGATCTCCCTCAGCACAGAAATCTTGGCAGAACCAGCTATGTCAAGGAAGAATCATCTGGCACCGAGGCTCGTGTCAAGATCAAGAACGTCGCTAGACCCGACGATGCAGAGTCCACATCAGAGAAATCAAAGCTGTCAAAGCAGGCTGAAATCAAAACAAAGATTGTCGAGGAGAGACCCACCATGTCAAAGATTGATTTTGGGCTGTCTTCCAGCCTGATCAACGCCACTAGAAGCATCATGGAAAAGAAGCACGCCAAGGAAGCCAAGACCGATGTCGACCTTGATCCGGAGACCAATGACAAGTTGGACGACGAGAACGGCGACGACGATGATGATGTGAAGAAGGAAAGCAAGAAGCACACTTCTCCTAAGTCACACAAGGAGAAGAAGCTAGCTGCCCTTGCTCATCCCAAGGACAAGATCACGCACAAGGACGTGCTGGTCGGCCGCGGTGTCCTGAAGAAGGAAGAGACAGAGATCGAGGAAGCAATCAAGCCATACGTCTCGTACTCAGGTCCCCGCCCAGGTAAGTCCCCATCAGCCACGGTCATGGCTGCAGGTGAGAAGCCGCACAAGACGTTCAGCAAGGACGAGCACGGCGCCGACTACAAGCAGAAGGCCATGGACTACTTCAAGAAGAACATGAAGAAGCTCCACAGCGAGGAAGTTGAATCCGATGTCGACTCCCTCACCGAAGAGCAGCTCGAGGAAGTCCTGAAGAAGTCCGATCCTGCCGGCAAGTGGATCAGTGACTTCGTGCACTCAAAGAATCCCAAGTTTGAGGGCAAGTCCAAGAAGGAGCGCATGAAGCAGGCCCTTGGCGCATACTACGCCAAGCAGCGCAACGAAGAAGTCGAGATCGAGGAAGGTGATCAGTTCGCGACAAAGCGTCGCCTTGACCTAATCGCCAAGCAGGAAAAGAAGCTACCCGCTGGGATCTCTCCCGAAAGAAAGGCTCTTGCAATTCGCAAGCAGAAGGCCATGAAGGCTCACAAGGCTGCACAGGGCATGAAGGAAGAAGAACAGCTTGATGAGATCAGCAAGGCAACGCTGCAGTCCTACACCAAGGGCGCTAAGAAAGAAGCAGATTCTGCAAGGAAGGAACTCCAGTATAGCAACAGGATGGCCCGTGATTTTGGCCAAAAGTCCGACGTAAAAGACCTGCAGACGACAATCCGCAAGAGGACTCTCGGGACTGATCTCGCTAAGGCCAAGATGAACAAGAGCGGCAGGTCTGGATACATGCACGCCAACGTTCCTGCTCGCGAAGAGTTCGAGTTTACAGCTGAAGAGCTAGAGCGCATCGAGTCCATTGCCGCACAGCTCGACGAAGCTAAGCCCACGATCGTTTCCGCCCCTATCCGCGGCGCCAACCAGGACCAGTCAGGATTTGGCGTGAAGAAGAACACGGCTGACTACACCATCTCCGACGAGAAGAAGGTCCGCAAGGAAGAAGTCGAGATCGAGGAGCAGTTTGTAGTCTACCACAAGGACTCAAAGAAGGTGGTCTCGACGCATGCAAATACAGCAACAGCAAAAAAGCATGCCGAAAAGAGAGGAGCTGATTATGCCGTTGCCAGCAAGGAACACTGGCACACCAAGCTCAATCCCACACGCAAGAGCACCAACGAGGAAATCGAGCTCGAGGAGGGTCGCGGGCGTCCGAAGAAGTCCGGCGGTGAGGCAGAGGGTGACGACACTCACAGGCATCCCATCCAGCAGCTCACAAAGATTTCCCATGCAATCGAGGGATCTGAGCCACACTTCGAGCACAAGGACGGCGCAAAGACCAAGGTCGGTAAGCACCTAGCCAAGCACGTCATGGCAGTCTATGGCTCCATGAGGACTTCGCAGGAAAAGGATGACTTTGCTAACAAGCTTCACGCCAGCAAGGACTCAATGAAGTCCGCGGTGAGCAAGCTCTTCTAATAATAAATAAGAAAAACACTCATAAGGAGTAGCTAAATGTCATCTTGGGGCAGAAACGACCAGGCCGTTACAGCCAACTCGACTACGGTCAGGGTCACATCCACCGGTGCGCCTATCGGTCTATACGCACTGGTCAATGGCGGCGGTGGTCCGAACGCCGACTTCGGTAACACGAGCGGAACACGTGCAGCGACCGACGTTAACCTGTTCAGCAACACCACACCGGGCGCCTTTATTCCTGGCCTTGAAACTGGCGTGTTCGGCGTATCCGCTACGGAAATGTCAAACAACGTTCTCAACAACAGCAAGGAGCGTGGCGCTCATGCTGGCTGGAACTTCCGCAGAGCTGGCACGGGCCCGATCGCGAGCATTGCAGCCAATGCCACACTAACCGGCTACAACAACGCCGACATCATCACCGTGAGGTCACCCGCCGTCGGCGGTGCAAATGCGCGCATCACGTTCACGACAAACGCCACCGGTGGGTCTCTATCGTTCACGATCGCCAATTCAGGCGCTGGGTTTGACCTGGTGACTATTCCGACATCAAACATCTCGGTGACAAATGCCACAGGTGGAACAGCAGCCGGTAACAACACAGTCACAAATCTGGTGGTTACAGCTGGTGGTCGTGCCGGCAGGATCCATCACGAGACGATCATCGCCATGGGATCTCTCGGCGCTCAGACTGCAGCATTCGGTACACCCGCTGCGGTCAACGACGCCGCATCTGACAACACACTATTCCCTGGCGTGTAAGGAACTAATTTGTTATGGCCGACGTAAAGATATCTGCACTACCGATAGCCAACACCCTGTCCACTACGGACAGGGTAGTTGTGCTAGTCAACCCCGCTTCTAACGCCAGCGTTAGGACGATTACCACCGCCAACTTTGCCAACTCAGTTGCTGCCAGGCTCATCTCAAACAGTGCGCCCGCTAGCAACACGGCAAACGGCTCCCCCGGTCAGATAGCTTACGACGGCACCAGCCTATACGTGTGTGTAGCTAACAATCGCTGGGGTAAGACGACACTGACTCTCTCTTGGTAGTGGATCCAAGAGAGCGCCTGACAGAAGAGAACTTCCTCGTTTACTGCGCCAAGGTGTATGACAACCCTGGAATGCAGTCATCCGAGGAATTTCTTGAGGACCTGAACAGGATCCGCTATATCAAGAAACTACTCACTAGGTATGAGGATGCGGGTGAACTGAAAGAGAGACTGATCCTGAACCACGTGATCACTCTCCACAACTGCTTCGGCATTCACCTTGCGAAGATACTGTTTTTAAAGACGGAGAAGCAGTACCACTGCATAAAGCCGTTTCTGATACTGCTGAATGCCCTACCGCCCGTGATTCACAATGTCGGTAAATACACCGTAGTCGATACAGATGAGATACCGCTAGACCAAAAGATTGTCGACGCACTCAGAGGAATCAGGAATGAGTAAGCTAAAAGAAGACCTTCAATCCTCTGTTCCGTTGAACAACGTAGGCAGCGGCGGCATCGAGGGAATCGGCGTCGGTCCCAAGGGTGAGCCCGGAGTTCCCAAGAAGGGCAAAAAGCTCAGAGTCCTGTTTCCCATGCTGAAGCGAAAGACACTTCGCGACATCTCCAAGGAAATGTAGTCGTGTCGGACGAGCTTCGCTTTTCAAAGATTGACGACGCCATACAGAGACTTGCCGCAGTCTCGGCGGACCTGTCAAAGATGCTTGCGGTCCAGGAGCTCAGGCTCTCACAGCAAGAGAAGAGTACGGACCACATCAACTTCATGATAGAAAAGCGACGTGAGGACCTCGAGGCAAAGCTCAAGGAGGTCTACGTGACCATGAAGGAAGAGGACGGCGCCATCCTCGAAGAGATCAAGAAGTCCAGAGAAGCGTCCGACGCACACCACGAGCGCTTAGAGGCCAAGGTCTCCAAGCTCGAGAAGCTCGCTTTACTTGTAACTGGATCCGCTATAACAGTCGGCTTCATCCTTGGCATGGTAGAAAAGTACTTCAAAATCTTCAGTTGACTTTTGATCCTGGATCGGTATAATGGTTAGTGACCGATAAACATGGATCTTTACCAATATGCACTGGCTGGAACAGAAATACATTGGACTGGTGTCCAATAGGCTCCGAAACTACAAGCGCAAGTCCAACACCCTATACAACTTCTCGTGTCCCTTCTGCGGTGACTCCTTGTCGGACAACCGCAAGGCTCGAGGCTTCATGTACTCGAAGAAGGGAAACACCCTCTACCACTGTCACAACTGCGGCAAGTCCACCAACTTCAACAAGTTCCTCGAAGAGCTCGACGTCAGGCTCTACTCCGAGTTTGTCCTAGAGAAGCTCAAGGACGAGAAGAAGGTCGACATCAGGAAGAGTGAGCTGGATGAGTTCGTCAAGAAGCTCGCCAAGCCCGTGTACCTCAAGGGCGGTCCGCTCAAGGGACTGAAGAAGATCAGTCAGCTTCACCACGACCATCCTGTTAAGGTCTATGTCGAGTCCCGCAAGATCCCCAACCGGTTCCACGCCAAGATGTTCTTGTGCCCGAACTTCTACTCTTGGTGCAACGAGGTGATTCCTGGCAAGTTCAGTGAGAAGACTACCGAGAAGGACGAGGCAAGGTTACTTATCCCCTTCCTGGATAAGGACCAGAAGATGCACGCTTTCCAGGGCAGGTCTATTGACTCCAACAGCAAAGTGAGGTATATTACCATAGTCAACGACGAGTCTGTGCCCAAGGTCTACGGGCTGGACGACGTCGACTTCAACAAGACTACCTACGTGCTAGAGGGCCCGATCGACTCCATGTTCATCCCCAACGCCATCGCCACCGCAGGCGGTGATCTAGTTGCGGCAGTCAAGGACATGCCGAAGAAGAACATGGTGGTCGTGTACGACAACGAGCCTCGTAGTGCAGAGACTCGCAAGAAGCTAGAGCGTGCCATCATCAACGGCTACAGGGTCTGCATCTGGCCAGAGAACCTAGAGGCCAAGGACGTGAACGACATGGTCATGTCAGGCCTGAGCCAGGACTTCATTCGGTACATCATCGACACTCACACCTTCAGTGACCTCCGAGCCCGACTCGAGCTCACCAAGTGGAGCAAAGCATGAACCTGGAAGCCTTTTTGGTTGACGAAGTCGACAACGGGCCCTATAGTGACAGGGTGTGTGATGAGACTCGGCGCAGGATTCGGCTTACGGTAGCCGCATTTGCCTATGAAATTCTGCACTGCCCCGTCATGTCGGACTCCGAGTTTGACGAGCTTGCTAAGTCGATCGACCTGAGTGTAGACACGCGACGACCTGACCTGGATAAATGGTTCCGCAAGAACTTTGATCCCTTCACGGGCATGTGGATCCACGGTCATCCAGAGCGCCAACGAATAGAGCAACTGGCTAAGTTTGTAATTGAGAAGATGGGAGCCAAACATGAGCAACGAGCTTGGTAAGATGGAAATCACAAAGATCATCGACAACGAGGACGGATCTGCAACGGTCATGTTTGAAATGGAATGGGATGCAATCCGTGCCTTTGCAAAGATCGGAATCATGAAAGTCCTGACAGATGCCGTAAAGGATTCCGATATCGGGCTCATGGAAGCCATGAATGAAGCAGCGCAGGAGACACTCAAGCAAAATGGACCGCCGACCGATGAAGCTTAAGGACCAGGAAGTCCTCTACGCTTACCTTGAGGGTCGTCACTGTGCAGACGACGACGATCGAGATAACGGCCGTTTCTACATGAAGATGGCGCTTGACCTACCAAAGCGTGACATGAAGCTCTGGCACATGTTCACGACAGGATACCATGAGAGGAACATTCAGAATGAACAGCGCTAAGATTGTAGCCATCACCAACCCACTGATCGAGGGCGTAGATACCTCAGATCAGTTCATTGCGTATGCGGCTCGAGTCTCCAATCCATCCAACCAGATCAACTCCGAGACAAGCGAGAAGCTTCTTCGATACTGCATCCGCCACAAGCACTTCAGCGTGTTCGAGATGGTCAACGTGGTCATGGAAATCGAGACGACACGTGACATTGCCCGACAGATCCTTCGGCACCGCTCATTCTCTTTCCAGGAGTTTTCCCAGCGCTACGCCGATCCGACCAAGGACCTCGGCTTTGTGACTCGCGAGGCTCGACTGCAGGACACCAAGAATCGACAGAACAGCATTGAGGTTGAAGACCAAGAACTGCAAGACTGGTGGCATTTCCATCAGCGTAGCGTGTGGGATACTGCTGAATTTGTATACAGTGAAGCTATCAAAGCTGGTATCGCTAAGGAACAGGCACGTGCAGTACTGCCTGAGGGCCTGACTCTCTCACGAATGTATATGAACGGCACTCTGCGTTCCTGGATCCACTACTGTGAGCTCCGCATGGAGAACGGCACACAGAAGGAGCACATCGAGGTCGCCACGTCTGCCTGGGGTGAAATTAGTAAGTACTTCAAGTTCCTAACCCAGAGTTAAACCATAAATAGTCTCCGCAAGGACCAATAGTGGTCCAGGAGACATCGAATGAGAGCACTGCTTCTCATCGTTATGGTCTTCATCATTAATCCCGCGAAATCAAGTGAAATACTCTTCCAATTCAACTCGCCTGCCTTCTCGGGTGTTGGCTACAGCAGTCATGTGCTTACTGTCTACAACATGGAGCTGTCAAGAAGGATAGCTGTCGAAGCCGAAAGAAAGGCAGCGCAGCTCAGAGCCGAGCAGACAGCTCAGAACACCACTATGGCTAGGTTCATCACAAACCTAGAGAGTAGAGTCTACAACGAACTAGCCAGACAGATTACCGAAAAGCTATTTGAAGGCACTGGTGCTCAAGCCTCGGGTACCTTTGCCTTCAATGGCGGTACTATATCGTACTCAAAGACCGGTAATCTGATAGCAGTGACCATCAGGGACTCTGCCGGTTCAGTCACCACCATGAATGTGCCCATCGGGGACTTTGGGTGGATGGCGCCATGAAGAACATCCCCATCATCATCTTAGCGGGTCTGCTACTGTCTGGCTGCGGTCAGCTCGGTAGAGACCTACGAGAGCAAGTCGGGCTCGGAACAAGAGACCCGGAGCTTGTCAATCCAGCACTAGAAACTCCCAGAGAGATACCGGCGCCTGCCACAGGTGCAGTCACGGTTGCCGTGTATCAGTTCAGAGACCTAACAGGTCAGAGAAGAGCAAGTCAAAACATAGCCACCTTGAGCTCCGCAGTGACTCAGGGTGCTGACGCGTATCTAGTTCGTACGCTGCAGACGGTTGGCAACGGCCGTTGGTTCCGAGTAGTCGAGCGAGGCGGATTGGACAACCTGATCAAGGAGCGCCAGCTGATTCGTCAGATGCGCGAGCTGTATGAGGGTCCAAACGCAAGACCACTCCCACCGCTCGTGTTTGCCGGCATGATCTTTGAAGGCGGCATCATAGGCTACGACTCAAATCTAATGAGTGGCGGTCTTGGCGCCAGGGTCCTGGGCATCGGCGGTCTAACCGAGTACAGGCAAGATGAAGTAGTGGTCAACCTTCGTGCTGTAAGCGTAGCCACGGGCGAAGTTCTTTCGTCGGTAACTGTCAGCAAGACTGTTGTCAGCTGGCAAGACAAGGTAAGTGTGCTCAGGTTCAATGAACTCGGCACACGGTCATTGGAGATGGAGACCGGTGCTGCTTCTAATGAAAGCATGAACTATGCAGTACAATTGGCTATTTTGGGCGCTGTAACTGAAATAATATTTGATGGTGAACGAAGAGGCGTCTGGCAATTTGCACCCACTTCACCATAATCAAATAGGACGGAAAATGCTCAGAAAAATAGTAGCTGCAGTAGGTCTTTTTCTACTAACAGCTTCACCTCTGCTTGCTCAGAACCTAGTTCACATCGAGCAGGTCGGTAGCACCAATACAGTTAACATCACACAGATGGGAAACACCAACCGCGTAGGAACTGCACAGTCCCCATCTAGCATCACTGGTAGCAACAACACACTATCGACAACTCAGACAGGTGACGCCAACATCATTGACTATGAGGTGATCGGTGACAACAACACCATCACAAAGACCGTGACTGGCGACACAAACCAGATCACGTTCAACTGCGGCAACAACACGACTGCATGCACGGCCGTAACTAGCACAATGACGATCGCTGGTGATCTCAACACCGTTACCTCAACTATCAGAGGCAGCAACATCACCAACACACTTGACATCACAGGCAACTCAAATGCTGTGACACAGACCATCACCACAAACAGCAGCTCAAGCTCTATCACGATCCTCGGTGACTCTAACACACTTACAAGCTCAATGACTGGGGCAAGCGCTGGTGCAGGTCACGTACTTGTCGCCGCAATCACCGGCACAAGCAACACGCACTCTATCACTCAGCATGGCACCGCAGACACGACTGTTAATCTAACTACAACCGGTAACTCAAACGCAGTAACGATCTCCACCGGCAGATAGTAGCATGAAAAAGCTACTGGTGGGATTATTGTTATGCCTAATGCCGACGGTGGCTCACGCTGCCGTCGGCAGAGTCTCTGAGCAGACGGGGACAACCGTTGAAATCAGACGAGGTTCAAACTCTATACCGGGTCAACAGAACACAAGCATAGAGAGCATGGACACCGTGCTTGTTGGCTCCAGAGCGGAGACCAACATCACGTTCCAGGACAACACCAGAGTCAAGATCAAAGAGAACTCCAGACTAGTCATCGACAGCTTCGTGTTCGATCCCAACCGATCCGATGCTGGCAGGATGGCGATGAGAGTCACTCTGGGCACAGTTCAGTACACGTCTGGTCAGATAGCTAGATCCAATCGACAGAACCTAAACATCTCAACTCCTACAGCCACAGTTGCTGTAAGGGGAACTGACATGGCGATGTCGGTGGATGAAGCGGGGCGTAGCTTTGTGGTGCTGCTTCCCTCGTGCAATGACCCCAGAGAAATCAATCGCTTTGAGATCTCTGGCAACTGCACAGTGGGCATAATCGACGTCATAACGGCAGCGGGGTCTGTTACCCTGACTCAGCCATTTACAGCCACGTACGTTACAGACGCTAATCAGCAACCCCTGCCCCCAGTCCGAATAGAAGCAAACATAGCCACCATCAGCAATGATCTAGCCCTGCGCAAGCCCGAGGGCATATTGGCTGCAGAGCAGCAGCGCAATGAGGCTAGAGAAAGGGACCGCAACCGCAGTGCTGTGTCGAGCGAGGAGCAGAGAGCGACTTCCTCCAGTAGCGCTGAATCCAATCACCAACAATCAGAGTCATCTTCATCGACTAGATTGCTTGTGTCATCCACAGCGGAGATGCAAGGCGACGTGTCCCCCACGAACCCGTGTTGGCCATTCAACGCTTGTGGGAACGAGAGGGGTAGAAACTGGTATCACAGAGAGGACGAGCAGCGCAACAACGTGATCAGAATCTACACCGGCGAGCGCACCGACAACACGACATACAGCATCTCTATCAATGAGGTCGACACTCAGTCTAGGGTCAGCGGTGACGGTGGAAGCAGAGTAACAGTAAGGATCTGGAACAGATGATCAGATTACTTGCCGCATTGTTTGTACTGCTGTTTGCTACCACAGCAACGGCTCAGGACAACTATGGATTTGAGCTTGGCAACCTAACTGGATGGACCGCAAGCAACAATGCAACCCGTGGTCCTACAGGTTGGGGCGCCAATGGTGTGGGCGTGGCTGTTGTCACAGGAGTAACTAACTTTGCGCCAGGTGGCGGTAAGACATGGAATGTCACGCCGCATGGAACACACATGGCCTCACTACAAGCTGGCTCCGGAGCTCCTGGATTTGATTCCATAGTGTCTAGCCTTGGATTGCTGCAGGCAGACAATACAGCCATAAGAACTATGCTGCAGCAGCAAGCTCAAACCGGTGGTGGTAATCCTACCCCAACAAACGGAGTCTGGTTGAGGCGATCAGTTGCACTACAAGTCGGGGTAACCTACAGCATAGCGTGGCAGTACATCTCCTCTGACTACACGCCGTTCAATGACGGCTCTCTGATCACGTTGGTCCACTCTACGGATGCAAGCAAGATTCCAACGCTGAACAACCTACAGCGCAGATACGGACTGCTTGGGTTTACTAATCCCGGCACGGGCAACTACTCTACCGGCAGCTACGGCTCAACTGGATGGCAGGTGGCAACATTTACGGTTCCGGAAACAGGAACATACACACTGGGGTTTGCTAGCTTTAACCTTGGTGATACAGCTTTGAGTCCGATCCTACTAGTTGATGAGATTCAGGGCACGACCACACTGAACGGGCAGACGTTTGCTCCCGTCCAGCCAAATGCTGGCTCATCCGCCCCGCCCCCGCCCGCGGCCGCACCCTCTCTTTGCTGCGGCGGTAGTGCCACGCCATTCAACTCCAATGCCGCATTTACAGGACGTGTGCAGACGTTTACTGCAACTGGTGACAGCAGAGTGATCATCGAGCAGGTCGGCAACTCCAATACAGCCAATGTCACTCAGCTGGGCACAAGGAACTTTACGCAGTACACAGTCAATGGATCCAATAACATCGCCAACATCACACAGAACTCCAATAACAGCACAAACTACATAGAGACCACCATCCAAGGAAGCAATAACTCTACAACCATAAATCAATCAGGCACCGGTGGTTCCAGAGGAGTTCTTGCTACTGTAGGCAACAACGTGAACTCCATAACGGTGCAGCAACAGAACGCAGGGTCACACTATGCTGAGATCAACCTATTGGGCGGCAACAAGACCGTAAACGTGAATCAGTCTGGTTCTGGCAACCACATGGCGAGGATCGAGTTAAGCGGCGGTTCAACTTCCATCACGACTACACAGACGGGCAGCACCCAACAGCACTACTCAATCACTCACAACTGCGCTACCGCTAGTTGTGCAGCCATAACGGTGATACAGGGGCAATAATGAAGAAATACATCCTCTCCGCATTGATCCTAGTCGCCTTACTGGCGATCAGAGCTTTTGATCCATGGCCCGTTGAGGTTGCAAGGATGAAGTACTTTGACTTCCTCGAGCGCCAGCAGGCCGTCATCAACGATCCGGGGATAGTGCTAGTCAACATAGACGAGGCGGCTCTACAGCAGAACGGTCAATGGCCATGGCCCAGAGATGTTGTCGCCCGATACATCAACGACATCATGGACAGAGGCGCCGCGGCTATAGTGGTGCCCATACTGTTCTCGGAGACTGATAGGTCAGGCAAGGACTCAGACCTAGAGAATGCCCTGAGAGAGCACACGGTCATCCTGGCTCAGGCGCCGACAACACAGGCAAGAGAGCCGTTTGCCAGGGACAGAGGCTATGCCCTGATCGGTCCTCCTATCAACGACGTCCTGCCCTCATGGCCCGGCGCCATACCGCCGCTGCCTCAGTTTGCTGAAGCGGCATCTGGCGTGGGCATGATAGCCACCATGCCAGAGCCCGACGGCGTAGTTCGTCGCAGTCCGATGCTTGTGTCGGTGGGCGACAAGGTCTATCCATCACTGATTCTAGAGACTCTTCGAGTGCTGTCCGACGAGGTCAGCTTTCAGATCAGATCAAACGATCTGGGTGTAGAGGTGCTGAGGATACCCGGGCAACCTCTGCTATACACAGACCCCAACAGTCGACTTTGGCCCGTTCGCTCGTTCAGGTACGAATCATACTCAGTGCTGGACCTCCCGGATGATCTGGACGGAACGATAGTCATCCTGTCACTGACCGCCGAGGGATTCAGCAACCCGGTCGCCACAAGTCACGGCGAGATGCTGCCGGCAAAGGTCATAGCGACTGAGCTGTCATCTGTCATAAATCGACTGTTTGTGACCAGACAGGCAGAGGCAGACACGTACGAGCTAGCTGTATCGCTCCTTGTCGGTCTACTGGTAATACTGATGGCCCTACGGACGAGACTGATAGTCGGCGGACCAGTCGTGGTGTTTGTAATCGGGTGGGTCGCCTACGCCTCGCTGTTTGCCAGAGCCGAGTACATGGTCCTATTTGACGCCGTGTTCCCTATCACCGCAGCAATACTTGTGTTCTCCGCTGCCGCATTCTCTAGAGCCATGGAGGAGTTCAGACTCAAGCAGCAGATCAAGAAGCAGTTCGGCACGTACCTGTCTCCCGACATGGTGGAGAAGCTGCAGAAGAATCCAGAGCTCTTGAAGCTCGGCGGTGAGACCAGAGAGCTGTCGATCATGTTCACCGACGTTCGAGGATTCACCACCATCTCTGAGCACTACGGCGACAACGTCCAGGGCCTGACTCAGATCATGAATCGCTACATGACTGCCATGACAGCAAAGATCTTAGAGAACAACGGCACTCTTGATAAGTACATCGGCGATGCCCAGATGGCATTCTGGAATGCTCCGCTTGACAACGAAAAGCACGCAGTCGATGCAGTCCGCACGGCACTTGCTATGCTTGACGACCTAAAGAGGTTCAACGACGAGATCGCCAAGGAGGGAGTGCCTGCGTTCGGCATGGGCCTGGGCATCAATACGGGTTCAGTCGTGGTCGGCAACATGGGCAGTGACCAGAGGTTTGACTACACGTGCTTGGGCGACAGCGTGAACCTAGCGGCAAGGCTTGAGGGACAGTCAAAGCCATACGGCGTGAAGTTGGTCCTTGGTCCAAAGACCGCAGAGCAAGTCATGGGAGAGTTCAACGTGGTCGAGCTTGACCTACTAGCGGTCAAGGGCAAGACCGAGCCCGTGTCGATCTATACCGTAGTCAAGAACAGAGACATACTGGCGATGAACCTGCATCAGGAGTTCCTGACCGCGTATCGCAAGGGCAGGTGGGACATTGCCAGGTCAATGCTGCCCAACCTCAAGCCGCTGTTTGACGGCGAGCTGGTTGACTACTACAAGATGATGGCGGAGAGAATGGAAAGTTACTCTCCGCCGAAGGGCTTTGACGGCGTGTACAGGGCTACTTCGAAGTAGGCGGCTTTTCGGGAGGCGCTTCCTTCTTGGTCTCCCGATCCGCTTGACGGAACTCAGCCGCCTTCTTGACCAGTTCCTCATGCTCCATCTCTCGCAGCATGAGGACTACGTTGACCTTCTGGTTGAGCCTGATCAAGTCGTTGTCAAGCATTCGGATTCGGTCTATGAGCGCTATAAGTACACTGCTTGCGTCTGAGAGGACGGGCTTGATTTCCTTGGTGGCCCAGATCCAAACGTAGTAGACAAAGTAGCCAAGCCCGCCGGCCGCCACGATCGGAAACCCATACTTGCTTATGAGTTCTACTACACCGCCCATCTTTTTGACCCTTGTGCTGATTTTTTGGTTTCAATTTGCGTGGGAAGAATATATAGTCAATCTCTACGGGCGTCGTTCTTTCCGTCTGCCCTTGCAATTCGCTCGACGTCAGGCTTGACGCCCATCGCGTTACTGACAAGGGTATCAATTCGGATGACGTCGTGGTTCATTGTCTTGACTCTGTTGTCGAGAGCCGTAATGATGCCGCTGAGGCTCTTCACCGAACTTAAGACTCCTGACAGGATGAACTTCATGGTCAGAAACACGAAGTAGCCTCCCGCAAGAGCCGAGGCTATCGGAAAGCCTAAATCGGCTACCAACTTGAACCAAGAGTTTACGTCCATGGTGTCCTCCACTTTTCAGCTATTTATAAAAGAGGTAACGAATGACAACAACTAGAGTGACTAAGCGTGGCGGCCGACTAGAGCCTCTGGACCTCCAGAAATTCCACAAGGTGGTCGCCTGGGCGTGTGAGGGTCTGGCTGGCACCAGCGCCAGTGAGATTGAGATCCGCTCACAGGTCCAGTTCTACGACAAGATCAAGACCGTGGACATTCAGGAGACTCTGATCAAGGCAACTGCAGAGTTGATCTCTGAGGATGCTCCAAACTACCAGTATGCTGCTTCACGACTAATCAACTACAATCTCCGCAAAGAGATCTATGGGCAACCCGAGCCATGCTCTCTATATGAACACTACGACCACGTTGCTGACTGGGGCTACTACTCAAAGGAACTCGGGCAACACTACACCCAGGCACAGTTCGACTGGCTCAACAAGCAACTCGACCACGAGCGCGACTTTGCCATCGCCTATGCCGGCATGGAGCAGTTTCGTGGCAAGTACCTAGTAAAGAACCGAGTCACCGGTCAGTTCTATGAGACGCCTCAGATGGCGTACATGCTGATCTCGATGACGCTCTTCCGCAACTATCCAAAGACAACCCGTTTGAAGTGGGTCAAGGACTTCTATGACGCAATCTCAACCTTTGAAATCTCTCTCCCCACGCCGATCATGGCTGGGCTTAGGACGCCACAAAAGCAGTTTAGTTCATGCGTCCTCATCGAGACAGATGACTCTCTCGACTCCATCAACGCATCAGCCTCCGCAATTGTCAAGTACGTCTCGCAAAAAGCTGGCATCGGCATTGGCGCTGGGCGTATTCGCGCTATTGGCTCTCCAATTCGCAATGGAGATGCTGCTCATACTGGTGTTATTCCATTTTATAAGCTCTTTCAGTCCGCTGTAAAGTCGTGCAGTCAGGGCGGCGTCCGCGGCGGCGCCGCAACTCTACACTATCCCATCTGGCACCTTGAGGTCGAGGACCTGCTTGTCCTCAAGAACAACAAGGGCACCGACGACAACCGAGTGCGCCACATGGACTACTCGGTGCAGTTCAACAAGGTGATGTACGAGCGCTTGCTCACAGGCGGCAACATCACCCTATTCAGTCCATCAGATGTCCCAGGACTATACGATGCATTCTTTACTGACTGTGATCGCTTTCGTACTCTCTACGAAGGGTATGAAGCTGACGCTTCGATACGAAAGAAGTCAATCAGCGCCATTGACCTCTTCTCATCCTTCATACAGGAGAGGAAGGATACTGGACGTATCTATCTGATGAACGTGGATCACGCCAACGACCACGGCGCGTTCCTCAAGGAAGTTGCTCCGATCAAGATGAGCAACCTCTGCCAGGAGATTGATCTGCCCACCAAGCCACTGAAGCACGTGTTCGATGAGGAAGGTGAGATCTCGCTCTGCACCCTGGCTGCCGTCAACTGGGGTAAGATCAGGTCCAAGTATGACTTTGCTCGAGTTTGTGAACTGGCGGTTCGCGGTCTGGATGAGATCCTTGACTACCAAGACTATCCCGTCCGTGCGGCTGAAATCGGTACGATGAACCGTCGCCCACTCGGCATCGGCATTATCAACTTGGCCTACTGGCTGGCAAGGAATGACCTGTCATACCAGAACATCACTGAGGAGGGTTTGAAGAAACTTCACGAGTGGACAGAAGCCTGGTCATACAGCCTGATCAAGGCATCCATCGAGCTTGCCAAGGAGAAGGGGTCGTGCCTTGCTCTCAACGAGACAAAGTACAGCCAGGGCATCCTACCCATCGACACGTACAAGCGAGACGTCGACTCTCTGGTAGAGCCCTCGTACGACTTTGACTGGGACCTGCTGAGGGAAGAGCTGAGGATCCATGGCATCCGCAACTCGACTCTGATGGCGCTCATGCCGTCCGAGACATCGGCACAGATCAGCAACTCGACCAACGGCATCGAGCCCATCCGTGCCCTGGTCTCCGTCAAGACCTCCAAGGACGGCGTGCTGAAGCAGGTGGCGCCAGAGGTTCGTCGACTCAAGAACAAGTACGACCTGCTCTGGGATCAGAAGTCACCTGAGGGCTACCTGAAGATCTGCGCCGTCCTGCAAAAGTTCATTGACCAGGGCATCTCGGTGAACACGAGCTACAACCCGAAGCACTACGAGGACGAGCAGATTCCCATGTCGGAGCTCATCCGCCACGTCATCATGTTCTATAAGTACGGCGGCAAGCAACTATACTACTTCAACACCGCTGACGGCGCCGGCGAGCTCGAGGTGAAGCAGCCAGAGACTATCCAGTCGACCGAACTTGACAACGAGACCTGTGACTCCTGCACCATCTGAAGGAACTGAACAATGGCTCACCTGATCGCGAACCTACCGCCTGTGAGGTGCTATGTTCGCAGAGAGTTTCTCTATGACTTCGAGAAGGGGCACGGCGAGTTTGAGCCGTGCTTCTGGGTCTCTCTGAAGTCCATCCGAGGCGAGGCGTTTAGGATCGAGTCGTACCTGCACAACTACGGTGCGCTGTATGACAAGCTCCCGATCCACGCCTACGTCTGGCGGACGGACGTGAACCCTGATGAACTACTACCGCTTGATTACCTGCAGATCTGGGACTGCATGTCATATGACGTTACGATCCTAGAGAAAAAGCTCATCAGTGGTCTGCGGTGCAAGTTCCTAAACAAGAACAAGCAGTGGACTTGGGGCACCTACATGTTTACGGTTGACAGTAGCTTTCCAGATGGTAATATACTGAATACAGGGTTCAGTGAGGATACGGAGGACCACAAGTCCTTCAATTTCATCAAGTGCGACAACGGTCAGTTTGCCGCACAGCCCAACAACCGCACCATCATCCTCGAGCCGTCCAACAACCCGAGCACCCTGAAGTTCCCGGACTTCCGAGTTGCAAAGACTAAGTGGTCGGTCGAAGCCGAGTCAAAGTGGTCCCTCGGCGATACGGATACAGTCATGTACATGAAATCAGAAGACGATCAACGGGAATAGAGATGACATACAGCGTATTCGACTCTAATAACAAGAAGGACCACCTGAGCGTCAAGGCGTTCTTTGACGACGCTCCGACCATTGCCAGGTTCGACAAGCAGAAGTATCCGTTCCTAGAGAAGCTCACCCGTCAGCAGATGGGCTTCTTCTGGGTGCCGGAAGAGGTCGACCTTACCAAGGACACCAAGGACTACCGTTCTCTCAGCAAGCACGAGCAGCACATCTTCACTAGTAACCTCAAGCGTCAGATCCTGCTCGACTCGGTGCAGGGTCGGGCGCCCACGGTCGCCTTCGGGCCCATCTGCTCACTACCCGAGCTCGAGAACTGGATCGTGGCGTGGACGTTCAGCGAGTCGGTACACTCTCGGTCCTATACTCACATCATCCGCAACATCTTCAGCGACCCGTCTAAGGTGCTCGACGAGATTACGGACATGCAGGAGATCGTCGACTGCGCCAAGGACATCTCAAAGAACTACGATGACCTGATCCACTACAACAACCTGGCGCAGATAACAGGTTACCATGGCGATGCCTTCCTACACTCAGAGGAAGTGCTGTATAATCACAAGAAGTCTCTCTGGCTGGCTCTAGTGTCGGTCAACATCCTGGAGGGCATCCGCTTCTATGTCAGCTTTGCCTGCTCCTGGGCATTTGCCGAACTGAAGAAGATGGAGGGCAATGCCAAGATCATCAAGCTGATTGCCCGTGATGAGAACCTCCACCTGGCGGGCACACAACAGTTGCTCAAGATTCTGCCGCAGGATGATCCAGACTTCGCTAAGATCCGTGAGGAGACTCGCGAGGAGTGCCTGGCAATGTTCAAGTCCGCCGCAGAGCAGGAGAAGGCCTGGGCCAATTACCTGTTCAAGGACGGCTCGATGATCGGCCTCAACATGGAGCTCTTGTCTGACTACGTCGAGTGGATCACCAACCGTCGACTGCAGGCGGTCGGCTTGCCGCTCCTATATAAGAGCGGATCTAATCCACTGCCATGGACACAGAAGTGGATCAGCGGCAGTGAGGTGCAGGTAGCGCCTCAGGAAACCCAAATCACGTCCTACATCATCGGCGGTGTAAAGAAGGACGTGTCAACCGAGTCACTTAAGGGGATGTCACTCTGATGGGATGGAGCACAGGCGCTAGCATATTTGCTGAAATAGCGGAAACGATCGCCCGATATGTCGGCGACGAAGACGACAGGAAGACAATCTACAAGGAGCTCGTCGAGCTCTTCCAGGACTACGACTGTGACAACCTGGATGAGTGTGCAGACATCGACTTCGTTCTAGATGAGGTCCTCATTGAAGAGGGCATCATTGCGGATCTGGAAGAAGACGAGTAAGGGAGCCATAAGTATGGGAAAGGAGACTTTCCCATGTGGCTTTACTATGGGGAGCCGGTCATCGAGGACTCGCTCAGTGACTTCATCGGCTTCGTGTACATCATAACCAACCTTGACTCTGGACGCCAGTACATCGGCAAGAAGCTCCTAAAGTTCAAGAGGACCAAGACGGTCAAGGGCAAGAAGAAAAAGATCCTTGTCGACTCCGACTGGAAGACCTACTGGGGATCTAACAAGGTCCTCATCGAGGAAGTCCAGTCTCTTGGTCAGGACAAGTACAAGAGAGAGATAGTTCGGCTCTGTAAGTCGAAGGGCGAGCTAAACTACTTTGAGGCCAGGTACCAGTTCACCATGGGCGCTCTAGAGTCTGAGCGCTTCTACAACGAGTGGGTCTCTTGTAAGATCCACAAGGTCCACCTGAAAAAGGTTGACTTCAGCTCAACTTGATATATAGTTACCAAGTGACTGAGTTCGGAATTCACCAATGAAACTTGATCTAGATGAGGCGCGAGACTACATCATGCGGTCCTCGCACGAGTCCAAGATATACATCGGAGGCGATTCCGAGCGCTTCAAAGTCGGAGACCAGTGGTTTGCTGACTACGCCACAGTCGTGGTGATCCACATAGACGGCAAGCATGGGTGCAAGATCTTTGGAGAGGTAACAAGGGAAAGGGACTACGACTATAGACCAAACAAGCCATCAATCAGACTGATGAACGAGGTGACCAAAGTCGCCAGTCTTTACTTCAAGCTGGCAGAAGCTATAGGAGCTAGGCCCTGTGAAATACATCTAGACATCAACCCAAACGAGCGCTACGGATCTTCTTGCGTAGTCTCACAGGCCATCGGCTACATCGCTGGCACCTGTAACATGCGGCCCAAGATAAAGCCTGACGCGTTTGCTGCCTCAATTGCAGCGGATCGGTTCAAGGATCTTGCCGCCTAAATAAACCAACGAAGGAGACAAACCTTGCAAAAGTGCATCTTTATTGCTGCACTTTTGGGTTTGAGCATAGCAATATACGGACCCACTACGGCGTCCACATTGAACAACAGAAACAACTCGCCATCAGAGGTGACAAGACCCGACGCCCGAGTCGGAAACGCGAATGCTCTTACTCAAGAGACTAGAAGGGTTCGCCCTTCTAGGAGTGTAGTTACACGAACTAAATACAGAGCGGTGGTCTCGTGGTACAGACACGGCACCGTGACAGCCAACGGAGAGAGGTACAACCCTAACGACCTGACGGTCGCTCACAGGACTCTCCCGTTCAACACATGGGTCAGATTCACGAATCCCGAGACTGGCGCTGAGGTCATTGCAAGAGTCAATGATCGAGGGCCCTACGTCAGAGGGCGAGAGTTCGACCTGAGCATGGGAACGGCGCGGCGCCTGGGTATACTTGAAAGAGGGGTTGCAACGCTTGATATCGAAATTTTTCAGGAGAATAGGTGAAATGGCAAGACCAAAGGGTTCAAAGAACAAGCCTGCAGAGACTCAAGATCCTGCAGCAGAGTTCAACTATGAGGACAGCGATGCCCTGTATCAGCAGGTCATGAGCAGCGGCGCTGTGGCTCCTGCATTTGAAGATCCAGCAAACGTGCTGGATGATGTGATTGCTCGTACTGAGCCTAATGTTCCCACCCCTCAAGTTGCTATTCCCGCGGTGGCTGTCGCGACATCGTCGACATACCTCGTTGAAGGCAAGGTTCGTCTAGATCAGGGCGGCGATCCTCCCGTAATTGCAGACCAGCGCAGGATCGTGAATGCTGCAAACGTGGATGAGGCTCTCTCCAAGTTCGTCAACTACTTTGCTAGCATGTCGAACCCGGCACAGCGCTACACTGTGGTCCAGGCGGGCGCCTCGGAGACCATTCTGTGAAGGTCGAGATGTACTCTAAGGACGGCTGCAACTACTGCATGGCTGCAGCTCGACTCATGATGCAGAAGGGCATCCAGTTTAATGTCCAAGAGCTGAATGTCCACTTCACCAGAGAGATGCTTCTCGAGAAGTTCCCGGACGCCAAGACATTCCCTGTCATTGTAGTTGACGGCATGTACATCGGCGGTTATAATGAACTCAGTGAGGAGCTCAACAAGGGCTCTTCACAGATCCTTCTCAACGAGTAGAGGAACCCTATATAATGTACCAGCGTGACAAGCTCCTGTCTGATCTCAGGAACAACGCCATTGAGGTTCACTTCACCAAGGTGAACGGCGAGAACCGCGCGATGCGGTGCACTCTCATGCCCCGACTTCTCCCTGCTTCCTACGTGAAGAGCCTTGAAGAGCAGCAGAGCGAGAAGAACTTCCACAACCAAAACACAGACGTGATTGCGGCTTGGGATCTAGAGAAGGCAGCCTGGCGCTCCTTCCGGATCGAGTCGGTCACGTACTGTCAAGTCCTCGACAACTACTAACCAAAGGAAACAATGCTGATGTCTCACTGGGGTTACCACCTCATGCTCGACTGCTCGGGATGCAGTCATGCCGCTATTACAAACGACAAGGTCATCTATGACTTTACTAAGAAGCTCGTCAAGGACATCGACATGGTGGCCTACGGCGAGCCTCAGATTGTAAAGTTCGGCAGCGGCAATAAGGCGGGCTATACCCTGGTCCAGTTGATTGAGACCAGCAACATCTGCGCTCACTTTGTGGACGAGAACGACACGATGTACCTAGACGTGTTCAGCTGCAAGCCCTACGACGAGCAGGTGGTTGAGGACCTAGTCGTAGCGTACTTCGGCGCCACAAAGATCAGAAAGAACTTTGTAACGCGTCAGGCCTAAAGGCACCCTACATCATGGAAAGCTATCGCAACGGCTTCACTTGCGGAGCGTTTGATCTACTGCATCCGGGCCACGTGCACTTTATTCAAGAGTGTCGTCGACGATGCAACCTGCTGATTGTCGGACTCCACACAGATCCAACAATCGACAGGCCTGACTCAAAGAACAAGCCCATCCAGTCTGTATTCGAGAGATACCTACAGCTGGATGGCTTGTCTTGCGTTGACCTGATTGTGCCGTATGATACCGAGCGTGATCTGGTCAACATGATGGCGACTCTGGATATTCAGGCTCGCTTTGTCGGATCTGATTATGACGGTAAGAGGATCACTGGCGAGGATATCTGCAACGCCAGGGGCATCGAAGTCTCCTACATTCCTCGACTCCATGACTTCAGCTCCACCAAATTGAGGGAGAGACTGAAGCAATGAAGACAGCTATTGTAACCGGAGCCTACGGCTACATCGGCTCTGTTCTGTGCAAGTTGCTCAAGGAGAACGGCTACTACGTCGTCGGCATTGACAACGACCCAAACTGTCAGCTTGACTGGATCAACGGCGCAAACAGGGTGAAGTACTGCGACGACTTCCTGGCAGCAGACTTTGTATCCGAGCAAGCGATGCACGTGTACCACGAGTACAAGGATGCAACCATCTTTCACCTAGCCGCAAACAGTCTCCTTGGCCCAAGTGCCATCGAGCCTCTACTCTACTTTAAGAACAACACCGCCAAGACTCTCAATTTGATCAGAGAGCTCACCCCTTCAAACAAGTTTATCTTTGCCAGCACGGCGGCGACATACGGCATCTCTGACCGAGTGCTCAGGGAAACTAGTCGTCTGGATCCTCCCAACAACTACGGCTTGTCCAAACTCTGGACCGAGCAGATGCTTGACTCCTACTACAAGTTGGGTCACATCCGTGCGGTGTCGTTCCGCTTCTTCTGTGTCGTAGGCGCATACGGGGATGTCGGCCAGCTACCTGAGACACCGCACATCGTCAACCAGCTATGTGACCGGTCGATGAAGAAGGAGCCGTTCATCATCAACGGCACCGACTACGATACGCATGACGGCACACCGATTCGCGACTACCTCCACGTGGTCGACGTAGCCCGAGCTCTGATTCACGCGGATAAATACCTAGAGGGCTCAAATCCCTGCCACCACAAGTTCAATCTCGGCACAAACATGGGCTACTCTGTCCGCCAGATGATTGACTGCTTCAGCAAGGCCTGTGCAGAAGTTGAGGTGGTTGAAGGCCCACGCCGAGTAGGCGATCCGCCTTTCCTTGTAGCAAATCCAAACAAGTTCATAAAGCAGACCGGCTTCAAGTACCAGTACGGTGCTGATGACCTTGATCTCATGATGCGGTCTGCATGGGAGTATCGCAATGGCAATCTTTGAAGAGAACGAAATCTCCGTAAAGTCTAACGGAGGAACCGAGCAGACCAAGAGGATGGTGGCGGCAAAGCTATCACCCGACCTACTAGCCCAGGACAACATGCAGGTCATCTGCAGTCGTGTTCGAGGCCTTGACGAGAGCAAGATTCGAGTCTACTGGCTCCATGACCTCCCACTTGACCCTGAGACCAACCACCTCAAGGATCAGTCCAGTAGGGATAGGTTCCACAAGCTGGTATTCTGTGGCAACTGGCAGTACAACCAGTACGTCACATATCTGGGTGTACCGCAGAACGACAAGTGCGTCACCATCGAGACACCCATCGAACCGATCCAGTGGGTAGAGAAGTCCAAGGATGAAGTCCGACTCATCTACACCTCGACACCTCAGCGCGGCCTTGCCCTGCTGATCCCGGTCTTTGAGGAACTAGCGAAAAAGCACAAGAACATCCACCTGGACGTGTTCTCTAGCTTCTCCATCTACGGGTGGGAAGAGTCCGACAAGCCATACCAGGAGCTCTTCGAGCGCTGCAAGTCCCACCCGCAGATCACGTACCACGGCTCTCAGCCGAACGACGTGGTCCGAGAGCACCTTCAGAAGGCTCACATCTTTGCTTACCCCTCAATCTGGCAGGAGTGCAACTCCCGAGCACTGATTGAGGCCATGAGCGCTGGATGCCTGTGTCTGCATCCAAATCTGGCTGGTCTTGCTGACACGTCTGGTGGATTGACATCCATGTACCAGTTCATCGACGACCACAATCAGCATGCCTCTAAGTTCTATCACCTACTGGAGAATGCCATTCAGGTGGTGCACCAGGATAATGCCATCAACTACCTGGGCTTTGTCAAGCAGTATGCAGATGTCAGGTTTAACGCGACAAAGATCGCCAGTCAGTGGGAAGACCTCATTCGGTCACTTCGAGCCGAATACCCAACTGTAGAGTCCAGGGCATTTCCAACGCCCAAGTTCACGTACAAGACAGCATGATCATCTCCTCGGCTCCCCTCCGGATCTCGTTCTTCGGAGGGGGCAGTGACATCCCGCAGTTCTACAGGAACTCACCCGGGATGGTGATCTCTACGGCTATTGACCGACGCATCAAGATAGCCGTAAACCCCTGCGAGACTGACCACGTTCGTGCAGTCTACTCAGAGATGGAAGTGGTCAAGGACGCCAGTGAACTCAAGCACGACAGGATCAGGCATGCCCTTGGCATATTTGAGACTCAGCGCAAGATAGAGATCTGCTCTTTCTCTGACGTTCCGACCAAGGGCACGGGTCTCGGCTCGTCGTCGACTTTCACCGTAGCGCTGGTGAATGCCCTTTACAAGCTCAAGTGCCTGCCGTATAATAAGAGAGACCTAGCAGAGCTTGCAAGCAACATCGAGATCGACTTCTGCGGAGAGCCCATCGGCAAGCAGGACCAGTATGCGGCAGCTTACGGTGGATTCAACTGCATCCGGTTCGACAGCTCTGGTGTAGAGGTGACCCCAATACCACTGAGCTCCGCAATCCTTGGCGTGCTCAACGAGCGACTCATCTGCTATTCAACCGGCGTGAATAGAAAGACGTCTGATATACTCGGGGAGCAGGTCGCCAACCTGCAGACCAAGTCGACGGTTGATGCCACCAAGGAGCTGGTCCAAATTGCAGAGGAAGGTCTCAAGCTCCTGAAGTCTGAAAAGCTTCATGACTTCGGCGCCCTGCTGCACACGACCTGGGAGCAAAAGAAGAAGCTGGCAAGCTCTATCTCTAACCCTCATATTGACGCGATGTACGAGGAGGGGAGGAAGGCGGGAGCCATCGGCGGCAAGCTATTGGGCGCAGGCGGCGGTGGGTACATGCTCTTCTACGTCCCGCACGAGCGCCACGCCAGCTTCAAGACCCACATGCGGAAGCACTACAAGCAGTTCCACATCTCGTTCACAGACATCGGAAGTGAGGCATTCAAGCTATGAACAGCTTTGACGAGTACTTTGGGGCAGTCAATCTTGCTACAGCAGGGATCAACCGAGAGATCTTAGAGCAAGCCTTTAAAGCAATCGACGGCTGTGCCAGACTCTACATCATGGGTAACGGCGGATCGGCAGCCAATGCAGATCACTGGGTCTGCGACTACATGAAGGGCCTCAACGAGGACACCAACAAGCACGACATCCTCACCGCGAAGGCTATCAGTCTAGCGAGCAACGGGCCGCTTGTGACCGCTCTTGCCAACGACATAGGCTACGAGCACATCTTTGCCAAGCAGTTGCGCTACCATCGGTGTCAATACGGCGACGTGGTGCTGGCGATGTCAGCCAGCGGCAATTCACAGAACATCATAAATGGTATCACCGCGGCAAACGAGCTGGGCGCTAAAACGATTGCCCTTACCGGCTTTACCGGTGGGTATGCATCACTGATGTCCCAAATCAACGTGCACGTTCCTTCATTCAACTACGGCGTAGTAGAAGATGTGCACATGATGATCCTACACGCCATCTCTCAGCGGATCAGGTACCGAGACGCTACAGACCGTGAGTCTCTAAAGCTATAAATATTGATTGACTTCTAATCCCAGGTGAGATACAATACAATCATGGAAATTGACAACGTCATTCCCTTTCCCAGGAAGCGCCAGTCGCCTCTGGGTGAGATGGCTCCCCAGAGCATGGAAGAAGTTGAGGACACAGTAGACGTTGTCAGGCAAGCCCACATACAGCAGACACTAGAGCAAGTCATCCCCATGATGTTTGACAACCTTGCTCTAGCGGGCTTTCAGCCCTCCGATGAGATGGTCTTCCTCAAGGACGGCGCTCTCATCGTAGAGGCTGCTCGATCCTTTCTCAACAAAGTCTACGGCATGAGTCACCCACTGCAGATCATTGCCGACAACCTCTTCGTTCAGCTTGACAGCGAAGGGAACCTAGAAGTGTCTGACAAAGTAAAGATCATCATCACACCCACAGAGGAGCAGAGCTGAAGAGCTCTATACACAATGATCATTCTTGACCTGTCCCAGGTAATGCTTTCCAACATCATGGTCCAGCTTGGCAACCACACCAACGCCAAGGTGGATGAGGGGATGGTGCGCCACATGGTGCTCAACTCCATCCGCATGTACAAGACCAAGTTCGGCCCTGACTTCGGCGAGTTCGTGATCGCCTGCGACAACAAGAACTACTGGCGCCGTCAGCTGTTTCCCTACTACAAGGCCAATCGCAAGAAGTCCCAGGCCGAATCCGAGCTTGACTGGAAGGCCATCTTCGAGTGTCTGGGTAAGATTCGTGGCGAGCTCAAGGAGTTCTTCCCCTACCGAGTGATCGACGTGGAGTCTGCCGAGGCCGACGACGTAATCGGAACGCTCTGCCAGGAGTTCGGCAACACCAACGAGAAGATCCTGATCCTCTCTGGCGACAAGGACTTCCAGCAGCTGCAGCAGTACATCAACGTTCAGCAGTACGACCCGGTCCGCAAGAAGAAGATCATCTGCAACGACCCTGATCGCTTCCTGCTCGAGCACATCATCAAGGGCGACGCTGGTGACGGCATTCCCAACATCCTCAGTGATGACAACAGCTTCGTGATCGGCAAGCGCCAGTCTCCAGTCACACAGAAGAAGCTGGACACTTTGGCTGCCCTAAATCTAGATGGCAAGTACGACCACCCGAACTTCCGGAACTACATTCGGAACAAGCAGCTCATCGACCTGACTCAGATTCCCGCCAACGTGCGCCAGAACATCCTTGAGAGCTACACCTCACAGGGCGGCAAGAAGAGCCCGAACTTGCTCAACTACTTCATCGTCAACCGACTTCGCAACCTCACAGACTCCATTGGAGACTTTGTCTAAATGAAACTCAGTATCAGTGAGATCCTAAAGAAGGCCTCTCAAGGCACGACGGATCAAGACCGAGCCAACGTACTCAGGGCTCATGACACAGTTCCCCTCCGACAAGTTCTCTGGGTAGCGCTTGACCCACGAGTCAAGTGGCTATTGCCAGAGGGTGATCCTCCCTACAGGCCGTGTGATCTAGTTGATCAGCAGCACAGGCTCTTCACGGAGGCCCGAAAGTTTTACCTGTTCCTAGAGAACGGCAACCCCAACCTGAAGCAGCTCCGCCGTGAGGCGCTGTTCATCGAACTTCTAGAATCACTGGATCCAGAGGACGCCAAGTTGGTTCTAGCGGCAAAGGATAAGAAGATCCCTTATCCAGGCATCACCATTGAGGTAGTAAATCTAGCATTCCCGGGACTGATTGATACATGAGCAAGTCTAAGCCTAAGGGTTACGGTCACAACAACTGGTACGACGACTATGCCCACTACGACTACATTGATCGAAAGAGCCTCAACGAGCACCGACGATCCAAGAAGATCAAGAACCTGATCCGAGCAAAGAATGTCAACGGTCTACTAGAGATCGACGATGACGAGGATGACTTGGATGACAACCGGAGGCACCGCTGATGCCGTCTTACACCTTCAAAGACCTAAATACAAGTGAGGAGTTCACCGTCATAATGTCGATGAACGAGCGCGAGGAGTTTGTGGCTAGCAATCCACACATGCAGCAAGTGTTCCACAGCGCTCCCGCCCTAGGCGACTCAATCCGCCTGGGGCTCAAGAAACCGGATAGCGGCTTCCGGGATCGTCTGAAGGAAATCAAGAAGGCTCACTCACGCGGCCTCACTCGGAGCAACATCAACACGTTTTAGAGAGTCCTCATGCAGGCACCCAGACAAAGAAAGCTCACAAAGAAAGAGCGCAGGATCCAGAGACAGTCGGGAGAGGGAGGGGGTGCCACACAGATATCTGAACGACTTAACTTTACCCTCAAACAGTTCCGACCACTCACTGACAATCAGCGGCTGACGTTTGACGCTTACGACCAAGACCAACACCTTCTCCTGGTCGGCACCGCTGGCACTGGTAAGTCATTCCTGTCCATATACCTCGGCATGACCGATATCATGGAGAGGAAGACCCACGACAAGATGATCATCGTCAGGAGCGTGGTCCCTACCAGAGACATGGGATTCCTGCCTGGATCCAACAAGGAAAAGTCCAAGGTCTACGAGGCGCCCTACTACTCCATCTTCTCGGAGCTCTTCGGCAGAGGCGACGCCTACGAGTACATGAAGACTAAGAACGTAGTCGAGTTCATGACCACATCGTTCGTCCGAGGCATCACCATCAACGACGCCGTGATCATTGTTGATGAGTTCCAGAACATGACTCCAGGTGAGCTGCACAGCGTGTTCACTCGCATCGGCAAGAACTGCAAGGTGGTGTTTGCGGGCGACATCAAGCAGAACGACTTGGACGGCCGCAGGGACGTATCGGGCTTCAAGGACTTCTTTAAGGTCATTAACAAGATGAGAAGCTTCAACGTCATCGAGTTCAATCGAGATGATATCGTGAGGTCTGACCTGGTGAAGGAGTACATCATCGCCAGAGAGGACCTAGAGGACAGGGGTATGATCACCGTACTATGAAGACTGTTAGATATGTTGATCCACCGTCGGGATGGAAATACGGGTTTCCTAAGGCCATCCCGAATGATAGGATGAGTGATTTGGTAGAGTGGCTGGTCGAGGAGGGATATCCTCGACCAGAGATCGAGGCGTTCGGCGCACACTTCTACTGCCGATTCTGGGAGGAAGAGAAATGAGTGAGGACTACGACGCCCTTGTGGCCAAGTATGACTATGATACCAAGCTCGAGATTGCAGCCTGGGTCATCTCGAAGATCGACGAGCACGGAGAGAATCCAGGTTCGTTTCGCTATCTGATCTACAATCTACTTGGCTTTGGTCCTGACGCATATGTACCTCTCTATGAGGCGGGCGGCATGAACATCACCAACGAGCTGGACTACAGCACGGCGCCTGCTCTTATAAAAGTCATTCAAGAGCAGGCAATAGAGAACAAGGAGCTGAAGAAGTTTGCCCGGGTGTGTGACGAGCCAAACTGCTTCAGCCATGCTACCTGTGGGTGGCCAAGTGATGGTGGTTACAGACTCACCTGCTACGACCACTCAAACTTTGACAAGTACAAGAGTAAAGACTAGCACCAGCTCTGCTTGGTTTCACCAAAGTAGGCACGGGCGTGACCGTTCTGGATCAGCAATGCCCTGAGGCTCACGCCGTTGTCTAGGATGACGTCACCGAGGATCCTACCGCCGTACTTGTCCCAGTCGGTAATGGCCGCTCGGACAGTACGGCTGTTTGATATGGCCTGCCTGGTGAACTCGGTCGCCGCTTGAGCTCTGGTCGCTTCCTGCGGACACTGCGCTCTGTGACCCTTCTCTGGCGTGTCGACCCCAAACACTCGAAGGGCAATCCTCTGACGGATGGGCGGTGGCACCCATGGGGCTTCAAACTCGATCGTGTCGCCGTCGATCACCCTGATGACCTTCCAGTCGTACTGAATGAACTCTGGGTTGCGCCTCTGAGCTAGAGCTGACGTAGCCGTGAGGCCTAAAATAAGAAGTAGAGCAACTAGTGTCTTCATGATTGAACCCTCAATAGGATGAAACAGGTGAATTGGGACGAGTACTTCATGCAGATGGCCGAACTGGTGGCCACCAAGTCCAAGGACCGATCGACTAAGGTCGGGTGCGTCATAGTCGGACCTAACCACGAAGTTCGGACTACTGGCTACAACGGCTTTTGTCGAGGCGTCAACGACGACATCGACATCAGGCACGAGAAGCCAGAGAAGTACTTCTGGACCGAGCATGCAGAGCGTAATGCTATATTTAATGCAGCCAGGAACGGAATCCCACTTGAGGGGTGCACAGCATACGTCACTCTACTACCCTGTGCAGACTGCACCAGAGGGCTGATCCAGTCTGGCGTCAAGCGGATATTCGTGTGCATTTCAGGTGACGCCACGGAGAAGTGGCAAGAAAGCTTTGAGTACAGTCACGTCATGGCTCTAGAAGCGGGGGTTGAGATAAAGCTGGCATGATCACGACAAATCGACACAAGGGATTCCTTCACAACCCGGTGTATCTGCCGGACTTAGAGACTGAGTATGTAGACGGCAAGCGATACTACAAGACGCCTGCTGGTAACTTGCCGTCGGTGACCACAGTACTGGGTCAGAAGCTCAAGAATCCAGGGCTTGAGGCTTGGAAGGCTCGAGTCGGTGAGGAAGAGGCCAAGAGGGTGTCCACTCAGGCGGCCGGGCGGGGATCTGCAGTCCATCTCCTCTGTGAGAAGTACCTGAGCAATGATCCGGACTACAAGAGGGGTGCGATGCCCTTCAACCTGGTCACCTTCAGCTCGATCAAGAAGCACCTCGACCTCTGCATCGGCACCGTATACGGACTAGAGGTTCCGCTCTGGTCCAAGAGACTGGGGACCGCAGGTCGGACTGACTTGCTTGCTGGTTGGCTGGGTGTCAACTCGGTGATCGACTTCAAGACCTCCAAGCGCAGGAAAGAAGAGGAAGACATTCAGTCTTACTTCCTTCAGGCTACGGTCTACTCGATGATGGCTGAAGAGCTGACCGAGCACAAGTTTCCTCAGATCGTGGTGGCCATTGCGGTCGACCACGACGACGCCCAGATCTTTGTGAAGAACAGGGACGATTATGTTGACAGAGCACTAGAGATTTTTGCAGAATGACAATAGCAGTCATAGGTGACTACATTCTAGATGAGTACATCACGGGCAAGGTGGAGAGGATCTCGCCGGAGTCGCCCATACCCATCTTCAAGGAGGTGTCGTACGAGTGCCGTGACGGTGGCTCGGGCAACGTGGTGGCAAACTTGCAGGCCCTAGGAGCCGAAGTGGATCACTACTTTGATGTGACGAACCACGCCATCAAGAAGAGGTACGTGTGTGATAATCACCTCGTGTTTCGCTCTGACAACGAGCAGTACACCATAAACAATGATGTAGACTACCTTGATCTGACTGGAATCGAGTACTGCGTACTGAGCGACTACAACAAGGGTTACCTGCACTACACCCATAGGATCATCACTCGGTGCAAGAGCTTCGGCTGTAAGGTCATTGTAGATCCCAAGAAGCGCCTCGAGAACTACATCGGCGCAGACATCGTCAAGCTCAACCAGAAGGAACTGGTTGACTACACGGACAAGGAGGACTACCAAAACAGTCCTGCAAGAATGCTCTACAAGTATCAGATAGGAGCTCTGGTTGTCACACGAGGTAGAGATGGTGTGTCTGTGTACACCAAGGACTCTACAACACACATAAAGGGCGACGAGCACTCGGTCAGCGACGTCACGGGCGCAGGTGACGTGTTCATTGCCAGCATGACTTACTACTTGTCACTGGGTGACGATCTGGTCATGGCGTGCACCAAAGCAAACAAGCTGGCGGGACTCAGCGTGACCAAGTTCGGCACCTACGTCCTGACACAAGACGACATCAGGAGAGTCAAGACCGTCTTTACAAACGGATGCTTTGACATCCTCCATCGAGGTCACATAGAGCTGTTGAGAGAGTCCAAGAAGCTCGGCGGTAGACTTGTTGTGGGTCTCAACTCGGATGAGTCAGTCAGAAGACTCAAGGGCAACGACAGACCCGTGAACAAGCAGGAGGATCGAAAGGCTCTGCTTGAGTCTCTAGAGTCGGTTGACGAGGTGGTGATCTTTGACGCGGACACGCCCAGAAGAGTCATAGAGAACCTGCGACCAGACGTGATCACCAAGGGTGGTGACTACACCACCGAGACTGTGGTGGGCAACGACTTGGCTGAGGTGGTCATCATCCCACTTGTGGGCAATCTCTCCACCACCAGCATCATAGAGAAGTTAAGATGAAGGTACTAGTCACCGGTCACCAGGGCTTCATCGGGCAGAACATGGTCAAGCACTTGACTGCCCGTGGGCACGAGGTTGAGGGCTATGAGTATGACCCAGACAAGACCTTGCCTCGCGTGTCAGGACTAGATGCTGTCATCCATCTAGGCGCCATATCCAGTACGACCGAGAAGGACATCAACAAGATACTAGAGCAGAATCTGCTGTTCAGCATCGACCTGCTGTCCATGTGCAACGAACTGGGGGTAAGGTTCCAATACGCCAGCAGCGCTAGTGTGTACGGACCTGGACCCGACTTCAGCGAGTCAGCGCCGGGTCAACCTCGTAGTCCATATGCGTGGTCGAAGTATGCGTTCGACCAATACGTGAAAGCCGGCAACTGGAGAGTGCCGGTTCAAGGGTTCAGGTACTTCAACGTGTATGGAGACCACGAGGACCACAAGGGCGATCAAGCAAGTCCTGTGACCAAGTTCAGGAAGCAAGCCAGAGAGACCGGCACCATCAAGGTGTTTAAGGATTCAGACAAGTACTTCCGCGACTTTGTTCACGTCGACGACGTGTGCCAAGTTCACGACAGGCTTCTGTATGTAAATCAGTCCGACATATGGAATGTGGGTACAGGATCACCCAAGAGCTTCCTGCAGGTTGCGGTGACTATCGCCATCAAGGAGAACTCCAAGATAGCAGAGATAGACATGCCCGAGGAACTCAAGGCGCAGTATCAGCGCTATACTAAAGCAGACCGCACCCGGTTGGATGAGGTCTGCTCTATGGACTGGACTGATGTTCTAGACTGGATCAGGGATCCCTGAACACGTACGGGGTGATGATCTCATCAAACCCCTCGTAGATGGTGGGCTGCTCGAAGATGGCATGCATGCTGTCAAGCACGTTCTGCGGGATGACCTTACCGTAGCGCTCTTCCGAGTTGAGCCACTCAGAGTGGTTGGACGGCACGGGGAACACTCGGGCCGTCTTCTTGTAGCAGATGGGCAGCTGCTTGAGCTTCTTTGCTCGGCCGGCTGCAGAGAGGTTGGTCTGGTCCCACACGATGTTCATCCGAGCCCTGCAGGCGTAGTTAAGTCCCTCCACCAGGTTCCTTTCTGCCAGTCTGATCAGGGACGGAAACACAGCGCTGTATGTGTCGTTCGTGCCGATGATGCAAGATTCGATGAAGTTGTCGGTCGATAGGACCATCCAGTCCGGCTTTTCAAAGTAGCCCTGGGACTGAACCCAGGTCGACTTGCCGGTGCCAGGCAGTCCGACAAGCATGATCAATTCAGGCATTGCTAAGTTCCTTCAGTTCGTTGACGGCATCTCTGACGTGCTGAGGCAGTGTCCACCATTGGCTGTCATCACAGAACGACACGATGACCGACAGTAGAAAGACTGTCCGCTTGTCTCTGGCTACAAACAGGTCGTAGTCAAGAGCCCGTTGGATCTCTTCAGGTGTCATAGGATTCCCTCATATATACAGTAGTACGAACTTACCATCATACGTTTCAGCAACGGCAGTGCATGACTCTGTCCAGTCGCCGCAGTTGATGTACTTGAAACCGTCTGCGCGTTCCATTATCTTGGGCATGTGTATGTGACCGCAGATGACACCGTCGTATCCGTCTTTCCTTATAGCGTCACACATGGTGTTCTCGAAGATGTCAACAACGTTAGTTGCGGTCTTGGCTCTTAGCTTCACGTACTGTGAGAGAGACCAGTAGCCAAACCCAAACTTTCTCCTGATAAAGGACAAGCAGGAGTTCAATGCCACAAGCCAGTCATACGCGAACGAACCAAGCTTGGCGATGAACGTATTCTGTATCAGAAACGTGTCGTACTGGTCGCCGTGTATGATCAGAAACCTTCTACCGTTGGCTGCGATGTAGTCCATCGACCAGTGCAGCTCGATAT